TCACATTCTTAATCCCCAGTTACTAGCAGACAATCTATTATATTGATATTGTGTTAATCTTATCGGAAGAGAGTTATATGCTTGGATTATTTGCTGATAATTAAAGCATGGACATAAACAATAAACAGAAGCATATGAATCAATTCTCTTTTTTAGTTCCATTTGATTTAAAATATAATTATTTCCTACTCTTCGATAGAATGACCACCAAGGATTATTGGCTGCATTTACTTGTAATCTGTGACAACCAAAAGGATTTTCGGTCATATAACTAGCACCATAACAAAAATGTGGGTCACCACTACGGCATTTATCACCATAACAATAATTCAACTTACCTATTATCTTTCTGTCAATGACTTTCCCGTTTATTATAGTAAAACTGGATTTCCATGTGCTAACCAATTCATATAAGCTTATAAAAGCGAGATATTCTTGTGGAGCACTCGAGTATATAGCCTGATGAAGAATGATTCCATTATCCGTTTGAGTATGATATTGCGGAGCCTGCTTGGCAAGAGTGACAGCTTTCATGTAATTTTCCGAAGAGGATTTTCCAAAGCAGATTGATATATACCAATCTGGGAAAACTATGTGAGCATCTTTTGTTTGCGGTGCATCCAAATTATTTGATATTGATGAAGAGCAGTCTGTTTTATCAGAATATGAAGGCGAATATTCTGTAGGCTCATTAATGGGTTGCTGTGATATTGTTGAATAATTCAAGTTGGCAACAAAATTTTTAATATCTTTTTGGACAGAAGGTATATTATATTGCATAACTAATGTATTATATATCTTTAATAGGTTGTTATCAGAAGAAGAAAAAACTATAAAAGAATTATCAATAAATTCTATAACGATGTATTTTAAAGAGAGAAATACATTATTTATTTCATGAGTAGAATAAATATATTTGTTTCCACCAAAGAAATCTATAAACAATTTATCTTCAAACATTCCAACATTACAAGTTATTTGGCGTTCATACTGAAGACCATTTATGTATGAGAGCGTAATATAAAATTTATTGTTAGTTAAAAATTTTGCAGCCTTTTTTAAAGATTTTAGCTCTTTCTTATCTATAAGCATATAAAGCATTCTCCCCCTTTTTTTTAATGTTTAATTTATGTTGTGTGCATATATTTCAATCATATCAACATCTTTACACTGTCTGTCATAATCTCCATTTTCAATGTGTGTTAATTCATGATGATATGATTTAAGATGTTGTTCTCGGTTTAGCCGAGAATTAAGCACGATTGTAAAAGAATCATCATTATTATTAACAGTGTATGCCTTTATTGTAGGAGGCATATCTGCGTAAATAACATTAGTCGTAATATTAATCATCCCCTTTATTTGACATTCTATCTATCATCTGCTTAACAAAGTCGATATCTTCTTTCTTAACCTTGCGAGAAGCGTCAAAGAGAACTTTGTATTCAGGATTCTCATACATAAACTGAGCCATATCTCTGGCATCATCATCAAGGTAGTAGGTATCTTCATTCCTGTTATCTTCGATTAGATCTCCGACATTTACATGTAAGTAGTTTGCTATATCTATAATAACATCAACCTTGGGGACTCTTAATCCAGCACACCAATTTGATACTGTGGATTTGTCAAAACCAAGGTCATTAACTAAATCAGATTGTGTTTTGTTATTCATCATTAAATAGTATTTAAGCATTTCTGCAAATTTATTGGTTCCCATTTAGTTCAGCTCCTTTCTATAGCATTATTATAACAAAAAGAAAACTTAAAGCAAGCAAAAAGCAAAAAAAGTTTTCAAAATGTATTGACAGTTTTCAAAAAGGGGAGTAGTATAATCGTGAAAGGAGGATATGAATGTTGGAAAAAGTAGCAGAACCAATTAAAATATCACTGGCAGCAGCTAGAGTGAATGCACGAAAGACGCAGGCCCAGCTTGCAGAAGAAATGGAAATATCAAGAATGACACTGGCAAATCTGGAAAATGGAAAAACACAAATTAGCAAGGCACAATTACATCTTTTTTGTGAGTTATGTAATATACCAGTTGCTAATATTTTTTTGCCTTACAAGTTTTCGGAATGAAAACATTTATCTATTCGAGGAGGTGAGAGAAGAGTGAATAGCCTGAAAATTAATTTCGATAAAGAAGAACTTGAAATTGATGGAACAAAAATTACAAAGCCATTTATTGTAAGCGTTCCACATGATGATGGCTATCAAAGAACAAAGGTATTTAATCATAAGAATGGATGGAAAGCAGGAGAAAAACTTCCCTGTATTTCAATAACAAGAACTTAATACAGGGAAGAATAAGCTATTCATAGAAGAATTTTATAGCTTTTAACTCATTGTTTTCAAGAACATAGTCATCCATATAAATTTTTAAATACTGTCCATCCGGTGAAACGAGCGTGTCTCCAACTGATACTGTGCCAAGATATGAAGAGGGGACTAAAACAAAAGCTCGTCCTTGTTCAGTAATGGGAAGACCTTCACAAGTTCCAATTTCAGTAAAGTCGTTGATAATGGTGTATGTAATTGGCATAAATAAACTCCCTTCTTAGAAACTAGGTGCTGAAACACCAGTAATTAAAGTATAGGAGCAAAAGAGCAATTGCACAAGCAATTATCTATTCGAGGAGGTGAGAGAGTAATTGAGCATAAAACCTACAAATATATAATTCGCAGTTATGAACCATTTATGGAAGAGAGAACAAAGACATTTATTCAGGCGTTATCAGCTATAAAGAAAATGAAAGTATCAGGTATTAAGCATTATGAAGTTATAAGGATACCATTCAGAGAGAGACATCCTAACTTCCCAATATATTTTTCAATAGCTGTGCTAGTAATGGTAATGCTTTAAATACCAAGAAAGGAGCAGGCAATGATTATAAGAACTGAACATGCCAATTTTGGCAGACCGGAAGATTTACTCCGGTATATGCAGGAAGAAAATATTGAGGTTGTAACAGTAGAGTCGGAATACTGGGGAGCCAAGCTTGCTCCTATGAAGATGACACAGAAAGATGTAGAAGACTGGGTGAAGATGAAGGAGAAGTAAATGAATTATACAGCAATAGCGATAACAGCAATTATCTGCATAACAATATTGGTGTTATGCCATGAACCTAAGAGGAAATAGATTAAGGAAAGGAGCAGGCTTATGAAGATAGCAACAATAAAGAGAGAGCCGGAGGATATGGTGTATACAGTGGAGGAAGTGGCAACAATCATGCGAGCTTCTAAACAGTATGTTTATACACTTATCAACGCAAATCAGATAAGGGTGCTTAAAATCCCTCATACAAGAATAAGAAAGTCAGAGCTTGAAAGATTCTTCAGGGATAACGAGGGAAAGGATTTAACGAATCCGAATGAACCAAAGGATATTGTAATTTAGGAAAGGAAAATAATATGCGACGAGTAGGTTTGATAATTTCGTACAACAAGAGAATTAATGAGAATCTTCGAATTGGTAACACGGAGCTGGCTGCCAAATGGTACACAAGGCTGAGATTGTTGGAGATATTCAGCTTTGTGCCGGAAGGAGCTTACAGACTTCCAACAATATAAAAAAGAGCCGCTTGGACCAGCGGCTCAGTACTTAGAACATTAAATGCTCTGCAAATATAACAATATTATTGTATCAGAAATGTTCAAGTACATCAAGAAAAATTAATAAAATGGTCTTTTTTCTTGGGCTTGTAATGAATATTAACAAGTCTACGAAACAAAGATTGTTTAAAAAGGGGTGTACATGAAAAGAAGAGGTACAAGGTACATTCCCTATGACTATGAAGCGGCAATTGATAAATCTGTAGAAGATATGAATGAGGTCTTCATGGAGTACATGCTGAAGACCAAATACAGGTGCGTCTACACATGTAAGGAGATCCGGGCAGGTAATCAGCTTGAGATAGAAATATATCCAGAGTTCACCAGGAAAGAGGACATTCCGGAAGAAGGAAGGATTAAGGATAAAGAAACTCAAAGAAACCTGAACAATAAGAATGCCATTAAATATTGTGGAAGACTGATTATAGAGAATTTCACAAATGATGATATATGGATGACGCTTACATATGCAGAAGGGAATGAGCCAGCTTGCTGGGATGAGGCTGTAAAAAATATGACTAATTACATCCGACGGATTAATTACAGGCGCAAGAAGTTAGGTCTGCCTAAAGCCAAGTACATATATGTTACAGAGCATGATCCCGACGCAAAGGTGCGCTGGCATCATCATGTGATTATGGATGGGCTTCTTGACAGAGATGTATGTGAGAAGTTGTGGAAGTTGGGAGAGCGTTCCCAGTCAAAGCGACTTGAGGAAGATGCTTATGGTCTTGTAGGAATGGCAAAGTACATAACAAAGGACAAGCACCGACAGAAAAATGAGAAGCGGTGGAACTGCTCCACAGGACTTAGACAATTTAGGGTTCGTAAGGTTCGTTCTAAGAGAAAGGGCGGAAATGGGCGGTATGTTCCTGTAAGCAAATATATAGACACATTTGTAAGAGATAAAGCTGCAAGGGAAGCAGAAATACAAGCCTGGCATCCGGAATATTCTCTTCTGGAATCACAGGTGTATTACAACGGAGTAAATGGCATGTTTTATATAACAGCAAGACTCCGGGATTGGAGAAAAAGAGATGCAAAAGGTAGATATATACATCCAAACGACAGCTAGAGGACCAGCAGTCCGTAAGCATGTAGCATACATGTATGTCTTAAAGATAGTTATTAATGGCAAAGAGTTCATTAGAAACGGCAAGGGCACGCTTGAAAATGTTACAGAGAATCAGGCGGCACTGCAGGCAATAATACATGCACTTATGCGTTTCCATGAAAACTGTGAAATCCGCATAAATACAGAATGTGAGCATGTATTAAACAGTTGTCGAAATGCCTGGCCACAACAGTGGGAAAAGGACGGCTGGAAGAAAAAGACAGGTAAGCCGGTAAAGAATGCGGATTTGTGGCAGCAGTACCTAAATGTAAGCCGCGGACATGTTATAAGCTGGTCGGATGAGCCACATGATTTTACAAAGTGGATGGAATATGAGCTTAAGAAGATGGAGGCAGGACATGAGAAATGCCAGTGAAGAAGAGCAAATAAAAGCGGAGATTGAGAAACAGGAATGGTTAAGGCAGGCAATCCTTAACTATGATGCAGATAGCAGTGCCAATAATACTAATATGCGCGTAAATCATTTGACGCAGGTGGCGGGTAGAATCTCCAAACTTAAAAGAGATTTGTACGAATGCCAGCATCCATCGACATATTAAGAATCAGGATGGCAACAATCCGCATAAATACAAAATGGGAGAAGCGTTTTACTCCATAAATGTCTACAAGATACTTATTTATCTAAGTATATATATCACAGCAACTATTAATATGGCAGCAGACCTCCCTGTTATGGGAGGGGAAAGGAGAATATGAGCAGAAGCATAATGCAGGATACAAAAGAATGTTTTCTGTGCCGTATGAGAGCAGAGGGACAGGGGTATTTTGGACCTCTTACATCATACGGCTTAGAAAAGCACCATGTTATGCATGGGGTAGCAAACAGAAAGATAGCTGAAAAGTATGGGCTAACCGTATATCTATGTGAAAAAGACCATAGAACAGGAGCGGAAGCTGTACATAAGAGCAGAGAAACAGATTTGAAACTTATAAGAGCAGGTCAAAGACGTTTTGAACAGGTATACAGTCGTAGAGAATGGATGGAAGCATTTGGGAAGAATTATCTGTATGAAGATTCTGCAGATAACAATGTGCTTGAACAGGTATTACAGCAGCTTTTTAAAGATAATAAGCATCTGAGAGACAAAATATACACTTCAAGTCTTGAGACAGTGGAAATCATGGAAATCTTATATGCTGATGAAGCGGCGTATCAGAGTTGTGTACATAACAGGATTTATACAATGGATATAAATCGAGAATTAGGCAGGGTGACAATAACTGCACCACCAGACGAAAAAACAGAATGGAACAGAGAAGATGTTGTGGCAGCAGTTATAGATATTTATAGCAAGACAGAGGAGGATATATGATTGCAGAGATAATAAGCTTTATAGCCGGAGCAGCATTAGCAAGTGTTATTGTCGGATTCTGTAAAGCTGGAAAGGACAACTAATGACACAGGAAACATTATTGCAGATAGGAAAACTTGGACTTGCAATAGAAGATGGCGCAAATAGGGTACTGGATATGTGCAGAGTTAAGGAAGAACTTACAGGGGAAGACTTATTCAAGGGGGAACCAAGCGAAGACAGAAGCCATTACGCAGGGTATACAAAGCTGTACAAGCTCCCTGGTATGAAAGATATAGCAGATGATGCGGCTGAATATATCAAGAACCGCTTAAGTGAGGTAATTGAAGAACATTGTAAGTCTTTAGAAGTCTGTATTTCTGCATTAAGCGATGCAGTAACAGTAAAAGAGGACAAGCCGGATAGAAAGGCGAAGTCTCCCAGTTAAGAAGCGCAATGATGCTTTTGGGTTTTATTGTGCACAATGTGGTAAATATGTATCCACAATAACGGTAAGCAGAGAGACATGGGGCTACAAAAGAAATTGTAAATATTACTGCTCATATAAATGCATGAGGGCAGCAGAGAAATAAGAGTATCAGAAAGGAGCCTGGAACTCTGGCCAGAGTGATTCGTACGATGTTCCTTTCAGAAATGACATACAAAGAGTTTTTAGAAAGCAAGATAGAACTTGCACAGGATAGCGGATTTGAAGTAAATCCGACAGATATTAACAAAGCATTAAAGCCACATCAAAGGGATGCCGTAATATGGGCACTTAAAGGTGGAAGAAGAGCTTTGTTTGAAAGTTTTGGTTTAGGTAAAACCATACAGGAGATAGAATTCTGTAAACAGGTAATAGATCACGAGGGCGGAAGGGCTTTGATTGTTCTTCCACTTGGAGTAAAACAGGAATTTACACAGGACGCTGTGAATGTTCTTGGATATGATGCACCTGTTTATTGCAGAAGCATGGAAGAAGTAGAATCCTGTGACAGCAGTATTGTGCTTACCAACTATGAAAGAGTAAGAGATGGTGATATAAGACCAGATTATTTTGTTGCAACATCGCTGGATGAAGCAAGTGTTTTAAGGTCTTTTGGAAGCAAGACATACCAGACATTTCTTGATAAGTTCAAGAATGTTCCTTACAAGCTGGTAGCCACAGCAACGCCAAGTCCAAACAAATACAAAGAGCTTATACATTATGCCGGATATCTTGAGATAATGGATACAGGGCAGGCACTTACAAGATTCTTTCAGAGAGACAGCACTAAGGCAAACAATCTTACATTGTACCCGAATATGGAAGATGAATTCTGGCTGTGGGTTTCATCATGGGCGTTGTTCATAACGAAACCTTCAGATGTAAATCCAGAATATTCTGATGATGGCTATGTGTTGCCTCCACTTGATGTAAGGTGGCATGAGATACCAATACATTACGGAGATACATCTGATAAAACAGGACAAATGCAGTTATTTACAGAAGCGGCAGCAGGCTTGAAGGAAGCTGCAGAAGTAAAAAGAAACAGCATTGACCAGCGTGTTGAAAAAATGAAAGAGATTGTAGAGAGTTCGCCTGAGGAGCATTTCCTTTTGTGGCATGACTTAGAGTCTGAAAGAAAAGCAATTCTTAAGGCAATACCGGAAGTTGTAGATATATATGGCTCACAGGATTATGACCTGAGAGAAAAGCGCGTTATTGATTTTGCACAGGGAAGAATCAAGCTGTTTGCAACAAAGAAATCAATATCGGGCTCAGGTTGTAACTTTCAGCGTTACTGCCACAGGGAGATATTCTTGGGGATTGATTATGAGTTTAACGATTTTATTCAGGCAGTACATAGATGTTACAGGTTCTTACAGACAGATACAGTTGTTATAGACATTATATACATGGAGAACGAAAGACAGATAAAAGAAGCACTGCTTGAGAAATGGAAGAATCATAATCACATGGTAAAAAAAATGACGGATATTGTAAAGAAATATGGTTTAAGTCCGGCATCTAAAATAAAGCGGTTAGAGAGAAAGATGGGAGTTGAGACAGTGAAAGTACAGGGAAAGCATTATACAGCGGTAAATGATGATTGTGTTGAAGAGTGCAGAAGAATAGAAAGTAATTCTGTAGGACTAATACACACATCCATTCCATTCGGAAACCATTATGAGTATAGCGCCAATTACAACGACTTCGGACACAATGAGAATACAGAAAAGTTCTTTGAGCAGATGGACTTCCTTACACCGGAGCTTTTAAGGATTCTTGAACCTGGCAGGGTAGCAGCCATCCATGTTAAAGACAGGGTATTATTTGGAAATGCTACAGGAACTGGAATGCCCACAATAGAGCCGTTTCATGCACAGTGTATAGAACACTACATGAAACATGGTTTTCAGTATTTTGGAATGATAACAGTTGTTACAGATGTGGTCAGGGAGAATAACCAGACATACCGCCTTGGATGGTCTGAACAGTGTAAAGACGGTTCAAAGATGGGCGTAGGCTGTCCTGAATACATACTTCTGTTTAGAAAACTTCCAACGGATAAGTCTAATGCATATGCGGATGATCCTGTAAAGAAAACCAAGGAAGATTATACAAGGGCACAATGGCAGATAGACGCTCACGGATACTGGAGAAGTTCAGGCGACAGACTTATAAGCAAGGATGAGCTTAAGGAATTCAGTGTTGATGATTTACAGAGAGTTTATAGGGAATACAGCCGTTCCAATGTATACAGCTATGAAGAACATGTGAAGCTTGCGGAAGAGTTAGATAAAAATGATAAGCTCCCAGCCACATTTATGGTTGTCGCTCCCGGTTCATGGAATAACCTTGATGTATGGGATGATATAAACAGAATGAGAACACTTAATACAACACAGAGCAGACGCAGGCAGCAGATGCATGTATGCCCACTGCAGCTTGATATTGTTGAAAGAATCATTAACAGATACAGTAATGAAGGTGATATGGTTCTTGACCCGTTTGGAGGCTTAATGACAGTTCCAATGACGGCAGTAAAGATGAAAAGATACGGCTATGGAATAGAACTGAGCTGTGACTATTTCAGAGATGGTGTTGGATATCTTCAGGAAGCAGAAAATGAGATAGAAACACCTACACTGTTTGACTTTATGGGAAATTAAAATTAAATTTATTGTTTTTATAAAATTGAATGAAATTAGTAACATAAGTAAAATAAAAAGGAGATTTTAACATTATGAATACTTTAATAACGGTAAATGATGAAGCACAGACTGTGTCAGCGAGAGAACTTTACGATGCTCTTGAAATAAGCAAGAGATTTTCAGCTTGGTTTGATTCTAATTCTCAAGGATTTGTTGAAGGAGAAGATTTTACCAGTGTACTTAAAGGTACGGAGGTTCAAAACAATGGTGGAGTGCAAATAAGAGATTTGCAAGACTATAACATGACAGTTGATATGGCAAAACATATCTGCTTAATGAGTAGAACAGAAAAAGGGAAGAAGTGCCGTCAGTATCTGATTAATTTAGAAAAGGCATGGAATACACCAGAACAGGTTATGGCTAGAGCGCTGAAAGTAGCAAATAAGACAATTGATAGTCTAAAGGAAACGAATACTACACTCCTTATTGATTATCAGCGTATGAAACCCAAAGAAATATTCGCTGATGCAGTTTCGGCTAGTCATACATCAATATTAATCGGTGATTTAGCAAAGCTGATAAAACAGAATGGTGTTGATATGGGGCAGAAAAGGTTGTTTTTATGGCTACGTGAAAATGGATACTTAATAAAGAGGAATGGTTCAGATTACAATATGCCGACGCAGAAGAGCATGGATATGAACTTATTTGAGGTTAAAGAAAGTACAGTGAATAATCCAGATGGTTCAGTCCGTATAAACCGAACGACTAAAGTAACTGGAAAAGGGCAGCAGTATTTTATAAACAAGTTTTTGGCATGAAAAAAGAGAGGCGTTAACCTCTCTTAACCCAAGTAATGTCATAACCCATGATATCTGCTAATGCGAGACATTCACTATATTTGATTGTTCCACGAGTTAATTTGTTAGATATATTCTGTGTAGTTGTTGGTTCGTGAGTTTTATTATATTCAGATATGATATCTGTCAATGTCATACCGCTTTTGGCTATATATGACTTAATTTCATTACGAATATCATTACTCATATTAAACACCTCCTTTTAGAATACTATACATCATTATGTAAAATGTTTCAATAGAGTGTAAAAATATTTACTTAAGTGTTGACAATGTTTTGCTATAGTGTATAATGAAACTATAATAAAACAAAGGAGATGCTAATATGAATGATTTAGTAACATTTGGAATGTTAAAGAACTTGGTTGAAATGTCAGAAAATAATTTTAGGGAGTGTGTAGAATTCATAAACAATGCAGAAGTATCTGATGATACAAAAAGATTTTTTGAGATTCTTATTGCATTAGCAAGCCGGAAAAGACAAGAAAAAAGACAATCCCTCACAGCCTAGCCAGCACATAGGGATTGTCAAAACACAAGGAGTACCTTGTAATGACAGTATAAGGTACTCCTAAATAAAAATCAATAAAAATGAAGAAAAGACAGAGCAATTAAGGTTTGTCTAAGTATTGTTCTTTGACAATTAAATAATGACGGATATAATATAAATATAAGGAGGTATTAGCAGATGAAAGATGAATTTCTTGTTAGTGCAGAGAGAATCGTTAATGAAAACAGAGAAAAAATAAAGTATTTTTTGGAAAGTGAGTCTGTTTTATTTGATGATGAATTAGAAAATTGTGCAAGCTCACGAACTATATTAAGAAGAGTGCCTGAAGCAATAAGTAATATTTTTGGTATAAGTGATTCTATAGTTCAAAGAGCGGAGTTTGATGTGGGACGCGAATATAGAGGTGTTTTTTATAAAACGACAGATAATATATCATTGGATACAATAAAAGGCATAATGAAAACAAGATATGAATAAAAAATATAAAGCCAGCCGTCATTATTTGATGGTTGGTATTTTTTATTCAAAAAGGAAAATGAGAGGTGAAAGGGTGAGCAGAAGACGACATAAACACTTATGTGAGTATACCTGTTGCGAGCAGTGTTCTAAGAGCGTGGCAGCAGACGGAACATATACATGTAATAACAAAATGGTTATAGAGAACTACATGCCAGCGGAAGATTACTTCTGGTGTGATGGAGAGATGTTTATCAGGAGGGAGTATGAACGATTTAATCAGCAGAGAACAGCTTATAAACAAGCTAAATAGTACAGGAACAAATATCACATTTGATATTCCCGTGGAAGAAATATTGGGAGAAAATGTTGATTTAGACGATTTTGCCGCATTAATGCAAGATGCAATACAGGCATATAGGAAAATGGTTATAGGTACTATTAAGAATATGCCTACAGCATATGATACTAACAAGATTTTGGAACAGTTAGAAGAGGAAAAAGAACTATCATATGCTGATTTTGATAGATATGTTAAAGAGGTCAGTTCTTATCTTGATGCTGAATGCGATGACTTTTTTCATATTGGGATTGAAAGGGCAATTAGGATAATAAAGGAAAGTGATTTACGATGTTGACATTACCAATCCAGAGGAAGTGGTTTGATATGATTCTTTCAGGCGAGAAGAAAGAAGAGTATCGAGAAATAAAAGAATATTATGAAACAAGATTCCGGAATCTGTTCGGAGCAATAACTATATATCCATCAAGTATCTTTTCAGATAGAAGCAAATATGAACTGTTGCAAGGAGAGGCAGTACCAGAGGAGATAAGAAAAGACAGGGTTCAGGAGATTATTTTCCGTAATGGATATAGCAAGGATTCTAAAGCAATAAAAGCAAGATGTAGATTAAGGATTGGAAAAGGTAGACCAGAGTGGGGAGCTGAACCAGATAAGCAGTATTATATTTTGGAAATCTTGGATAAGGAAAAACTGGCAGCAGATGAGAAGAGGGTAGGTGATGAACAACTTGAAAAATAACAATATTAAAGACCTTCTTAAGCAGTACAATGACTTGGTTAAGGAGAAACAGGAAATACAGGCCGCGATTGATAAGATACAAAGAGAACTTGATAAAATGGAAGCTGAAGGCTATACGGAAAAGGATAGTGTTACCGGTGGAAATGGGGGTAAGCAGCATTTTGTTGTAGAAGGCTTCCCTTATCCGGCATATTCACGGAAGAGAACACTTCTTTTAGTGCGACAGCGGCAGCAGATAGACATTAAAGAGAAAATAGACACTCAGATTAACCTCATAGAAAAGTGTGTAAATGAAATTGACAACAGTAGAATGAGGCGGCTTATAACATTAAGATACATAGAAGGCTTATCCTGGGTGCAGGTAGCAAGAAAGATGGGAAAACACCACACAGCGGATGGCTGCAGAATGGCAGTAGAAAGATTTTTATCAAAAATTTAAAGTTTGTTCGCTCTGTTCGTTTTGTCTGTGCTAATATCTAAACTGGACTTGATGGACAGCATGATTTTTCCATTATTAAATATTAATACCCCCGGTAAGACACTGGCTTAAGGCTGGTGTCTTTTTTGTATGCCAAGAAAGGAGCTGATTGTGTGAGATTAACAGATAAACAACGGAAATTCTGTGATGAATACCTTATAGACCTTAATGCCACACAAGCGGCTATTAGGGCGGGGTATACAGAAAAGTATGCAAATACAAATGCATCAAAATTACTACAAAATACTACAATTTCACAGTACATAGGAGAGAGACAAAAAGAACTATCGCGCAAGACAGAGATTACTCAGGAGCGAGTAATCAGGGAACTTGCACTGATAGCTTTTTCTAATACAGCAGATTATGCACATGTAGTCGAGAAGAAGATGAAAGCAGAAGTAGGTGGAATGCTTGTGGATATACTGGATGAAGATGGCAAACCTGCTACATACAGGACTGTAGAGCCAGTATTGACAGAAGAACTTACAGAAGAACAAAAGCGTGCATTAGCTGTTATTAAGAAAGGGCGAGATGGATTAGAGGTCAAGCCGTGTGATAAGGTGAGGGCATTGGAACTTCTCGGCAAACATCTTGGCATGTTTACAGACAAGATAGAAGCTAATGTTAATGATTCTGTAAAGAATGAGCTTGCAGAGCTTCTTGCTCAGCGTAAGGCAAGGGGTGAGCCTAGTGCTGCTAAGTGATAAGTATTGGGATTACATAGATACACCAGCAAGAGCAGAATTCCTTGAAGGCTCTACTGCATCAGGTAAGACAACAACAGTAGCTGTGAAGTTCATAATGAATGTAGCTGAGTCGGATATGAAGCTGCATGTTATAGCTGGTAATACAACAGGCGTTATCGAGAAGAATATAATCAATGCAGATATGGGATTACTTCAGATATTCCCTAATTTGGAATACTGTGGTAATGGCGATAAAGAAAATAAACTTCCACACATTAAATTTAAAACTGGCAGCAGTACCAAGATAATATATATTCTTGGCTATGATAATGCCAGTAAATGGAAAAATGCACTTGGAAGTCAGTTTGGTTGTGTGTGGGTAGATGAGTGCAATACAGCTAACATAGACTTCATACGAGAGATATTCGGACGAAGTGAATACTTTGTCGGTACACTTAACCCAGACGCACCTACATTACCCATATATTCAGAGTACATCAATCACGCAAGACCGATTGATAAGTACAAGGCAGATGTGCCTGAAGAGATATGGAAGGACCTTAACGGTTGTGAGCCTATTAAAGACTGGGTATATTGGTTCTTCACATTTGAAGATAATATATCCATGACACCAGAGAAGATAGAACAGAAAAAAATGAGCTATCCTCCCGGTACCAAGATATATAAAAACAAGATATTGGGATTAAGAGGCAAGGCTACAGGTCTTGTCTTTTCTAATTTCTGCAGGCGGCATGTTATTACTAAAGAACAGGCTAAGGCATTTATTAAGCGAGAATATGACGACAAGCAGACAGAATGGTTTGTAATATATACAAGCGGTCTTGATACGGCATATTCAACTAAGAGTCCTGATACTATTGCAATGTCCTATATGGGAATAACAAACAAAGGGAAGCTAATTATACTGGCAGAAAGGGTATATAACAATGCGGCTCTTGATATCCCCATAGCACCGTCTGATACAGTAAGAAATTACATAGACTTCCTGGAACGCAACAGAAAAGAATGGGGCGGCATGGCAAAGAACACCTTTATTGATAACGCTGATCAGGCAACAATAACAGAATTTGCCAAGTATAAGAGAGAACATCACGAATGCCTGTATATATTCAATAATGCGTACAAGAAAGTAACAATAATAGACAGAATTAACCTGCAGCTTGGCTGGATGTCCTTTAACGACGAAAAGGGCAAAGAGCCAAGTTATTATGTTGTAGATACATGCACGAACTACACAGGGGAACTGCAGGTATACAGTTGGCTGGAAGATAAAGACTGTGAGCCGGAAGATGGAAATGACCACATGGTAAACAGTACGCAATATGGCTGGATACCATACAGGGACAAAGTTGGAGTAGAGAACAGATAGGAGAGTGAGAGAGGTGAGCATATTTAATACTATGGCTGATAAGATAAGAGATGGAATAAGGACATGGTTGCGTGTGCAGCCGGCACAGAGAGGAATAATTAATATACAGGAAATCTTCGACTTTGAAGGTAATGCCATTAAGAATCAGATATGGTACAGAGGTGTAAGTGAGGAACTGTCACAGCTGTATGATCAGATTGATGGAGATAAGACAAGATTCTGGGCTGCAAAATGCTCTCCTGGATTAGCGATAAGAAAGATACATGTAGGATTACCTGCAATGATGGTTGATATGCTTGCAAGTATTGTTGTTGCAGATATGAACGAGGTAGACGTTGGCAGCAGGCAGTCAGACTGGGATAAGATAGCAGAAGAAAACGATTTTGCAGAACTTGTAAAGCAGGCAATAACAGACACTCTTATTGTTGGAGATGGCGCATTTAAACTATCCATAGATACGAATCTAAGCCAGTATCCAATAATAGAGTTTTATCCAGGCGATAGGGTAGAGATAATAAGAGAACGCGGCAGAGTGAAAGAGGTTGTTTTTAAGACAATATATACAGTTAAGAATCAGGAATACATCCTGATTGAAACATATGGCAAAGGCTATATCACATATATGCTCACAAGAGATAACAAAGAATGTGATATCAGCACAGTGCCGGAGCTTGCAGGTTTAAGACCTGTAACATGGGAAGATAAAAGCTTTATGATGGCCATACCTCTTATGTTCTATAAATCAGCAAAGTTCAAGGGTAGAGGCAAAAGCATATATGACAGCAAGATAGATGAATTTGACGCACTAGATGAAGCATGGAGTCAGTGGATGGACGCTTTGAGACATAACCGAACAAAGGAATATATCCCGGAGAATTTACTTCCTAGGAATCCTCGTGATGGAAAGATTATGTTGCCAAATTCATTCGACAATGCTTATATACAGTATTCAGCCCCTATGGCAGAAGGTGCAAATTATAAGATAGAGAGGGAACAAAGTGAAATACCGCATGAAGGGTATCTTGCTACATATATCACGGCACTTGATCTTTGCCTGCAGGGAATTATGAGCCCTTCTACATTGGGAATAGATGTAAAGAAACTTGATAATGCAGAGGCTACAAGGGAAAAAGAAAAGGCTACATTGTACACAAGAAACAATATTGTCAATCAGCTCCAGAAGGTTCTTCCGAAGCTTGTAAAAATGACATTGCAGGCGATAGATACACTTAATAATTCAACAACACAGGACATTGATGTTGATGTGACATTTGGTGAATATGCGAACCCTAGCTTTGAAAGTCAGGTTGAGACAGTAAGCAAAGCTAAGCAGGGAGGCATTATGAGTGTAGAAGCGTCTGTTGATGAGTTGTATGGAGACACTAAGGATGATGGCTGGAAACAGGAAGAGGTTGCAAGGCTTAAGGCTGAACAGGGAATATCAGATATGGAAGAGCCGGCACTTAATACGGAATTAGATGGATTTGAAGTGGAAAGCTTTTAGAGGTAGCCTATGTTAAATACAGACTATGATATAGAGAAAGCCTTTAAAGCCATAGAAGATGAGCTGATTGCTTCTATGATGCGCAATCTTGCGAGCCACAGAGCAGAAGAGACAGATATGGGGTTTAACTGGTCACAGTGGCAGGTAGAACAGCTTAAGGCTCTGGAAAAGTATAAGGCACAGAATAAAAAGAAGTTCACGAAGTCGTTCAGTAACATAAATGATTCTATTGACGCAATGATATTTGCAGCCAGACAGGAAGGCGGTACAGAACAGGAACAGAAGATATTAAGGGCCTTAAAGAAGGGCTTGAAAGCATCTAAGGTGTCACAGGGCGCTGAAGGTGCTTTTTTTAAGCTTAATACAAGAAAACTGGAAGCTCTGATAAAAGCCACAAAGAATGATTTTGGTACAGCAGAGAAGGCAATGCTCAGGATGTCCGAAGACAAATACAGACAGATAATATTTAATGCACAGGTATATGCAAATACAGGCGCAGGAACATATGAGAAGGCTGTAGATATGGCTACAAAGGATTTTCTTAAGGCAGGCATTAACTGCATAGAATATGCGAATGGTGCAAGGCATACAGCGAAGGATTATGCTAAGATGGCAATTCAGACAGCCAGCAAGCGTGCCTATCTGACCGGAGAAGGCGAAATGAGACAATCATGGGGAATTAGTACAGTTATTATGAATAAGCGTGCTAATGCCTGTCCTAAATGCCTTCCGTTTGTTGGTAAAGTGCTTATAGATGATGTGTGGAGCGGAGGTAAGGCATCTGATGGTCCTTATCCACTTATGTCTTCTGCTATGGCAGCAGGGCTTTACCACCCAAATTGTAAAGATGTACATACAACATACTTCCCAGAGTTGAATGATGAGCCTGATAGCAAGTTTTCCAAGAAAGAGCTTGAGCAGGTTAAGGAAGGCTACAGGCAGGATCAGAAACAGCAGTATGCAGGCAGAATGGCGGAGCAGTTTGACAGGCTGTCTAAGTATTCCCTAGACCCGGATAACAAGAAAGTGTATGCGGCAAGGAAGGAACAATGGGAGAATGTTGTTGCAAATGGACAGAAGAATGATAAAATAAAATTAAAAGATAGTATCACTAACACGAATACAAAAATAGAGTCTCTTAAGAAAGAATTTAGCGACATGACAGAAGGATATTCTTATGATGACTGGTTCAAAGAATTTGATTCTATCGAGGATGGCTTTGGAGATGTTTCTGAGGATGATTTGGTTGATAAACTAAAAGATTTAGACATTCGAATAAAGAAATTTGAAAAACAAAAGAATAAGCTGTTACTTCAGAAAGAAAAGAGAAAACAGTTAAATACTGGATATAGTGGTAAAGTTCCAGATAATGAACTTGATAAGTTTAATAAGAAAGCACTTGAACAGATTAAGACAGATACAGGGTATTCGGATGAAAAAGCAAAAGAACTTCAAGAGGCACTTAAAGAGTATTTTGGTGGTGATTATACATCAATTCTGAATGGAGAAACTGAAACAGCTAAAACAATTAGAGATGGAATTGACAGAATGCCAACATACGAAGGCAGTATAAGCAGAGGAATGATATTGAACAACTCAGATGTTAGAATGTTTAGCGATTTGAAAAAAGGTGATGAACTACCAAGAAGAGGTATAATAGAGAGCTGGACGAGTAACAAAGGTACTGCCATTGGATATGGCGGAATAAGCGATTACGAGAGAAGTTCTGTTATACTTGAATGCGAGAAAAATGAAACGGCTGTTGGTGTGCAGCATTTATCTTTATTTGGGACTGATGAATCAGAGGTTTTAAGTAGTTCAAAGTATGAAGTGGTTGAAGTGATAAAGGAAAGTAAATATGATTATTTATCAAAACATAGTGAGTATCTATATTTTCCAGAGGATTTAGAAGATTCTAGTGGGGTATTAAAGGAGAATGTTGTATGCGTAATCAAAGTGAAAGAGAAAGTATAATACAATATACGAATCATTTAATAGAACAAAACAATGATGAAATTAAGAGCCTAAAGTCACGGTTTGATAAAATAATCAGTAATGATGAGCAAAGGAAGATTTTAGAAAATATTGAGGAATTAAATCAGTCTAATCGTAGATTGGCATTGAGATTAGAAGAACCTATGCTTAGCATGATTATAGAATATAAAGAGTTGCTGCAAAAGGGAAGAGAAGCAACTACGCAGGAACAGCGTAAGTATTATTCTGAATTATCACACAAGAAACATCAGGAAATGTTGATGGAAGAATTTGGTGGAGATAAGAACATAGGGAGATTTAATGAAGTATAATTATCCGGAGGAGGTAGATAGTTAAAATGTCAGATACACGGGATGGCGGATACATCTTAATAGAACTTTAGAAAATAGAGTAAGTTGCACCGGTGCAACACAATTTAATATTAGTTAATAAGCACGCATAGCAATACGCTGTGGGTGCTATTTTTATGCCCAAAACTTAATGGCACTAAACTTTAGGGAAATGCCGACGGGCGGTAAACGGAAGAAAGGAGATAGATGATGAGAAAGACATTACCTATGAATTTACAGCTCTTCGCAGAGGGCGGAGATGGTAACAGCGACCAGAACGCTGGAAGAGACAATGGACAGGCAGGACAGCAGGGTAATCAGAATAATCAGCAGGCGGCTGGTGTTGATTATGACAAGATACAGGCAATGCTGGATAATGCGACTGCCAAGAAAGAGAATGCTGTGCTTAAAAGCTATTTTCAGCAGCAGGGATTATCAGAAGATGAGATAAGTCAGGCTATTGCGACATTTAAACAGAATAAGCAGCAGCAGACAGAACAGCAACAGAACGCTAATGCTAATCTTCAGAATGAAGTGGCAGCAGCACAGAAGGTTGCTGAACAGGCTCAGATTGAACTTGCGGCTACAAAGGTAGCAATGACGCTTGGTATTAATGCCAAGACACTCCCATATGTACTTAAGATGGCTGATTTCAGTAAGGCAAAGGACACAGATGGGAAAATATCAGAGGACAATGTTAAAGCTGCACTTGAGCAGGTTATCAAAGATGTACCTGCACTTAAGCCGGTACAGGAAGGCAATGCTGGTTTTCAGATTGGTGCAGGACAGCAGAATAACGGACAGCAGTCCTCTACAGGTAACAATGTAAATGTTCCAACAAAGAGATGGAACAGATTTAATTAAGAAAGGTTAAAAGGGTAAAACAATATGCCAAATTTGAATTACGCAGAACAGTGGAGTCCGGAATTATTAGCAATTCTTATGCAGGGCACACTTACATCACCATTTATTACAAGTAATGTCAGATGGTTAGATGCAAAGACATTCCACTTTACTCAGATGAGTGTAAGCGGTTATAAGAATCACAAGAGATCAGGCGGATGGAACACAGGAGAATATAACCAGAAAGATGTTCCTTACACAGTAACACATGACAGGGATGTACAGTTCATGGTTGACAAGGCAGATGTCGATGAGACCAATCAGACAGCATCTATTCAGAATATTTCACGCATCTTTGAGCAGACACAGGTTGTACCTGAGACAGATGCATTATTTTTCAGTAAGGTTGCACAGGCTGCACAGAATACAGAATTATATCATTCTGAAACTTCTGCTACAGAATACACAACAGAGAATGTATTTGCTAAGCTTAAAGCTATTCTGGCAGCAGGAAAACTTAGAAGATACAAGGCAAATGGAAGCCTTATCATGTATGTGTCTTCTGACATTATGGATAAGCTGGAAATGTCAAAGGAATTTACACGCAAGATTGAAATGACACAGATTGCAGAAGGCGGTCTTGGTATTGAGACTCGTGTTACTGACATTGATGGTGTAACACTTATGGAAGTTGTCGATGATGAAAGATTCTATGACAGATTCGATTGGGATGTTGCAGAGGGCGGCTTTGCTCCGCTTAAGTCAAAGTATGCTGCAACAACTGATACAGATGTAGCAGAAGGAAAGATATACTACACTAAGAGCGACAGCTCTTATACAGTAGTGGCAAAGCCTACAAAGGCTAATATTGCCACATATTATGAAAAGACTGTTCAGGGCTCACGTAAGATTAATGTACTTGTTGCATGTGGCCAGACATGTAAGACAGTACCTAAGATTTCATCAATCTATTACTTTGCACCAGGAGCACATACAGAAGGAGATGGATATCTTTATCAGAATCGCCAGTTAAGTGATACATTTGTATTCCCTAATGGCAAGGATGGCAAGATTGATTCTGTATTCGTTGATGTAGATCCTGCAGAAGAGATTGCAGAGTAAGCCTATGGTATATGCAAGTAAAGAGCAGTACCTTAGTGAACATAGACTTATCCCGGATGAGCAGATAGTACGAAGATTAAAACAGGCGAGCCGACATATCGACTCGCTTACTTTTAATCGTATAGTTGCGAGAGGTTTTGAAGGTCTGACAGAGTTCCAGCAGGCAATAATCATAGATGTATGTTGTGATATGGCTGATTTTGAATATGAGAATGAGGACATGATTAATTGTGTCTTACAGAACTATTCTTTAAATGGAGTATCTATGCAGTTTGGCAGCAGTTGGAATGTCCTTGTACAGAATGGAATTGCTATAAAGCGTGATACATACCAGATACTCTGTCAGACTGGCTTTTGCTGCTTAAGTCTGGGGGTGTGAGTATGAAGTACCCATGTTTAATATTAAAGAGCATGTGCAAGACTTATATACATGTAGAAATAGAACCGGAAGGACAGAATGTATATGGTGAGCCGTTAGAGGCAGTTACATGGGATGGTCTATGCAACTACCAGGATAGTGGTAAAACGGTACTTACTGCTGAAAAGAGGCTTATACAGCTTGAAGGATGTGCCATGATACCTGGAGATATTGCACCAGAGCTTCAGGTAATTACCAAAGGTGATATAACGGTGTTCGGTGTAACAAGGCATATATACAAGGGTACGAAGTGCCGTAATCCGGATGGTACGGTTAATTATGTAAGATTGGATGTGATGTAATGGCAAGAAATGTTAAATCAACGGTGAAGCTTAATATGCCTATGGTAAGGAAGCTTACGGCAGCAGCAAAAGTGTCAGTTGCACAGACAGCAGAAGCAATACATACAGATGTCGTTCAGAGCCAGGTTATACCGAGGGATACAGGTGCATTACAGAATGAAAGCACATTTGTTGATTTATCTGATATAGATCAGGGAAAAGCATATCTTGTGTCTAGCACACCATACGCCAGACGGCTGTATTATCATCCGGAATACAACTTCCATCAGACGCCGTGGACAGATGAAAGCGGCAAGAAACATGAAGGAAATGCAAATGCTAAAGGCAGATGGCTTGATGACTACATGAAAGGTGGTAAGAAGCAGAATCTTGCACCTAAAGCATTTGAAAAGTTTTATAAAAAGAATGCGGGGTTGTGATGTTAGGAATAGGTGATGTAAGAGATTATATAGCAGGTCTTGGTATTGCAGACAATACTAACGTCTATTGCGGCAAATTAGACGACAAAAAGAATAAGAGCATAGGTGTTTACAATAATAACAAGCAAAGACCTGTGCAGATGGCGGTAGGCGGCTTAAATAACAGCTCTTATCGTGTTAAGCCTGTAAGCATATTGGTTCATTGGAACACGAGTGTAAGAGACACAGAGAAGACCGCAGAACAGCTCTACAATATGCTTAGGGATATGAACCATATTACAATCAATGATACTAAAGTGTTCTTCACTAAAATGCTTGTTGATGAGCCTGTTGATGTAGGGACAGATGATAAAGGTATCTTTGAGAGTGTAATAGAATTAGATATTTATTATGAAAGGTAGGTAAAAGACATGGGACAGAATACAAAGATAGCTGGATATAATGCGGGTGCTACTCCGCTTGAAGGTGTAAATCCGGTACATACAATTCAGTTTGGAATTTGTATCACGGGAAGAAAAAAATCAGATACTCCGGAAACGATAGAAACTAAAGTGGTGAGAGATGCGGAAAGTCTTAGCATTTCAGTTGATGGAACTATTGAAGAATGGAATCCAATGGACCAGGCAGGCTGGGTTAGACGTCTTATGACAGGAAAATCGCTTGGAATGTCAATGGGTGGTAAACGTAACTATGGAGATGAGGGAAATGACTATGTGGCAGGTCTTGCTTACAAAACAGGGCAGGACTGTAACTCGTGGGTATCTATTATATTTCCGAATCTTGATCAGCTTCTTATCCCTGCAGTCATCAATGTAACATCACTTGGCGGTGATTCTACAAGTATTGATGCACTTGAGTGGGAAGCACAGTCAGATGGAAAACCAACATATATTGAGTATAGCCCAGAATAAGGAGATGAAAAATAATGGCAAATAAAACAGATTTTCAGGTAGTAGATATTTCAATGAAGATTACAAATCAGTTACCAAAAGTTATCATTACAGATGAGCTTATGGTTACTGTAAATAACAGAAAAAATAATATTCTTAATATTCAGGCAATGGCACAGGAATTTGAGAAGAAAAAGGGAGATGAGATGGCATTTATGACAAAGGGGCTTGAGATGCTTGTAGGAGCTTCTGCAACAGCTAAAATTGAAGAGATGGATTTACCGCTTCCTGAATATAAGATGCTGTACGAGACAATAATGGGAGTCGCTACAGGTACATACGGGGAGGAGCAGACACCCTCAAGGTGAAACATACTATGATTTGTTCGATGATTGGGAACTTGTAGAATCAAGTTTTCTTTCACAATATGGCATACGCTTGCGAAAAGATGATGATATGTCATGGTCCGAGTTTTGCTCTTTGTTATCAGGAATAATGCTAGAGACTCCGCTTGGAAGAGTTGTGAGCATACGGGCAGAAAAAGACCCGAAAATTATAAAGAATTTTACAAAAGAGCAAAAGAAGATTCGTAATGACTGGATTATAAGAAGAAATAAAAAGTTAATGAAAAATCCAAAAGCGTATAACGAATATTGGAATAATTTCCAAAAATGGGCTAAAGCTGCTTTCTCAAAGTAGAGAGCAGCTTTTTTAATGCCAGAAAGGAGATAATATGTCAGATGTAGTAGGTCAGATAGCTCTGGAACTTGGCATAGACAGTTCGCAGATAGTTAACCAGCTTACAGGTGCTTCTAATAAAGCATCTAAACAAGCAACATCCATATTCTCCGGTATGGGAAAGAAGATAGCTGGGGCTTTAAGCATTGCAGCATTGGCTAAATTCACAAAAGATTGCATAGAAGTCGGTTCTAATGTAACAGAAGTACAGAATGTTGTAGATACGGCATTTAAGGATCTTGCGGGTTCGGCAGATGAATGGGCTTCTAATGCCATGACGAATTTCGGATTGTCGGAATTGTCAGCCAAAAAGTATATGGGTGTATTTGGTCAGATGAGTAACGCTATGGGTATTACCGGACAAGCAGCACTTGATATGGCTGAAAATGTCACAGGATTAACCGGTGATGTTGCATCATTTTACAATCTTAGTACGGATGAAGCATATACAAAGCTGAAATCAATCTGGACTGGTGAGACTGAAACGCTCAAGGACTTGGGCGTGATTATGACTCAGGCTAACTTAGACCAGTATGCACTTAATAACGGCTTCGGTAAAACTACAGCCAAGATGACAGAGCAGGAAAAAGTAATGCTGAGTTATCAGTACGTTACAAGTGCTTTGTCCAATGCCACAGGAGACTTTGTTAAAACACAGGATTCCTGGGCGAATCAGACAAGAATACTTACATTAAGGTTTCAGCAGTTGAAAGCTAGTCTTGGTAAAGGTTTTATAGCATTGTTTACACCTATTCTGCGTGGATTTAATAGTCTGCTTGCAGGATTGCAGAAAGTGGCAGATGGATTTGCAACATTTACACAGATGCTTACTGGTGCGGATATATCTTCTTCAGCTTCTTCAATAACAGGCCTTGGAGATATAGCGTCAGACACAGCAGACAATGTAAGTGGAATAGGAGATGCAGCATCTTCTACAGCAAAGCAGATAGAGAAATCGCTGGCCGGATTTGACCAGATAGAAAAACTTTCAGAGCCGACGGACAGCAGTAGTTCTAGTGGAGGTGGCACATCTTCAGGTGGTCTTGGTATAGACACAGGAGTAACATCTGAAACAACAAATGTATCAAGTGCAATATCAGATATGGCATCTAAAGTCAAAAAGGCATTAGAGCCGCTTAAGTCAATATCATTTGATAATCTGATAACATCACTTGATAATTTAAAAGAATCAGCGAAACCACTGACAGAAAAGTTGTTTTCAGGTTTGGAATGGGCTTGGACAAATATATTTGTACCATTAGCTACATGGACAATTGAAGATGCGTTACCAGCTTTTTTAGATGTTTTATCAGCAGGGCTAGATGTATTGAACAGTGCATTAGATGCACTAAAGCCATTATGGGACTGGGCGTGGGATAATTTCCTTGAGCCGGTAGCAGAATGGACTGGTGGAATGATAGTTGATATCTTAAAAGATCTGGCAGCAGCTCTGGAAGGAATATCAACCTGGATTAGCAATAACCAAGGACCATTTGACGCAATAGTTGTAACGATATTAGCGTTTGCAGCGGCTTGGAAAGCTGTAGAACTTGCTGAATTCATAATGAATGCTGGCGGTGTGGTTGGAATTATAAATAAGATGAAGACTGCAATAGAGGCCTGCACAGTAGCAAAGATAGCCGACAAATTAGAAACGGTTAAAATATGTGCGCTGTATGCAAAAGATTTTGTAAAGAGTATTGCTTCATCTATAACACAGCTAGGAATATATTACTCTACATGGTTTAAAGTAAATGTTTTGCAATCTGATGTTGTAAAAAATTTAAAGGGCATAGTAGTTGCTATTAAGGAATCAACATTAGCATTAAAAGACGATATTGTTCAATGGGTGAAGAATACGGCTGAAAAAGCAAAAAATAAAGCTGTAGACATAGGACAGAGTATAAAAAATTTGGCTATTGATATGGCTAAAGCTACTAAAGAACTTGCACTTCAGTCTGTTGAATGGGTGAAGAATACAGCGGAAAAGGTAAAAAATAAAGCTGTAGATGTGACAACAGGAATTAAAGATTTTGTTGTTAATATGGCTTTAGCTACTAAGGCACTTATTTCACAGGCTGTACAATGGGGAATATCAACTGCATCCAAAATAGCAGATACGGCAGCAACAGCGGCACACACAGCAGCAACTTGGCTTGCTACGGCAGCCACAACAGCATTTGGTGTGGCAATGTCTATATTAACAAGCCCGATTACACTTGTAATTGCAGCTTTGGCAGCGTTAGGACTTGGAATATATGAACTGGTAAAGCACTGGGATACAGTAAAAGAGGCAGCAGGAATATGTTGGGACTGGATTGTAGATAAGTGGCAGTCTGCCGGAGAATGGTTTTCAGGTATCTGGGAGAGTATAACATCAGCCTTTTCTAAATTTGACGACTGGCTGCAGAATATCTTTAATATGGATTTCTCAAAGAGCTTCGGTTCATTGGGCGACATTATGAATGCATATGTTGCTAATGTGAAAAATATATTCGGAGATATTAAGAACATATTTGGCGGCTTGATTGATTTTATCACAGGAATTTTTTCAGGAGATTGGGAAAAAGCGTGGAATGGAATAATAGATACATTTAGCGGGATTTTTTCTTTACTGGCAGATGTTGCGAAAGCACCACTCAATCTTGTTATTGGATTTATTAACGGACTGATTACAGGTGTTCAATCTGGCATAAATGCAATAGTAAGGTCTGTAAATAAGCTTAGCTTTAAAGTACCAAACTGGGTACCTGGTATAGGTGGCGAAGATTTTGGATTCCATTTACCGGAAGCCGACTTCTCTAAGATTCCATACCTTGCACAAGGTGGATATGTTAAGCCAAACACTCCACAGCTTGCCATGATTGGCGATAACAGGCATCAGGGCGAAGTTGTAGCACCTGAGGATAAATTACTTGATATGGCACAGAAGGCAGCTGCTATGGCATCCAGTGCAGAACTGCTGGCAGAAGCCATAAGTATTCTTAAACAAATACTTAAGATACTGGAGACACTGGACCTTGATATACAGCTAGATGGAAAGAGCCTAAAAAAATATGTGGTTGATAAGATTAACGAGCATACAAAGCAGACAGGAAAATGTGAGATTATAACTTAACAAGGATGTGATGAATTGATACTGAGATGTGACGGGCAGGAGCTTCCGGCTCCTGTGTCCATCAAGGTGGATGATGAGATTATATGGTCTTCTTCTACAGGACGAGCACTTGACGGAACAATGTTGGGTGATGTTGTCGCTGAAAAGAAGACCTTATCTATTAATTGGGGAATATTGAAGGAAGATGAGATGGCACTTATTAAGAACAAACTCATCGCCGGATTCTTTCCAATAACATTCCATGACGATGGACAGGATATAACAATAACAAGCTATAGAGGTACATTAAGTAAAGAGGTGCTGGGTGATATAGGTGACGGTAACTATTACTACAGAAGTGCCAGTGTATCTATAATACAGCAGTAAGGAGCAGAACATGAAAAAAACAATGACTATTAAACAGATTGATAATAGTGCAACAATGCTTAAGAATTTACAGGGTTTAAGAAAGCATTGGCCTGTAAAAGTAAACTATGCGATTGCAAAGAACCTTAAGACATTGTTAGGAGAAGTAGATATTTTTGTTACACAGAGAACTGAAGTAATACAGAACAATGTGCTTAAAGATGAAAATGGGAATGCTGTCATGGATGGAGATTCTTACCAGTTCCCAGAAGGTAAAGAGCAGGAAGTTGTAAAAGAGATTGATGAGATGTACAACATGGAAACGGATGTTGATGTACATATGATTAAGATGGATGACATATCTGTATGTGATTCTGACAGCAGATACGATGGAACTACATTAGAGGATATTGCGGCCATTGAATTTATGATCGAGGATTAAGCCTATGTATAATAATGTATCAGAGCAATTTGCAACAACAATTAGATCACCATCGCGAACATTTAACTTACGATTAAAGATAAATGGTAAGTGGATTGACGCTGGCTTTAAAAAGATGAGCTATGAGACCGCTTCCACATCTGATGAGGGTATACAGATAGGTTCGGCTGTTGCAGCTAAGATAGAACTGACAGTAAAAAGAATAAATGAGTTGTTTGAAAACACAGAGATTCCTATAGAGATAGGATTGAAACTGCCAAGCGGAAAGTATGAGTATATTCCACTTGGCTTTTTTACTGCAGAACATCCAACGCTTGACCAGGCAACCACAACATTTACGGCTTACGACAGAATGATGAAGACCACAGGTGTATATGTATCTGAATTGACATATCCTGCAAGTGCAGAATCTGTTTTAAAAGAGATAAGTACTGGATGTGGCGTTCCCTGTAATGTATCTGGCTTGAATGGAATAACTATTGATACTGCACCGGTAGGATATACCTATCGAGAGGTTATCGGATATATCGCTTCTTTAGCTGGAGGTTTTGCTTGTGTAGACAGAACTGGAACAATTGTTATTAAGTGGTATGGGGATAATGGCTATACGATAAATGAATCACGAATAATGACATTTGAAAAGAATGAGAGTGATTACCATTTAGATTATCTTACATGTAATGTTGACAGTAATACTTCTTTTACAGCAGGAAGTGGAACTCTGGGAATAACATTTGATAATCCACTTATGACAGAAGAAAAGCTTAATTCTGTATATAAGAAAGTAAGAGGATTTGCGTATAGAGGTGCAAGCTTAAAGACGCTTGGAGACATCCGACTGGATCCATGGGATATTGTAACTGTTGAAGAATCAGGGGAGACTTATAAGGTTCCGGTTATGAATATAACTCAGGAATATGATGGCGGTCTTGCTATGACTATTACAGCTTATGGCAAAACAGAAACTGAAACAGAGACAGATTATAAAGGACCATCTACTAAGCTTGCAGAACGAACATATGCGGAAATGATGCTTACTAAGGAACTGGTTTCTAAAAAGGTAGATGCAGAATGGGTTAAGGCTAATACGGTAACTGCAGAGACTATTGTGTCTGTAAACAATGAGCTGCAGAATATTAAGAATAATTACCTTAAATCTAATGAGGCAGACATAAAGTTTGCAACAATAGAAGAAGAAAAGGTAATAAAATCTGACATAGAGCAGCTTAATGTTAAATATGAGAAAGTAGGCATATTAGATGGTGATGTTGCTGGTATTAAAACATTAATGTTTGGCTCTTCCACTGGTGAAAGCATTACTACAGATTTTGCAAATAGTGTTGTGAGCATGATAGGTACAGCACAAATAAAGGACTCTATGATAGATTCTTTAGATGCAAAGAAAATAAAGGCCCTGGACATTGATACCACAGATGTTGCAGTACATAGCAAAGACGGTTTGAGTAGATGGTCTGATAATACGATACAGATAAGTGATTCTAAGCGTGTTCGCGTTCAGATAGGTAAAGATACATCTGGAGACTATAACATGTATGTGTGGGATGTAAAGGGCAACCTGATGTTTGACGCGCTAGGTCTTACAGAACAGGGAGTTCAACGTGAGATAATCCGCAACGACATGGTAAAAGAAGATGCAAATATATCTGCTGGAAAACTGGATATAGCAAGCCTTTTTAGTGTTATTAATGATGATGGTACACATACGCTTAAGAGCAACAAGATATATCTGGATGATGCAGCACAGACACTTAATGTTCTTCTGCAGGATATAAGAACTGGTTCTGGAAAGGATTATTCCGAATGGGGAAGCTTATTAAAGCAGTCTGATGATTTTATAACACAAAAGTTATGGTGGACTGAGAACATAGACGGAACTAGTGTTAAGGAGAAGTTTTCCAATGTAAACCAGACGCTGCAGGAATATAGTGTAAGTTTATCTAATATGGCCAAGTATGACGATGAAATATACCTGATATCTTATGTGCCAACAAAGGATAATTATCCGGCTTGGGATTGGGGTGTTCCTGTGTATCCGGCTGATACACAGTTTCCACGCGAAGAAACATGGCAGTACAACGATACTGAGTGGGATAAGTATATTGGAAAGGTTGCTTACTGGGAGAACGAAGGCGGAGCATGGAGGTTCATCCGCAATGAGGATGGAAGCCATGGCTGGAAAGAGATTCCTAATTCGGAAACAGCTTATATGCTGAAGCAAAATTCTGCATTAAGAATCAATCTTGATAGCATAAGTAGCAGTTTGTCATTAACTCAGCAGGATTTAAAGGGCAATTATAGTACAACAACGCAGATGAATAACGCTATAACACAAGCAATAACTAAGGAAAGTAATAGTATTAAGCTAGAAGTATCTGGCACCTATGCAACTAAAAATGATATTAATAATCTGCAAATTGGTGGAGTCAATAGATTCATAAAGAGCACTGTAACTCCTAATAAGTATATAACAGCCACTGGCATAATAACAGATGGCGGTAACTATTGGGATTTGACGGACTACATAGATGTGTCTAAGTGGAAAAACTATGTAGCGAGTGGATGGACCAATCTGGGTAATGCACCGGCTACTTGTTTTTATGACAGCAATAAAAAGTTTATCAGCGGAGTAGCAGATAAATCTACTGGAGTAAGAGGTTCTCTGCCAGTTCCTTCTAATGCTGTATATATGCGTTTTAGCTTTGCACATGTAGATACAAACAAGCTAAAAATAGAAAAGGGTACAAAAGCTACAGATTATTCTCCAGCACCAGAAGATATTGATGTTAAGTTTAACAATTATGCTACAACAGCAAGCCTTGAAGCATACATTAAGAAAGACCCAACGACAGGGGAACTTAAATCTGCAATTGAAGCTATTGCAGATGATATAACACTTAATGCAAGTGGAACAATTAATATTAGTGGTAATAAGTCTGTTAATATCAATGGTAATCTGTTCACGCTTACATCTACTAATACTACTATTTCAGCAGATGGTTCGATAGACTGTAAGAAGCTAAAAGCTGTTAATGCTGATTTAGAAGGCACATTTAAAAATGTAAATGTAACTGAAGAAGGTATTACAATGACCACTACTCTTATTGGTGGTGAATACCTTATGAAAAGTAGCACTGGCGCCTATCTGAAAATACAAGGACATTTTATAAATCTGTCAAACGAAGACGGAACAAGAAATGCTGTAAGCATTCGCCGTGATGGAATATATGTTGATGATTATTATTATATCAGAAGCGGTGATGCATATTATAACTTAATGGATTGGATACGACATAGTGAGACAGCTGGTACGGTAGATATAAGTGGAAATAACTGTTATATAGAGGGTTATTACTATATAAGGCACCATGGTGAATGGTGGAAATTAGAAGACTATGTCAAAGACATAGCAAATAATTAATATAAATCCGCACAGCGGTAGAAAGGAAAACAATATGTTAAATACAACAAAGAATACATCAATGAATGGAAATAGTTCTATAGAGGAAAAGGCTGTAGTTACATTTTCAGCCAGCATACCTTCCGCAGGTGAGATAACTATTAATAAGAGAATTGCAGACAGAAGAGCATATATTGAGAATCAAGAAGAATGCGATACAGATTTTGCTAATTTTGAAGCAGAGGTGATGGCAGCACTTAAGGAGATGTAATTATGAGCTTAACAGGATTTATTTCTTACAAAAGAGTAGGTTGGACGGGGCAAACACCGTGGAACCCAACCAACCTTAACATAATGGATAAGGGAATTAAAGATAACAATGACATGATTGCGAATCTCAGAAGCGAGGTAAGTGCACTAAACAGTAATATTGACGTTAAAAACTGCTTTTGTAAAAATATTGCGAGTGATGGTACTTTTGAGGGATATGGATATAACTACTGTTATTATAACAAATCTACTAAAACAGGGATTTTATACTTTGCTTCCAGAATTGAAACACCAGATTCTACATTAAATAATTTTTCTGGATATTATGATGTCGAATCAGTTTTAGAAAAAATGAGCATTGATTTTAATACAATACTAGAAAGTAATTATATTCCATATGATTCTGCAGGTGTAGTTCGACAAAAGCTGGTTGGATATGGAACGACATTATTATATAGTTCCGCAAACAAACATTATGCTTTTGCAAGATACTACACAAAAGATGGGAAGAAAGGAGCGTGGGCAACTACTGAATTTAAGAAAGACGATTATATTACAGGCTCACTTATATTTAGTTAAGTTTCGAATGCTGCCTTAGTAATTGTACCGTCGTATTTAATATTATTACTGTTTTGTGAACATATAACAATGGAAAAAATGAAATTGCACCAGTAACAGAAAGGATATTGACTTATGGAAAAATTAAAAGTAATTGTAACAGCGGTGTGGAGCATTATATTAAGTGCCCTGGGAATTTTGGCAATTCCAGTATTATTATTGGTAACATGTAATCTAATAGATTATTTCACAGGTATTGCGGCTTCTAAATTTAGAAAGCAGCAGATAGATAGTTATAAAGGAATAAGAGGGATTGCAAAGAAAATATGTATGTGGCTTTTGGTGGGAGTTGGTGTGATAGTAGACCAGCTCCTTTCTTATTCTGCAGGTGTTATTGGAATAACATTGCCATTTACATTTTTAGTGGCTTGTGTTGTGGCAATATGGCTGATCTGTAACGAAATTATAAGTATATTGGAAAACATCAATGATATCGGTGTAGCACTTCCACCATTCTTGCAGCCTATTGTTAAGAATTTAAAGAGTCAGGTAGAACAGAAAACAACAATTGATAATCAGGAGGATAAATAATATGAGTATTAGAGGAGTTGACATTAGCGATAACAACGGAACACTTAACTGGGACATTATCAAGGAGCAAATTGATTTTGCAATTGTTAGAGTAGGATATGGCTCTAATTATGAATCACAGGACGATAAGCAGGCTGTAAGGAATATGCAGGAGCTTGAAAGAATTGGTAAACCATATGCTGTATATCTTTACAGCTATGCACTTAATGAAGAAGAGGCACATAGTGAAGCTGCACACATCTTAAGAATGATTGCCGGCTTTAATCCAGCATTAGGTATTTACCTCGATATGGAAGATGCAGATGGATACAAAGTAAGAAACAACAAAGATCCTCGCACTAATGGAGAAGCATACACTAGATATTGCCAGATCGTTATGGATGATTTAAAGGCGGCTGGCTTTGAGGTTGTAGGCACATATGCTAACCTTGACTGGTTCTCTAATATCTTAGATAGGGAAGCACTTACAGATAAGAAGTGGCTTGCTATCTGGGGACCTGATAATTGCCCGGTAGATTGGGCTGAAATCTGGCAGGATAGTTCAGACGGCTGCATAGATGGTTCGTCTGCAAGAACTGATACAGATGTATATATCAACGAAGAAGCCTTCAACACTTATGCAAAGATTAATGTACCGGAATATGAACCAGAAGACCCTATTCCAGAAAGAGACATAGAAAATGTAGGCACAATGTATCACGAAGGAGATCATGTTTGCTACAACAGAATCTATTATACAGCCGGTGACTGGACTGATGGCGCAGCACCATATTATACAGATGGAGTTATCACACATGTATATAAAGGAACTAGACACCCTTACCTTATCGGTGATGGAACAGGATTCGTAGATGATAATTGTATTACAGGCCATTATGATGATGAACCTAATGACACACCACCAGAAGAACAGGAAGATGAGACAGAAGATGTAACATATACTACAGTGGAAGCTGGAGAAGGATTCTGGCAGGTAGCAGGAAGAGCGTTAGGAGACCCATATAGATATGTTGAGTTAGCAGAATATAATGGAATGAGTATAGATACACCACTTTATGCAGGTATGGAGTTAAGACTTCCAAACTAATTACTCACTTATACAACAGTGTATATCATACTGAATTGCACATATAACAGCATTGTGATAACATATATAAATAGGTAGAAAGACAGTCAAAATGTGTACAATGAAACAGTGTACACATTTTGTACACAATATGGATTAAATAATGTTGATTTAGAATAAATCAGAATAATCTAATATAAATATGTAAAGCCCTTAAACCTGCATAAATGCTGATAAAAACAGCATAATAATAAACACAAATAAATTGTAAAAATTTGATTTCAAAGTTGGGTAATAACCCTATGGTTGGTGCTACTGTAGCTGTAGCTGTTTCTATCGAGGAAGCAGCCGAGGCTGGTAAGTTCTAAATAGACTTTACAAATTGAAAAGACGTTAAACCCAGGAAGTACCGTAATCACAGCGATTGCGGTACTTTTTTGGTGCCTGGAAGCGGAAAAATGAAATTGGGTGTGAGATGGTGTAAAAAGTGGTGAAAATGGGAAAGTAGGAAACCGGTAGGTAACAAGTAGGAAACACGGAGAAGGTAACACTTTTTTGACTACCTGCAGAAAGCGGAAATACCGCAACCACGAGAGTTACGGTATCTTTTCCAGTTCGACTCTGAGCCACTCTAAGTCACGGTCTGTATAAGCCGCCTCTGTTATGTCGGTGATTCTGTGACCGACAAGTTTTTTGATAGTGTATTCGTCAACCTCAGCCTTCTTTGCCATGGTGATGAATGTCATTCGAGGGTCGTGCGGTCGATGATCGTCTCGGAGCTTGAGAGCGGCGATCACTTTATCGAAACGGCCGGCATATTTGTCATAGGTGATTGTCATGCCGCCCTTCGTGGAATCCGGATCATTGAAGAGCCGGTGGCTTCCAAGTTCAAGGGCCTGGTCGTAGTTCTTTTTAACCAGGTCAAATATTTTCGGATGGATAGGAACCATACGATGTCGCCCGGCCTGTGTTTTCATACCACCGACAATATAGCGTTCGTCAAGATGCACGTCCTCCAGTTCCAGTATGGCGAGTTCTTGCGGTCGCCATCCCATGTAGCACTGTATGAGAACCCAGTCCACGAACCGGATTTTGCCGACGTTTTCCCAAAGCGTCTGCATCTCTGTGTCCTGGAAGATGATGTGGCCGCGTTTTGCTTCTTCTTTTTCTTTGATGATGTCGTCCGACAATTCAAATGTGCGGGCGTAGTTCTTATCAACAAGCTCATATTCGAGCGCATAGTCCAGCATTAAATTAAACATAGACTTGATCCGGGATTTTGTGCCTGCAGACGCAAGCACCTTTTCGCCCTTATTGGCTCCACGTGAAGGAATGATGTAGCCATCTTCCATTATGCCCTTGATGTGGCGGGCACGAAGGTCCTTAACACGCATCCCGGCAATGGTGTGGCAGTAACTCCACGCCGACTTAATGGTACGGCAGGATGATTTGCTTTCCAGGGTAGGAAAGTAAGCTGCAGTCCATTTGTCGTAGAGTTCCGCCAGGGTCATAGCGGCATTTTGTATATCGTAAGGGTTGGCTCCGTACTCAGCGAGTGCCTGCAGAGCTTCCTTCTTAGTCTTGAATGTTCCAAGGGGAACACGGTTCTGTACGGTCTTTCCAGTTTGTTCGTCCGTAATCCAGCCGAGAGTAACACGGGCCAGGTAAGGTTTACGACGGTTTCCGGAAAGTTTTGTCACGCTGCCGTAGCCGTTAGGTAGTTTCATTCGACAACCTTACTGATTCCACAGCCGCAGGCAGACCGGTGAAATCCGTTTTTGTTGGTTCAAGTTTGAGGAGGGAAGAGAGCGTGATTGTTTTCTGCTCCGGCACCTTCTCATTAAGAACCGAGGTGGGCAGAACATAAAAGTCCCAGTAGTCGAGATCAAGAATTGAAACGTCACGTGTACGAGCGGTAAAGACGCAGAACACATATAAATCACTGTTACGCATAGCCATAGAGGCGTAGGTAGCTCCATCCCAGGCAAATTTCTTTGCAATGTCGAAGCTAATCTGCGAGAACACATCTTCCGGAGTCCACGCCTGCAGATAGGCAGACGACTTGACCTCGATCCGGAGACCGGAAGGAGAAGTAAGGTCGAACGGTAGCCAGTCGGCACGTGCGACGTCTTTTGTTTCCAAGGCAGAGTGTACGAGAAATTCGGCAAGCACTCCACGGTGGGTATTGTTGAGCAGATCAGAATACGCCCAACGCCAAAAATCCTGCAGCATGATAGAAGTACCGGAACCATGCAGGGTAAATGGTTCATTGCCGTTTAGTTGTTCCATGGTTTCCTCCGTATCTTTCCAGGAGCGTCCATAGGACACGCTTATCGTCGCTGGAAGCGATGGAATACAAGGACACGAGCATTTTATCGTCCGGGACATTATGCCGTCCAAGAAGGTAATCTACGGACACATCGAGGGCATCAGCCAGTAGCACGACATTATCGACGGTCGGTGTTCGCAGTCCATTGAGGTAGCGTGAGATTGTAGCGGCAGTCACACCGGAAAGAGCGGCAAGGTCGTTACCGTTCAAGTGGTGTTCCTGCATACAATGCGAAAGACGCTCTGAGAATTTGTCAATATCCATAGGCGTAACCGGAGATACCGGTACCACGTATGGAACAGTCTAAAAGTTTCTTGCACTCAGAGTCCGTAAGCGGACCGTATGAGTGAACCAATCCGAACAACTGCAGGTCAGTGAGCATAAGCCGGTGCTGCAGGTGCCGGATCTTTGCTACGACACCGTAGGAGCGGTTCCTGGTGCCGTGATTGCAACTGTCACAAAAAGAGGAGAGATAAAGAAGCAATGCAGCGGCATCGTTCCCGGACCTCTCCTCATTGCGTGCCAGCTCAAAGTATTTGTTATTCATAGGCACATCTCCTCAGTACCGGCCGTAAAGTCGGTACCATTCTAAACTGATAATCTTTTTTCTTTGTCGAGGTATTTCTGAGACTCTGTATAGGCTTTCAGAAATCCCTTGAGTTCCCCAATAAACTCAAATTGTTTGTTCTGTGGCAATGCCCGGTACAGTTCGAGAAGTTCGTCCTCTTCTGCAGTGGTGAGCTTGCGGGCAGGAGCCTCTTCGCCGGTCAATAGGTAATGAACTGACACACCAAGGAAGTCTGCAATCGGTTTGATGTATTTCGCTGGCGGGTCGCTATTGCGAGTTTTCCAGGTAGACATCGTAGATGTCCGAATGCCGAGGCGGTCGCACAGATCAGTAGCCTTTTTGTCCGTTTTTTCAAGGGTTTCAGTGATTCTTTCGATGATTTCCATAGGCAACCTCCGTGGTAAAAATAATACGCAAATAAGAGTAAAAACATTTACAAACTCGCAGATACGTGCTATAATAAATATATGAAATACAAAACAACTCAAAGTTGCGAGCCGAGAGATTGTGCTTGTATTTCGTGCGTCTGTTTGCGAGTTTGTAAAGAGGTTTACTTACATTATAGCACGCAAATCAGAAAAGATAAATAGTTTTTACACAAATGCGAGAAAGGAGTGAAACGCAAGCATGAAGCAGGAAACATCACAGTGGGGCAAAGCTGTTAAAAAAGCAGTAATCGACCACGATATGACATTGAAGCAGCTGGCCGAAAAAATCGGTTACAGCAATGCGACTGTTTCCCAGGTAGTCAACGGCAGATATTCCAATTCAAGTTACAAGGTAATCGCTGAGAAGATCAACGAAGTGCTTGGAACGGAAGGACTGCCGGAGAGAACCGAAACACCGTCCGACGAATGGTGTCAGACAGTGAAGGTGGAACTGGTAAAACAGAGCATGACCGTCAATGAGCTGGCGAAGCAGCTGGATGTCTCCAGGGATCGGCTGTCACTGGTAATTAACGGCAAGATGATGAACGAAGCAATCGTAAGCGGGGTGAATAACCTGCTCGGAATCAACCTGGTCGCTGTTCCAGCTGATAAGTAAATTATAGCGGAAGGGTAGGTAACAAGAAATGGGAAGAGGCCCTACAAACGAGAACACAAATATGTATTTCCAGGCCAGGAAAAAGGCGGCAACATACAACGAGAGACTATGGAGCCGTGAAGGAGCTGCAGAACTGTTGGGAATATCGGTTTCAACATTGGCAGATTATGAGCTTGGCAATACGAAGGTTGTCCCGGTGGACAAGGTGGTGCTTATGGCTGACCTCTACAACGCCCCGGAATTGATTACTGGGTACTGTATGCGAGAATGCCCGGTACACGGATTCCTACCACTGGCAACCGAAGAGAAAAGTTTAGAAGGAATTGCATTAAGGCTTTTGCAGAACTTCAATGAGGATTCATTGAAGAATATGCGAGACAGTCTGATCGAGATAACTGCAGATGGAAAAATCACAAAGGACGAATTACCAGCCTTGGAAAAAATCATCGGGCAGCTCGAAAAGATGGCAGAGGTAATAAGTGAAATGAAAATTGCCGGAGAGAAGTATTTGAACGGCAAGTAAGCCGGAGCAACGCCGGAAAGGAGTTCAGAATTGAAGAAAGCAAGTAAGCGAAGAATATTGTTTGCGGCAAGAATGGCAACGATGGTCGGAGCTGCCTGTTTTGCAGTAAGTGGCATTTCAGAAACGCTCGGGCAGGAAAAAGAAAAAAGCCGGCCGGTCTACATAGCCACAGAGGAAGTGGCAGAGACGATGTATATGCCGGAGGTTGAAGAGACAACGCAGCCAACGGAGACAGCAAAGGCAGTTGAGACAGAAGAACCGTTGATTGCAAGTATGGATTGGGACAAGGACGATTCTTACCTGCTATGCAAGATAGCAATGGCCGAAGCTGAGAGTGAAGGCGTGAAAGGAAAGGCACTGGTTATGCTGGTAGTCCTCAACAGAGTTTGGAGCGATGAGTTCCCGGACACAATCGAGGAAGTGATTTTTCAGAAGAACCAGTTCAGTCCAGTAGCAAACGGAAGATACGACGCAGTAGAGCCGGACGAAGAGTGCTACGAAGCATTGAAGCTGATCCAGGTAGACCATTGGAATGAAAGCCAGGATGCTTTGTATTTTGAGAGCAAGAGCGACAGTAAGTGGCACAGCGAGAATTTGGAATTTCTTTTCAAGTACGGCAAGCATTACTTCTATAAGTGAAAGGAACAGGCGGTATGAGAAGATTTAGAAAGAAAGTCAGAAGATTTGTGAGACTGTATTGGTTTTGGGTAAGCCTGGGACTGGTCCTCACAAAAGTATCGGTTGAAGCAGCGTACATCGAGAGAGGCTATAAAGCCTACGGCGGTGAGTGGCTGGTTTTACCAGTGGTGTTGATCGTCGGATATTTCGTAAATGAGGCGAGAATGTACCTGCCGGACTTCATCGAAGAATGGAGAGAGGAGAAAGCCTATGAGCGAAGAGTTGCAGAAAATCGTAGACGAGTACAGAGAGAAAGAAATTCACATCTCAGATGAAGAGGCTGAGCAAATCTTATGGTTGTGCAACCGGAAGATGGATATAAGCAAGATTGAGAACAGAGAGGAATACCTGCCGTTGTTATTCAAGGACGAGGTTAAGAACTATCTGTTCAGATGCTCGGTAAACGCTACGACGTTTTTGAGAAGATTGGAGGCAGAAGGAATATGTGTGCAGAATGCGGTATGAACCCATGCCATCCAAGATGCCCGAACGCACCGGAGCCGGTACCGGTTCACGAATGCGTGAAATGCGGGTACGGAATCCTGGTAGGAGATAAGTTTTGGGATTCTCCGGAAGGGAAGATTTGCGAAGAATGCGTGGATGATATGAGCGCAGAAGAAATATTAAAGTTGTGTGGCGAAAGCCTCACGGAAGCAGAAAAGGAGGAAAGGTAGTATGGCAGAACAGAATGCAGTGGCAACACAGCAGGGAACGCAGTTAAGTGTAGCAGCGCAGGTTAAGAGCATGATTTCCCAGGACGCAGTAAAGAAGAAATTTACGGAAGTCTTAGGGCAGAAAGCACCGCAGTTTTTAGCATCCATTACGAATGTGGTTGCTGGATCAGCACAGTTAAAGAAATGCCCGGCAACAACGATCATGAGCGCAGCGTTTGTAGCAGCAACCTACGATTTGCCGATTGACAGCAATTTAGGGTTTGCGGCAATCGTGCCTTACAACAACAATAAGTACAATCAGCAGACGAGACAGTGGGAGAAACATCCGGAAGCACAGTTTCAGATGATGTACAAGGGATTTATCCAGCTGGCGATCCGCTCCGGATATTATGAAAAGATGAACTGCTCGGTTGTCTATAAGGACGAGCTGGTTTCATACAATCCGATTACCGGAGAGGTTCAGTTTGTGACGGACTTCTCGAAGTGTACGCAGAGAGTCGAAGGAAAATCGGAGAACATCGCTGGCTATTATGCCTGGTTTAAGTTATTGACCGGTTTTAGAAAAGAACTGTTTATGACAACGGCAGAGGTTGAGAACCATGCCCGCAAGTATTCGACAGCGTACAGATACGACCTGGAAAATAACAAGAAGGGCAGTAAGTGGACGACAGATTTTGAGGCAATGGCATTAAAGACGGTTATCAAGATGCTCCTCAGCAAGTGGGGTATTTTGTCAGTGGATATGCAGAGAGCAATCCAGGACGATCAGAAGGTTTACGACGAGGACGGCGAAGGAAGTTACGGCGACAACCAGCCGGACATCGTAGAGGCACAGGACCCGTTCGGTAATATCGAGCAGAAAGAAGAGGAACAGCAGATCGGTGGCTTAGATTTGGAAGAGGTTGAATAGGAGGAAGAAGAATGCAGCTGACATCAGAAAATTATTATAGCCAGGAGGCTAACCAGGAGTACATGAGCGTATCGGGGTATAAGGATTTTGCCGGAACCTACGGCAAAATGCCTTGCGAGTTCTACGGAATGGAGAAATTGAACGGACGCTGGGAGGACGAAAAGAGCACAGCGCTGTTGGTAGGAAGTTATGTAGACAGTTATTTTGAGGGAAGCCTGGAACAGTTCAAAAAGGACAATCCGGAAATCTTCACTCAGAAGGGAGAGTTAAAGGCGAACTTCAAGCAGGCAGAGGAAATCATCGCCCGTATCGAGCGAGACGAATACTTCATGAAGTATATGAGCGGTCAGAAGCAGGTTATTATGACAGGAGAACTGTTCGGAGCGAAGTGGAAGATCAAGATGGACTCATACATTCCGGGAGTGGCCATCGTTGATTTGAAGGTTATGGCATCCATTACGGATTTGAAGTGGGTAAAAGACATCGGCTACCTCGATTTTGTCCGTTACTGGGGTTACGACATCCAGGGTGCGGTCTACCAGGAAATCGTGAGACAGAATACCGGCGAGAAGTTGCCGTTCTTTATTGCAGGAGCAACGAAGCAGACAGAGCCGGACATCCGCATTATCCACGTAACAGACAACTATCTGCAGGAAGCGTTGCACATGGTAGAGATGAATATGCCGAGAATCCTCAGAGTTAAGAATGGAGAGGTTGAGCCGGACAGATGCGAATTGTGCGACTGTTGCAGACACAACAGAGTGTTAAAGAAGCCGATCTCGATTATGGACTTGACAGCAGGCATTTAAGGAGATAGGCGGTGACTGAATGGCAGACAACAGAAAATATTACTACCTAAAGCTGAAAGAGGACTTTTTCGACACGGACGAGATGAAGATTTTAGAGAGCATGAAGGACGGATATTTATACAGTAATATCCTGCTGAAACTCTATCTGAAAAGCCTGAGCAATTCCGGCAGGTTGATGTATAGAAATGTGATTCCGTACACGCCGGAAATCCTGGCAACTTTGACAGGGCACCAGGTAGGCACCGTCGAGAAAGCATTGGATGTATTCAAGAAGCTGGATTTAATCGAGATGCTCGATAACGGAGCAATCTACATGATGGATATTCAGAACTTCATCGGCCAGTCGTCCAGTGAGGCTGACAGGCAGAGAGAATATTACAACCGCATGAAGGCTGAGAAGGAAGCACTGGCAGGAGAAAGCACAGAAACGCCGGAACTTCCGGAGCCGAAAGAACCGGTACTGCCTGCAGAACAGAAGTCAAATAAGGCGATTGGTAATTACACCACGGATTTCGAGGAACTGTGGGAGGCATACCCGAGGAAGGTTGATAAAGGGCAGGCATACAAGAAGTATAAGGCCCGCCTGGAAGATGGCTTCTCCCACGAGCAGTTGTATGAAGCGGTAAAGAACTATGCGGCACAGTGTAAGAAGCAGAGAACAGAGACAATGTACATAAAGCATGGCAAGACATTCTTAGGAGAGTCAACGCCGTTCCTGGACTATCTGCCAAAGGACAAGCCGGCACAGAGCGAAGCAGAGTACGACGACAACGAGAATCCGTTCGGAAGGAGTGAGTGACGATGAATTTGGATTTGCAGAAGGTTTTACCTGCAGAAGCATTCGAGACAGAGCAGAATGAGGGCGACTACATCGGCAAAGACGGACTGCTTTACTGCGGAGTCTGCAGAACCAAAAAGCAGACCAGGTTGCCAGCGTCGGATTTTACCGGCGGCAGGGAGATAATTGTTCCATGTATCTGTAAGTGCAAGGTTGAGGAGAACAAACGCAAGGAAGAGGAAGAAAAGATGAGACAGGAAATGCAGCGTTTGGAAAGATTGAAAGCCAGCAGCCTTATGGACGCCAAGCTGAAAGCGGCAAGGCTGGACGGATACCAGGTGGACGGAGACAATCAGAAAATCTACAACCTCGCAGGCAATTACGTGAAAAGGTTTGACGAAATGTACGAGAAACGCCAAGGGTTGTTGTTTTGGGGGACGGTCGGAACCGGGAAGAGTTACACGGCCGCCTGCATTGCGAATGAGTTGCTGAATCAGATGATCCCGGTAGTTATGACATCATTCGTGAAGATACTGCAGAACATCCAGGGCAACCCCGACGAGGAAGAAAGAATAATGGCGGGACTGAATGCGGCAAAGCTGTTGATTATCGACGACCTGGGAGCAGAGAGAAGTACCGATTATGCGTTAGAGAAGGTGTACAACATCATCGACAGCAGGTATTTATCCGGAAAGCCGTTGATCCTCACTACGAATATGACATTGAAGGATATGCAGGAGTCAGAGGACATCCGATACAGACGTATCTATGACAGAATATTTGAGATGTGCTTTCCGGTAAGGTTTGCAGGCAGAAGTTGGAGAGAAAAGGCGGCGTCGAAGAGGTTCGATGCCATGAAGAATTTAATGGAGGAATGACAGCATGGGATTGATTAAGGTGGCAGAAATCAGCATTGACAAGCTGGAAGATCGCAAGACGGTTACGGCAATCCTGCACGAGAACGGTTATACCGTCGGGCCAGGAAAGAGAAAAAAGACAGAGACCGGAAAGCAGTTAGATTACTACTTGAAGGTGTATGTGGAGGAAGGCACAGATAAGGCAGAACTCTACAAAGCAACAAGCGGAAAAACGAAGGTGACAGCCAAGAAGGTGACGGATAAGATGTCGGCCGAGATTGGCGACAAGGCATAGGAGGCAGAAAGTGGATGAAGATATGAAGCAGATTCGTTTCACAATACCAGGACAGCCATTCGGGAAACAGAGACCGAAGTTTTCAAGAGCTGGGGCGTATGTTAAGACGTACACCCCGAAAGAGACCACCAGTTATGAAAACCTGGTGAAGCTGTTTTACAACGAAGCAGCCAAAGGAAAGATGTTTCCGGAAGGGGCAATGCTGGATGTAAGGATAATTGCATATTACGAAATTCCGAAGTCCACCAGCAAGAAGAAGCGCAGGGAAATGTTGGAACACAGGATCAGACCAACCAAGAAGCCGGACTGGGATAATATCGGCAAGATTGTTTGCGACAGTCTAAACCTGGTAGCGTACCACGATGATTCGGCAGTCGTGGATGCACAGGTAAGGAAGTTTTACTCAGAAACGCCGAGGGTTGATGTGATGATAAAGGTCGTAGGACCGGATCAAATTTAGGAGGTAGACAATGGCAGGAAGAAAGAAAACTGAAACAGTGGAAGCAGAAGTTGTTGAGACAGCGGTAGTACCGGCAGGAAAAATGGAGTTCAGACTGATTAACCCGACAGAGGATGGTTTTCTCAGACGCATTCAGTGGAACAAGGAAGAGTTGGAGGCTGCAGTAAGAGCCAAGATTGCTGGTTACGAGAATGTGGTTTACACAGAGGAAAACATTAAGGCGGCGAAGAATGACAGGGCAGAGCTGAACAAGCTCATTAAGGCTATTGAGGAGAGAAGAAAGCAGGTAAAGAACATCATCAATGAGCCTTATGCAGTGTTCGAGGCAGAGTTAAAGGAAATCACGGCACTTATCAATGAGCCGGTCGCACTGATCGACCAGCAGGTAAAGGCGTTCGAGGAGAAACAGAAGGAAGAAAAGAAAGCGACTATCAAGGCTACCTACGATGAAAATATCGGAGATTTGGCCGAGGTATTGCCGTTTGAAAAGATTTTCGACAGCCGTTACCTTAATCAGACATATAAGCTGGCAACCGCACAGAAGGAAATCGTGGACAAAATCGACACGGTTAAGACGGATTTGGAGACTATCGACAGCCTGGATAGTAAGTATAAGCTGAATGCGAAGGATGTGTATATCAAGACCCTGGACCTCAGCAAGGCACTGGCAGAGAACAAGAGGCTGGCAGACCTGGAAGAAAAACTGGAAGCAGACAAGCGCCGTAAGGCCGAGGAAGAGGCTGAGAGAAAGCGCCAGGAAGAAATCCGTAAGCAGAAGGAAGCTGAGGAGCAGGCAAAGCGTGAGGCAGAAGAAGCGGAGCGTAAAGCGGCAGAAGCTAAGAAATCACAGGAAGCCACCGCAGAAGTTGAACAGACAGAACCTCAGTCCGAAATGGGTAAGGTGATTGAGTCTATTGAAAAATCGGCATTCGCCCAGGCGGTAGCCGAAGAAACGCAGGCGACACCAGCAGCGCAGGTGGTTGATCCGTTTGCACCGAAAGAAGAACCTGAGCAGGAAAAGAAGTACAGAGTACGTTTCTTTGCAGACGGAACCAAGGAACAGTTGGGAAAACTGATTGCTTTTATGAATGAGAACAATATCAAATACGGAAAGATCGCAAAGGAGAGTAAGTGATGAATGATTTTGACAAGAAACTTGATTTCGACAGCAATACCTTCGAGGATATGAAGCACGATATGAATTTTGTTCTGCAGAGACTTTTGGGAAACATGATTGAGAAGCAGTCCAACGAAGGAAGTATGACAATTAAGATTGACGTTACCATGGTGAAGGAGTTTATTCCGAACTACGACCCGAATATCAAGGGAGAGTCCAGGGAGATTAGTAAGCCGCAGTTCAAGCACAAGGTCACATCTGCAGTAAAGATTACCGACGAGAAAGGCGGAAATCTCAACAACGAGATGGAGATGGTTATGGATGAAGAGACCGGCTGTTATGTATTGCAGCCGATTGCGAACACCCAGCAGAGAACGATTTTCGACTCAGACTTTATGCAGGATCAGAAGCAGGAAGGCGAAGGCAACGAGGATATTATCGACGGTACATACATCGATGTAGATGTAAGACCGGCGTTACCTGGACCGGCAGACGAAGAGAAGCCTGCGGAGACAGAGGAAACAGACACCCAGCCTGCAGAGGAAGAAACACAGTCGGAAGAGAACGGCGAAGAGCCGGGAGATACACCAGCCGAGGAACCTAACGAGGAAGAGCCGGAGGATATTACCGACGACATCCTGGGCGATGCAGACACAGAAGGTTACGATTACGAAGATCCGGAGGAGTAGATATGGGACTGATGAAACCAAGAGTGAGCAGTTATGTAGACAGAGGCAATGAGTTGATTGCAAAGGGCAAGACCAAGCAGGCAATGAACCTGGTAAGCCACGGCCTGCAGTATTACTCAGAGAGGGTTATAGACAGCATATCTCCATACGCCAAGAATGATGCAGGACTGATAGTTTTAGTCCTGCGCCACCTGGCGGATGAAGTCGAGAAGAACAACCCGGGAGCAAAGGAACTGGCGGCCGGGATGGAGAAGTGCGTAGGCAAACCTTCCCTGCAGGAGATAGAGAGAATCAAGAAACCGAACAGAAAGTAAGGAGGCAGAATGAATACACCGGAGAGCGATATGGAGCAGATGAAATTTGCGAGAGAATGGGTAAGAGCGCACGCTGCAAAGAAGATGGCAAAGTATGAGAAAAAACTGAGAAGAGCTGCAAAGGATTTCTTCGGGCATCCGGTAGCAATCGCATATTTGAAGCCTGGCGTGATGTTCGAGATCAAAGATACCGGAGAAAAGGCAAAGATTGTAGCGGACGAAGAGAAAGGATAAGCGATATGGCAAGAGGTTTCTTATACGTGTATGAGCGGATATACAAAGGGGAGACTGAGATGCAGACTGAGTTCCGGAAGATACCGGTCAACGGTAAGCGAACCTCAGTAGCAGATCAGAAGAGAGTCCGGAAGATTATCTCAGATAACGCATATAGAATAGCGCAGGAATGCTCGGTGCTGGTGAGCTATCCAAAAATGAGAATTGAAGGTACTGCAGTCAACCTGGGAGATGCGAACATCATGCTCCCGGACTGCAGAATCATCAGCATTGAAGAATTGAAGAAAATTGAGGGGGGGGTGAAATAGGTGCGAAGGCACAAAGAGACCGAAGAGGAAGCGGTAAAGAGGCGGCAACAAATGTATGGATGCAATGGAAAGTGTTGCGATAGAGTAATTGATCCGGAAACGGGCGAAGGCCAGTATTTCATATGTGGTGGTATAGATACCTGCGACGAAACAAGGGTAGGCGAGTTTATAGGAACGGTAGGAGCAGTACTGTTTATCGTCCTGGCACCGATCATGTTTATAGCGGGAATAGTAGCTTTGATAGTGTTTGGAATATAGGAGAGCAATAATGGAATGTGATGTAAGAAAGGAGTGATAAAATCCCATGAGGTCCCATGATCCGTTCGGGACTTGCAGGAACTGCGGGTGTCATATTATGTGGGTTAAGACAAAGGCTGGAAAGAATATGCCGGTAGACCCTACGATGATCAGCTACCGCAGGCCAGGAACAGGAGTAAAGGCAAAGGAGAAGATAGTAACGCCGGAAGGCGAGGTCGTATGTGCTGACAAGGTATCATCCGAGAGTGCAGAAGGCTTTGGCTACATATCACACTTTGCCACCTGCAAGGCAAGAAACCGTTGAGAAAAAGAAAAGCCGCCCCTTTGACAGGAACGACTCGTGACTGAGAATATTATACTCGCAAATGCGAGAAAAGTCAAGGAGGCGACATTATGGCAACGGAGAATAAGGAGAAGGAAAAGGGCGAAGCAATCTTCCCCCTAACGCAGGAACAGATCAACCAAATAGCTGCTATCGGTGCCAAGGAAGGCGTAAGGGCATACAAGGAAGAGCAGAAGAAGGAAGAACGTAGGAGAAAGAAGGAAGATAGCAAAGTCAGAAAGACAAAGAAGCTGCTCAGCTCGTACAGAAGAATTAAGGCGACGTTATCGGATGGAGAGCAGTTCACTCCGGAGGAGCAGGCAGAACTGAGATGGAAGTTCGTTGAGGACCTTATGGGAAACACAAGAGAGATAGCAGGAAAGTCCGAGAGGACAATCAAAGATACGGAGCGCAAGCGTGAAGAAGATTTATACTGTGTGTTCCGGATAGAAAAAGCGACCGAAATGTACCGTGAGGAGTGTGAAAAGAGCGGAAGCGAAGAGGCGAAGCGCCGTTACAGAGAGTTAAGCATGATGTACCTGGACGAAAAACCTTACACGGTGCAGGAGATTTCGGAAGTAGAAAACATAAGCGATAAGACCGTCTACAAGGACATAGGAATAGCTTGTGGCATTGTGGCTATTTACTTACTGGGTGCGGATTTCTAAACGCTCCCTGTGGCTGTAAAACAACCTGGTAGAAAATGAGTAGGTTGCATAAAGAATTACCAAGTGGTAATATGCTAATTAGCCGATAACCCAAATGTCACCCCTAAAAATAGCCAGTTGTATTTCTTCCCAACGGCAGGCACGGCAGGGCGAAATCCCTGCCAGTTAGCCGAAGAGGAAATATGAACAATCGGTTAAATAAGGCTATTTCAGTGTACTTAGGCAGGTCTGTATAGTATAATAAAACTATAAACAACCAGCATAAAAGGAGTGATTGAGATGGCAATTTGGATTAGCAGGTATAGCAACAAGGAATTACAGAGTGGTAAGTATTACCCGGTAGGAATAAGCATCGGAACACCGAAGTTTCCGCTGGGATACACGCTGAGAAAGCAGTGCTACTCACTGGCACCGAAAGGCTATATGCTGAATATGGAGCTTGACAGATTCAAGCCTGCATATTACGAGAAGTTGGAAGGTATCGGCACCGACAGAATTATTGATATGGTCGAGAAGATGAATACGGAGGCAAGAGCAGAAGGGAAAGAACTTGTGCTTCTCTGCTACGAAGATGTGAGAGTTCCAGGAGACTGGTGCCACAGAACCGTATTCGCTGAGTGGTGGGCGGAACAGACCGGAGAACTGATTGAGGAGTTATACGATCCGTCAGAGCCGAAGGTCAAGAAGCCTGCAGTCAAGAAAGAAAGCAAGGAACCTGCCAAGAAGGCAGTCGAAGCCAGGAAGGAAGAACCTGGTTACGAGCAGCTGAGTTTGTTTGGTTTGGCAGGGATTTAATCATAACATCCGGAACTAGTGTAAGTAGCACGTGGCTATTCCATAGTTAAGGTCCTGTTCATCGCAGGGTTCCGGTCCAAAAACAACGGCATCGCCTCCAAAACGGAAGCGATGCCTTATTTGTTTTCGTGAATGTACCGGGTGCTGTCACGTTAATCTCAACCGGTGGCCTATGTCTGCAGGTGAAGGCAGGGCGCATCTGAAAAGGTGCGCCATATTTTGTGCAACATGCTGAGGCAGGTATCAAAAATCCCCGGGTCAGTACCAGGGAACCGCCTCGGCTTTTTGTATATATTGAACAATTTTTAGGGAAGGAGACAAGGATATGGCATTTTTTATGGACCCGGGAGCAATGTTCCTGGGGTGCTTAGGTCCGTCGGAGCAGAAGTTTCTCGTCACTCTGATAGAGACTGCAGCAAAGTCCGGATATACAAGGTTCGTTGAGCCGTGTGCCGGTACCTTTGCAATGGCGAACCTGGCAGTACAGAATGGGTTTAAGCCGGAGCAGATCGAGACCAGCGATGTCAATATGATGTCAACAGTCCTCGGATATGCGATTACCGGCCGGTCATTAGAGCCGCTGGAAATCCACGCACAAGGCTTTAGTGACGAAGAGCTTCTTGACCCGGCAACAGCATTGTATGCACAGCTGTACCTCAGAACCTCGAAAAATGCGGGCAATGATTATTTCTATCAGATACTCACAGACCTACGCCTCAGACGAGAGGAACACATCGAGAGTATCAATCGGCAGATAGAGGTAATCAAGAATCTGCTCGGTGGCATGAGCTACAGACCGTTGGATATGTGGGAGCATCTGAAAGAGGTGCTGGACGATCCACACGCTTTGGTTATTGCAAACCCACCGACCTACTTCTCCGGATATGAGAAGTTCTACGACACACAGGGCAAGATGACCTGGAAGGAACCGCCGTATGAACTGTTTGACCCGGAGACAGGACACCAGCAGTTCTACGACCTCTGCATGGATGCGAAGGCGTTGGTTATCTGCTACCAGGAGAAGAGAGTAGGCGAAGCCGTAGGATATACGATATACGCCCGCTCCGGCACGAGAGCAGATTTGAATGCTTACATCACTACAAACCGGGAGGAAGAGGCAACCGCCCTGGCAAACGGCAAGAAGATAAAGCGCCCGGCAGAGAGTAAGTTACAGCCGTTAGACTGCAGTATGCTTCCGAGAGATTATGTGATCCGGGAAGATAGCAAGGTACAGGTTATCCCGATTAAGTCAGCAGAGGCTCAGTATTACAGAGAGTTATGGACTCACAATTTTGTCGGTTCATCGGCGACGTTCAACAGGGCATTGCTGATTGATGGCTATGTGGCTGGGGTATTCGGCATCTCGAAGATGGCGGCAGACAGCGTATTCGTTTGGTACGTGATGAAGGTGCCACACAAGACATACCGCCTCGGCAGGCTGTGTTATATGCTGGCGCAGAACAGAGATTTTGTAGATACACTCCTGGACAATATCGAACAGGAGAAGGTCACAAAGATGCGCACCGCAATGCTTACCAGGTACCCGGAGAACAAAGAGGTACGAGGCATCATGAAACTGGTAAACAGGGTTGAGGACAAGAAGAACGGCTACAAGCTCACGTATGAGGCTGAACTAGTAGAGGGAAGAACCGAACAGCAGACGCTTCAAGAATGGCTAAGGAGGGAAAACGAATGGCAGAAGAACAGAGCAAAGGCATCCAGCAAATCGAAGGATGCGAAGTAATCTATGATATGGGTTCCGGCTTGGTGATCGCCAAGGTTCCGCTGGATAAGGTTAAGGAGCAGGACATCAACGCCAGGATAATGAAAAACGAGATGCAGGATCAGTTGACCGCTAATATCAAGAAGCGAGGACAGCTGGAAAGCCTGCCTCTTTTTGTTTTGGTGGATGGCAAGCTGGAAATCATCAGCGGCCACCACAGAGTAAAGAGCGCACGTGCTGCAGAGATGAAGGAAATCATCGCTATTGTCGATGTGTCCGGTCTCTCACGAAGCAAGATTGCAGCAAAGCAGCTGGCACACAATGCAATTTCCGGTTTCGACGACGACAGTACGTTGAGAGAAATCGTGAAGATGATAGACGATGTGGACGATATGATTGAGTCATTCGTCGGCAAGGAGATCATGGAAGAACCGCTGGAACAGTACGACAAGATGCTGAGTCCTGCGGTTCAGTTTGATTTTAAGAATGTGACGTTTACATTCCTTCCGCACCAGGTAAAGGATATGGACGCACTGGTTAAAGACCTGGAATCAAAGGCTCCGGACATTGTGGGCGTGGCATCCTACGAGCAGTGCAAGGGATTTGTGGAGACACTTAGCAAGTATCAGAAGTTTACGGACATCCGAAACGTCGGTGCGGCTATCCACTCCATGATCGAGAACGCCGCTCAGAAGATGGACGACTGCGGTTTCACAGAGGAAGGAGAATGGACCTACCTCGCTAAACTGTTTGGCAGTAATGCGGTACCGGGTGAGTCCGCTTCCGTTATTCAGCAGGCAATCAAGAAAGCTGAGAAGGAAGGGACAATCACGAGTAAGAACAGGTGGCAACTGATCGAGTACCTATGTGCTGACTACCTCAGTGGCAGGTAGTTAATGTATGGCAGCTAAGCCAAAATACAATGCCCCTTACCACGATAACTGGGCGTGGTCTTTGGCTGCAATGGGTGCCACCAATGAAGAGATCGCCCTTGCCATGGGAGTCTCCGAACGAACCATTATGCGATGGGCCAAGGAACACGAATCATTCGGCAAGGCGCTTGGAGAAGGTAAAGGCGTATCAGATGCGAAGGTAATAAGGAGTCTCTACGAGAGAGCTACCGGCTATGAGTACGAGGAAGAGAAGAAAATCATTGAGTATGACAAGGACGGCAATGTGAAACCGGTCAAGATTGAAAAGACCAAGAAGCACGTACCGCCGGATGTCACGGCTCAGATATTTTGGTTGAAGAACCGGCAGAGAGACCGCTGGCAGGATAGACCACAGGACTATGTGGATCAGACCAGCGACAATGATGCGGAGGTTCAGATTTACCTTCCGGATAATGGGAGGGACGATTGATGAAAGAGAAAATCGTATTAGCTCCGCAGAAAGGACCGCAGGAAATGTTTTTAGCGACCTCTGCGGATATTTGCATTTATGGAGGCGCTGCAGGCGGAGGAAAAACCTTTGGACTGCTGTTAGAGCCGCTTCGGTACATGAACAATCCGGACTACAACGCAACTATCTTCCGACGTGACTACACGCAGGTAACATCTCCAGGAGGCTTATGGGATAGTTCACGAAAGATTTACCGCTACGTGAAAGGTTCCCAGCCGTTAAAGACACCAAAACTACACTGGACTTTCAAAAGAGGCGCATCGGTCAATTTCGCCCACCTCGGACGTGATGAAGATTGCGACGACTGGCAGGGTTCACAGCTCACGATGATAGGATTTGACGAGCTGACGCACTTTAGCGAGTACCAGTTCTTTTATATGCTGTCTCGAAACCGTACAGATTCCGGTGTAAAGCCGTATGTACGAGCCACCTGCAATCCGGACGCAGACTCTTGGGTTGCCGAGTTCATTTCCTGGTGGATAAACCAAGAGACTGGCTACCCGATACCGGAACGGTCGGGAGTGATCCGCTGGATGGTGCGACTGAATGAGGTTGTTACCTGGTTCGACAGCAGAGAAGAGGCAGTGCAGGGAGCTATCGAGAACGGCGTCAAGCCGGAACAGGCTGAGACGATGCCTAAGAGCGTGACGTTCATTGCAAGTACGCTGCATGACAACAAAATTCTGATGAAGAATGACCCAGGATATTTAGCCAACCTGCAGGCAATGGCTCTCGTGCAAAGAGAACGACTACTGCATGGCAACTGGAAGATTAAAGCCGCCGCAGGCTTGATGTTCAAGCGAGTAAAAGTAAATATGCTGGAAGAGATACCGCCTGATGTTATTAAGTGGGCGAGAGGCTGGGACCTTGCGGCAACATCAGAGGATGAAAAGGGAGACCCGGCATACACAGCAGGCGTGCTGATCGGAAAGAGAAGAAACGGACGGTACATTGTGGCCGACGTTATCAATCGCCGGTTGAGTTCGTCCGATGTGCGAGAAATCATAAAGCAGACCTGCATAGCCGACAGGGCGAAATACGGAAGGGTAGCAACAAGACTTCCACAGGACCCAGGCCAAGCAGGTAAAGACCAGGCACAGAGTTTTATGAAGCTCTTGGCTGGTTTTGCTGTTAAGTGCATTCAAGAGTCCGGAGACAAGGTTACGAGAGCAGAACCGTTCTCGGCACAGTGGTTAGGGCTTGAAGGCATGGATAAGGGCAATGTTGATGTGCTGATTGCACCGTGGAATGAAGAGTATTTCAACGAGTGCGAGAACTTCCCACAGTCAAAATTCAAGGATATGGTGGATGCAAGCTCGTCGGCATTTACAGAGTTGGAGAGTGGTGCTACATACTCAGCACCGCCTAAGGATAGCCAGTTAGGCAAGCGCAGTTATTGGAATAAGTGAGGTGAGAACAGATGGCTAACAAAGAAATCGGTCGCATAGGTCAGCGACGCTACGGAGGAACAATCTACGAAGAGTTTCTTCACGAACTGAGAGGCACACGAGGAATAGAGGTCTACCGTGAAATGTCTGAGAATGACGATGTGGTAGGTGCGATCCTCTTCGCTATCGAGATGCTGGTAAGACAGTGCGACTGGAATGTAGAGCCGGGAGGCGACACCGCAAAGGACAAAGAGGCTGCAGAGTTCGTAGAAAGCTGTATGCACGATATGCAGGACACCTGGACGGACACAATTTCGGAAATCTTATCTTTCCTCACTTACGGTTGGAGCTTCCACGAGATCGTGTATAAGCGCCGCATGGGAAATACGAAGAACCCAACCACGAAGAGTAAGTACACGGATGGTTTGATTGGATGGAAGAAATTACCTATCAGAGCGCAGGAAACGCTCTACCGATGGGAATACGACAACGAGGACAATCTGCTGGGAATGACTCAGATGCCGCCACCGGACTTCGGAACGTACACGATACCAATGAGTAAGGCATTGCTGTTCCGTACAAAGAGCAGGAAGAACAACCCGGAAGGGCGAAGCATTCTGAGAAATGCCTACCGATCCTGGTACTTCAAGAGACGAATCCAGGAGATTGAAGGTATCGGCATTGAGAGAGACCTTGCAGGACTCCCGGTAATGCACGGACCGGAAGGGTTAGACCTTTGGAACGATGATATTGAGGACAACAAGCAGACACGAATTGCGTTGGAAAATATGGTAAAGAGCATCCGTCGAGACGAGATGGAAGGCGTGGTACTTCCGGCAGGATATGAGTTGGAGCTGTTAAGTTCCGGCGGCACCCGACAGTTTGACACGAATGCGATTATCAACCGCTACGATACCCGAATTGCAATGACGGTGTTAGCGGACTTTATTTTCTTAGGACATTCAGAGACCGGTTCTTGGGCGTTGAGTTCCGATAAGACAGAGCTGTTCGCTATGGCGATTGGCGCATTCCTGGATATGATCTGCGAGACGTTCAACAGCCAGGGCATTCCGCCGCTGATTGACATTAACGGCGAGCATTTTGCAGGCATCACGGAGTACCCGAAGATGTCCCACGGCGATATTGCGGATGTGGATGTAACGAAGGTTGCAGCATTCATCAAGGATATGACCGGCATCGGAATCCTGGTACCGGACGACGGACTGGAAGATTACATTCGCCAGGTCGGACACCTGCCGGAGAGAACAACGGACGACAGGACGATAGACCAGCGGCGTAAGCAACAGGCAGAGCAGAACCAGCCACCGGAACCTGAGACAGCCGCAGGAAGCGATGAAAACGGCGAGGGCGAAGAAATCCCCGATAATGTGGTGGAAGCTGCTAAACGGCGATTAGGAAGGAGCGGTGCAAATGGCAATAAGGTTCATACGGCCAAAGCGAATACGCAAGGCAAAGACACCGGGCAGTCAAGAAGTACTACGCAGACTTGAGGAGTACCTGCAGAACGAATGTGACGAACCGGTTGAAATCCTATGCGGGTTTTGGCAGGATCAGCAGGATGCCATCACGTACCAGGAACTCCGAAAGGCAGTAGCGGACGGAAGCCTCAGCAAAGAGACATTAGAGGCTTGGCAACAGGATTACTCAGTGCTTGTTGCCGAGAGATTACAGTCAATGTGGACGCAGGCAATAGCAGCGGGACCAACCGGGCAGCCAATCCTGGACGGTCTCGCTTTTGAGTTTAACACTCAGACACCTGGCGTTCTCGACTGGATCAGTGAAAGAGGAGCTGAGTTTGTTACCCGATGCACAGAAGAACAGAAGGACGCAATAGCGGCATTCCTGGAAAAGAAAATGAGAGAGAGCCATACAGTAGATGAACTGGCAAGGCTCATTCGTCCATGCATCGGTCTGACAGAGGGTGACGCAAGAGCAAACGCCAGGTATTATGACAATATCGTGGCTACGATGCGAAAAGAGCATCCGAGAATGAAGATTGAGAGCATCCGCCGGAAGGCATTGGACGCTTCTCAGAAATATGCAGAGAAACAGCACCGGGCCAGGGCATTCACAATCGCTCAGACCGAGAGTGCTTTTGCTTATAACCGTGGAGCCGATGAAGGCATACGCCAGGCACAGGGCGAAGGGTATCTTGGAACGATGGTAAAGAGATGGAGTACATCCGGAGACGATTCGGTGTGCGACATCTGCAATGCGCTGGAAGGTACTGAGGTAGATATGGACTCCGACTTTGATTTCAAAGGAAAGGTTCTGTTTGCAGGACAACATATGTTACCACCTGCACACCCGAGATGTGCCTGCGCTATCGAGTATATCGAAGTGGCTGCACCGAGAGGAAGGAAGTGAGAAAGTGAAGAAGTTCTCTGATTTCATCAAGAAGTCTGCAGAACCGCAGAAGAAAGAGCCTGCCAGCAATGTGATTAAAGGCAGGTTTAAGATTGCCAAGTCCGACGACGACAAGCACCTGGCATTTGGCTGGGCGAATGTGGCTATCCGTGCTGACGGAGAAGAGATTGAGGACTGGCAGGAGGACATCATCGAGCCGGAAGAACTGGAAAACGCAGCATACCAGTATGTGTTACTCTATCGTGAAGGCGGAGAAATGCACGAAAGAGGCGGAGCTGCAGTCCTGGTTGAATCCGTGGTATTCACGGAAGAGAAAATGCAGGCAATGGGAATCCCGGCAGGCACTCTTCCGATTGGTTGGTGGATCGGCTTCAAAGTAACCGACGAGGATGTATGGGAAAAGGTTAAGGACGGCACATATCCGATGTTCTCAATCGAAGGAGAAGCCGAGAGAGTCGAAGTAGAAGATGAAAACACCTTGTAAAAATGGGGCGTATTGAGTTTTTCAGCAGTCTTAACCTTATAATTCCACATACGAGAGTGTAATAAGGGCATAGGTAGTTCGCATTATGGAGACAAATCTAAGCAAAAAGAACAAATTGATAAAACAGATCAGCAAGGCATCCGATATGGTGCCTTTTTCTGATTTCCTGCTCGAATTTATGGACCGCTACGGTTTGAATAACCTGCGAGAGTCCACAGTAGAGCAGTTAGAAGAGTTTATCAGCAACAGAAACATCATTCCGTTATTAGGAGAGGCACCGCAAAGGTGTCTTTTTTAATATAAATCTTGCGGAAAGGAGGAAGCAAAGTGGCAACAAAGTTAAAAAATCTCAGAATCAGCAAGGTTGATTTTGTAGATGAAGGTGCAAATCCGGATGCTCACATTAAGCTAACAAAGAGTAAAGGCGAAAAGGGGCAGTCCACAGGAGAGAATGGCGATAAGAATGGTTTTGTCAGCCGATTGTTCGGTTTCATCGGCAAAAAGGCCGGCATGAACCAGGAAGAGATCGACAGTGCAGTAGAGGAAGTTCTGAAAGGCAACTCTGTTAGTTTCAACGAGCGTTTCAATGAAATCAAGAACAGAAAGATTGCTGATGAAATTTGGGATATAGTTTGCGATTGCCAAGAAAGCTCAGTAATATCGGTATTTGAGAGACCACCGCCAGGACACTTGGTACAAAATTGGTACGGAATAGGAAAAATTCTTGCAAATCTGCGAACGCTCTCGACACCATTTCACAGCATACTACCACACCGCAAGACACGCAAAGAGTGAGTAATTACGACTGCTGTCACTCGCAAATGAGTATAGTAAACATTCTTCTGCTTGCGTATGTGAGCCTGCTGCCATTCGGCAAATATTACTCAGCAACCTATTCAAAAGCAAGAATATAGCGCAATTTGAGCGTATTTTGATATTTAAGCGCATTTGTTCCACGTACCTACTATACATTTTAAATACGCAAATGAGAATTTTAAGTATTGACACAACTCGCAAATGAGTTTATTATGTGCATAAAGGAACACAATAAACCAACATAAACAGAAAGGAATTGACGGTATGACAGAGAGACAAAACAACCGACAGGTCTCGGAATATGGTCGGCTCATGGGAATTAAAGAGCTTATGGCTTATACCTCACTTGGCAGGAACAGCGCATTGGAACTTGGCAAAAATGCGTGTGCGATTGTCCGGATAGGAAAGCGTGTTTTGTATGATCGTAAAAAGATTGATATATGGATAGACCAGCAAGCACAGGATATTTGACTGAGACTGCATCACAAGGCCATAAGCGTTCAAGGTAAGCTACGGAACGCCTAAGCATAAATCAAATAACAGAAAGGACAGAGAGAAACATGGAAAAACTGGATAACCAAATCGAACAGAAAGAGAGGGAACTGCAACAATTAAAGAGTTACCGCCAAACAGCGAAAATCGAGGAAATTGCCACGATAGATCAGAATATCATTTCGGCGGAATTACAAATCAAGAGATTAAAGGAATCTCAGCTACTTCAAGAGATCAAGAGAAAAAAGACTATACCGAATGACAAGCTCCTCCAGGCAAAGGCCCACATGAGGGAAATGATGGATCAAATCAGCAACGAGGGAATACCAAACGACGGAAACGATCCTCGTCTGATTGCATCAGAGAGACTTTTGCATTTTACAGAACAGCTCGACTTGCTTAGAATGGCAAGCCAGGAAACGGAATTGCCGGTTTCGGATAATAGCATATTTACGGAACAGTTCAAGGCATACATCAGTGCGAAAACTGAAAAACTCAATACCGCAAGAGAGCAAATCGCCAAAAAGGATAAAGAAATTGAGAAAACAGAACAGCTTTTAGAGACAGCAATAAAAGAGGGAAATGCGGAAAAGATTATTGAATATTCGGACTCTTTGGAAACTGCAAAAAAGACAAGAGCATATCTCGAACCTATGGTAAAGGAAATCGAGAACAGCGAGACATTCGCACCGGGCACAATTTCCAATGCCTGGAAAGGAATCTGCGATATGTATAAGCATGAATGGAATATGAGAATTGAGATAATCAACAGGTCATTAGAAATTCATCAGAGAGCCTGCCAGGAATTGATTACATTCGCAAACCTTCTGAACAGCCTGCGTTATGAGATACAGCGAATCGGAACAGAAAACGGCTCCCAGGATCAGATTGTAAAATACAATGCACAAATGAGTGATATGTCAGACCTGGACCAGGTAAGGAATGTCAAACGAGACCAATACGAGAGCTTATACCGGTATATTTATTTTGACCGTTCAAAGTTATTGTAAGCAATAAGAAAAGGAATGATAACGTGTGGAATTTGAAACAAGAGAGTGCGGGTTCAGCGAGAGAGCGAGACAGAGACAACGAAATATTAGTTAAACAAATTCAGACCGGCCAGGGAAAAAGAAAAGAGTTACTTGAACGGCTATGGCTCGGCAACCTGCCATTGGTTCAGAAAATCATACATGAAATGACCGGCTTGGAACGATGGAAATATTCAGACATCCAGGATTTCGAGGATTTGGAACAACAAGCGTTCCTCGGCATACTTGAAAGTATCGGGAAATATGAACCCGACAAGGGTTACAAATTCTTCACGTTTGCCATTCACTTTATACGCAAGAGTGTACTCCGTTACTATGACCGTAACGGACAGCTCATGCGTATTCCGGCATACATGAGAGCGCACATCAAACGATACGCCCAGGAATGTAAGAAACGAAATGAGTGCCAACAGCCTATAGATCATGAGAGCATACGAGAAAAGCTCGGAATGAGTAAATTGAATTACGAGAGTATGAGAAAAGTCATAGCCAGGCACGAGACAGCCAGCCTTGATACATACTTGAATGAGAGCGATCCGGAATCGGGAACTCTGCAAGATATTATTGCAAGTAACGAGAACGTGAGCCAGTCAGTCATAGAATCGGTTACGGATCGTGAATTGCACGAGCTTATGCAAAAGGTTCTGAGTATCCTACCGGATAATGAGCGAAATGTTATAATGCTACGTTTCTACCAAGGCCACAGCATGAGCCATATAGCAAATGAATTTCAGTGTTCAAGGCAAAATATAAGCGATATTCTGAAAAGGGCATACATCCGCATTAGGCACAGCAAATATGCAAATGAGCTTATTGACTTTCTCCCGGAATACTCAATGAGAAATGTGTATGAAAAGTACGAGACAAAATACACATCGGACAAGGAAAAGTACGAGAAAGCGTCTGAGAGATTGGCAAAGGAATTGTCAGAGAATGAAAGGAACCTGCTACTATGACCGCAACAGAATGGAAAAAGATTGAGAGAATGGCGAAAGGCATTGCATCCAGGACTGGAAAGAAACTTGCAAAGGATCAGCGAAAGCCAACGGACAATAAGAGCGAAATGGAATCTGAGAAAGCAAGAAAAAGGGATTATATCCTGAGCCTTCTTGAAAGATACCGCACTGAGCCACCCGACAGCAAGGAAAGAAAGACCATGGACCGGCTTATTGAACTGCACCGAGAATATCCGGAAAAGGGCTACAGAGATTTTCACGGAAAGCACGTACCATTTAAGGTCCGCCACAACCTGCTCGTCCTGGCTTTTATTATCCGGGAACCAAAGCCAAAGAGCGAAATAATGAAACTGCTCGGCATAAGCCAGGAATCAGTTTACGACAATGTGATACAGCAAGGTATAAGTGATCTCGTTCAGCTTTACTATGGCTATGAGATATAGGCAAGGCAAGGGCATATTCGCCCCGCCCTGCCTTTTCTTTTGCCTATCCTCACAATTCCACACCAAGAGCATAAAGAACGCATCCGACAAGCGTAACGGCTTCACAGCACAATGGAAAGGACATATCACTATGGGAAAAGAGACAGAGAGAATATATACATTTACGGATAAGGAACTAGAGAGACTGGTTCAGATATCTGCAAGAGAGTCAATAAAGGCATACATCAGCGAAACGGAAAAGATAGAGAGCAATCGCCATAAAAGAGAAATGAGTGATCTGCTCCAAAGATACAGGGAAATCAAAGCCACCCTTAGGAATACCGAGGGCATATCCAGCGAGAGCGACAAAAAGCGTCCGGAAAATGAGAGACTGATCGCACGAATAGAAAAGGCATCCGACCTGTTCCGGATTGAGTGTGACCGTATAGGCACACCCGAAAGTGCCCGCCGGTTTAAGGTAATGCAAGGATTGTTTCTCTCGGACAGAGCGTATTCCACACCGGAAATTGCGGAAAAGTATATGGTTACGACAAAGTGTATCTACAAAGATTTGTCATTGATTTACGAGAGAATGGCTTTCTATTTTGCCAGGGTATAAAGGACTGCTTCCGGTAAAGTCAGACTGCAGGTTTGAGTGAGTGTCTGATATGTCACCCCTAAAAAAGGACAACACCAGGGAAATGCAATGTACCGGAATAAACCGGTCATTGGGAAAGGATATGGAATGATAGAACAGCATCAAGCGAGAGCACCGCCCCGATCCCCTGCGTCTATCTTCCAGGATTAGGAATGAGACAAGACAGCAAGGTAAGGTATTACATCAACAAGAAACAATATATACCGAGTGAAAGTGTGCTACTCTGCCATACTGAAATTGACGGCATAAAGAATTTTACGGAACAGAGCTTATACCGAACCGGCAAGGGTACATTCTTCATCGTGAATGAATGCAAGGATTGTGAGACAAAGGTACAGCTATTGACCGAGGACAGTGCGTTTGAGTTTATGAATGACCATACTGCGTGTATCGATACTGGAAATTACGACAAGGTATTTGGAAAACCGGAAAAGGGATAATTTGATCGTATAGGCAAAAAAAGAATAATAGGCTCATATTTCCTCACATACTCTGACAGAAACGCTCCAAGTGCCCGTATCGTCACTACAGCACCATATAAGAGCATATTCCGAAATGTTCTTTGCACCTGGTTTGGTATCAGCAAACTATAGACTGCAGGTTAGAAATGCCCCGATAGAGCATAAGACAGTTCTTAGGGATATGATCCACAGAAACAACAGAGAACCACCCGACAACATACCGAACGGCACAACCGACAGAATGGCTCGTATTTGAGCGATTTTAGATTGCACCCTTATATTTCCTCACAAGAGACAGTAAAAACGCTCCCTACGGCTCTAACGGATTCATAGGTACAAGAAAATGAACTGTCATACCTGCAAGAAAGAATAGACACAGGAATATTGGTTCAAGTGTCACAATGGGAACCGACTGCAGGTTTGGAATTTATCGACGGAATAGAGAATGATAAAAGGCGGCATCAAAATAACCAGCTTTATACTGGATTGGTACGATACTGGGAACAGGCCTGGCAAAGTACCAGGATCAACAGGCAAATGAGCATATATTATTTTATCTCTAATATCTATCTCTATTCTCTAATATCTAGTAAAGAAACCATACAAGAAACCTTGTAAGATTTCTTACAAAAATTTATGAGAAAAATAATAGAAAAGAACCCGAAAAGCCTTATATTTCCTACATTTCCACCGAGAGAACAAAAATATTGCCACTTGGTAATTTGAGCAAATGCACCTGGAAATGCACCTGGCTTTCAAGGATAAATGCACCTGGTTATGCACCAAATGAACAGAGCTATCCGCAATGGGAACCGACTGCAGGTTTGAGTGCATTTCATCCGGAATGATTGCACATTTTGCATATAAAAAGGCACCCAGCTCAGAACTGAGTGCCTTGCCTAACTGTACAGAAAGGATTGTGTGCAACATGAATTGAACATATCACAGATAAAGTGAAAACGCAAGAAAAAGAAAGGGCAAAGACTATGAGAAAATTCAACGATTATGTGAAACAAAACAGGAAAAGGCAAGGCAATGTCCGGAAAACAGTGTCCGGGAAATATAAGATTTGTAAAAAGGACAACGGAAAGCATCGGGTATTCGGATATGCCATTATAGGGAACGGTGAAAAGGAAATAGAGAGCCAGCTAGGTTACTCGGTTTCAGTGAAAGATTTGGAACTGGCAATTTATGAATTTATCCGGAATATGCCAACAAATGATATGAGCAACCCGGTACGAATCATAGAATCGTGTGTGTTCACGAAAGAAAAGCAACAGGCAATAGGCATCCCTATAGGCATCCTGCCACCATTGGCATACTGGATAGGACTAGAAATCTACGACAAATCAATTTGGGAAATGATAAAGTCCAGCGAGTTCCCGGTATTCGCAATAGAGATCGCAGGCTCTACGGCACAAGAGTAAAGAGCATACACTGAAAATCAAAACTGGACAGAAAAAATCCCGGAAAGGCAAATACCTCTTCGGGATTTATACTCGGGCAATGAGACCGCCTGCACCTGCTTATTGGTTCAGCAATCGTGATTTTTGAGCATTATATTCGTCCTCGGTAATGGCTCCGGCATCCAGCAAATTCTTGAACTTCAAGAGTTCATCTGCAACTGATCCGCTCGGTACCGCCTGCACCTGCTCCGTATCGCTTTTATCTTCCAGGGCATTGGCAAAGGCAATTTTCCATTCCTCCAGCTTGGTAAAGAAAAAGCGATATTCGGCATCCTTCGTATGAATTACGAGAATTTTTGAAAAGAGCCTTTTGGTTTCTTCGACTTCGGTAATGTCAGCCAATGGAATATCAAAGTCAAAGTCCCCACGTGTGAGATTTACGAAAGCACCCATCACAGCGATATGGGCCAGGGAATGTTTTGAGTAAATGAACCTTTGATTTGTGAGCATACCATGTCCGTTTTCTACGATCGCCCCTTTGACCTGGTTACAAAGACCTTGCAATACAATCTGTTCTGCCATTTTACGCCTCCTCCTGGCTCTGTACGCCTGCTTTGTTATTGCTTGGCTTTTCAGAGTCCTTTACATCATCAATGGTTAATGCGATTGTCTGACCGTCTCCGGTCTTAATCTGCAACTCGCAACCGAGATAATCACAAATTTTTAAGACATCAGAGATAGAAAAAGCATCTTGTGAAAACTTATTCCGCACACTCTGTACAGATTTGTTAAGACATTCGGACAAATCGGCGGGTTTGCTATCCGTGAGATTAAGGACAGCTCTAAGTTTGTTTGCAACTGACATAATAAATAACCTCCTACGTTATGAACTATTTGAAACTAATTAGAGTATAATGCTATTCGTTATTAAAGTCAAGAAAAACATTATAAAAATAATGAAAAACATTATAAAAACCCTTGACATATATAACGAAATACATTATAATATAATTACAAACAAACAAATAATAACAAAAATCATTACAAACTGTGAGCGAAAATAGACGGGAGTACCGAAAGGGAAAGCAAGAATATTACATAACACTGGGAACGGATAAGGGAGATTGGGATTGCAAGAGTGCATAGATACTTAAACAGCCACCCAGGGCTCACAAGAAAGGATTGAGAGTATGAGTTATATCGAGAAAGTAAACAAGGAAATTGAGAGACAGACAAAAGAGTACGGTATCACACCTGCAACAGCAATTTACAATATGGCACTGACCGCAGGAATCAGCAATTTCAATCCTGCAAAGGCAACTGAGACAGAGATAATGGTTATCGCAAGAGCGATTTAAGAGAGAAAGCGAGGGTATAGGCTATGACAAATAGACAGATTGACAACAGAATTAAAAAGCTCCAGGAATTAGAGAGACAGAGAAAAGAGATTGAGCAAAAAGAAAACGAACTGAAAGCGGAAATTAAGAGAGACCTCGAAAGCAAGGACATCGAAGAATTACAGACCGGCAACTTCATAGTCCGGTGGAAAACAATCATCAGCAATTCACTTGACAGCAAGGCATTAAAAACAGCGTTTCCGGAACTGTGCGAACAGTTTACGAAACCGACAAAGAGCAAACGCTTCACGATAGCATAAGGCAACCGGCACCGCCCCCGAAAGGGGGAACGGGCCATAACCCATAAATGGGAGAGATTGCCACAGAGCTATCCTCCCACACAGAAATTATAGCGACAGATCAGCGAACGGGAGGAAAAGCGAATGAGTAAAGCAATCAAGACCACAGAGGCAATGGAACAGTTATTTGAAAACTACAAAGCAAGCGTGAATGAGGAATCAGCATTGACACCGGAACAGAGCGAGATATTGACCGCCCTGGAAAGTATAACGGATCAGGTTCATACAGACAGCGAATACGTGACCTATCAGAGAACCTACGACAAAGCTATTGCATACGCAAGAGCGTCTGAAAAGGCCGGCTTTGTGCTCGGTTTCAAAATGGCTATGAATTTAATGAGCGAGTGCCTGGGATAATGTCCCCGGCATTTCGCCGGAAAGGACAAAATATGGCAAAGAACAGAAAAGACAACCGCGGGAGAGTGCTACCGCCTAATGTAAGTCAGAAATCAGACCTACGGTACATTTGGAGAAAAATGATAAATGGTACCCAGTATGTTCTTACGGATAATGACTTGAACGAACTGAAAAAGAAAATCATCACAAAGGAATCACAGCTACAGAATGGTATCTACAGCGACATTCCGAAAGCCACGCTTAATGAATGGTTTGAGAAATGGATGGATATATACAAGAGCAATTTGAAACTTACGACCAGGGAATTATATACCAGGTATTGGAATAACTACGTGAGAGAAAGCAATATTGGTAATATGCGTATTGACCGGATCAAGAGAGTGCATATCGTGGAATTGTACAAGGAACTGCTCGAAAATAAGGAACTGGCAACAGCGACAGTACATACCCTGCACGTAATCATATATGGGTGTTTCGAGGATTTAGTCCAGGACAACGCCCTGCAAAGCAACCCGGCCAAGAAAGCATTTTCAAGGATAGGGAAAAGACCGGCTAAAAAAAGGGAACCTCTCACGGTTAAGCAACAGGAAAATTTCATCACGTTTATTTCAGAGTCTCCGACATACCGTGTGTATCTGCCTATGTTCTCATTCTTCCTCGGAACCGGGGTTAGAGTGTCTGAGCTAATGGGATTGACCTGGAAAGACATTGACCTATTCCAGGGTTCGGTCAGCATCAACCACGCTATGCACTACACGAATGTAAACGGCAAAATGACATATCATGTAACTACGCCAAAGAGTGAGAGCGGGAACAGGGACATACCTCTGCTTATGGACCTTAGAAAGCAACTCGTGCATCTGAGAGACATTGACAATTTGACCGGCTCACATGGCACCGCTACGATTGACGGATATACGGACTTCGTGTTTCATACATCAAAGGGAATGCCCTACTCGATAGCCAGTATCAATCAGATTATTACCAGGATTGTAAAGCGATATAATCAGCAAGAAACTGAGACTGCAGGAAAGGAAAACAGAGATCCCGAACTACTACCGGTATTTTCTCCGCACATTCTCCGACATACATTTTGTACAAGGTTTTGCGAAAACGAAACAAATGTCAAGGTCATTCAAGAGATTATGGGACATAGAGATATTTCAACGACAATGGATATTTACAGCCATGTGACAAAGGAAAAGTCAACAGAAATTATGAACGACCTGGGAAATAAGATCAAGATATGCTAACTCCATAACAGCTATTCACATATGAGAGCCTGCACAAATGCCATGAGCAAAGGTACCGGCTCTCTTTCTTCGTGCAAATTTCGGTACAAATTCAAGTACACATAAAGGACAATAACAAATCAAGATAAATGATAAATACCCCCGGCACTCCGCAAGAAAAGTCTATAAGGACAGTAAAGGATAAAGATAAATCCTACCTACTGGAAATTTGGGATATATGCTACGCACTGCAGGCAAGCCTCTGTTCGATTCTGAATGACGAGGAGCTGGATAGCACCGGCGCAGCAACAGCGATGAATGAGAGCCTTGACGAGTTCACTGCAGTAGTGAAGGAAGCGATTAGCAACTGGTCCGGCGGAAAGGTAATCAACATCGTAAAGAGTGACGAGGTGACGGAGAGTGACCTGGCAATGATGAAGTCTGCGGCTGCAAGGCTGAATGACAACATCGAGAAGGCACAGACCGCCGCTGGAAAGCCTGCCGGAGAAGGAGACGATCCGGAGGTAGACACAGAGGACAAAAAGGACCAGGGCAAAAAGAAACAGTCGAAAGGAGACAACGAAGATATGAAGATCGACAAGAGCAAAATGACCCAGGCTGAGCTTCTCATTCTCGAAGATATTGAGAAGAGATACGGCGTGGCAGACGACCCGGCTCAGACAGAGCAGACTCCGGAGGGAAAACCTGCGGTAACAAAGTCTGTTGAGAAGCCTGAGCAGAACCAGGAAACACCTGCAGATGGCGAGGACATCTACAAGGGACTCAATCCTGCTGTTAAGGCAGAAATCGAAGCACTCAGAAAGTTCCGTGAGGATGCTGAGAACAGAGAACTTGAAGCCGTAGCGGGCAAGTATGAAATCATCGGCAAGAAGAAAGAGGAGCTTGTACCTATGCTCAAATCTCTCAGAGCTACCGGTGGAACTGCATACAACGATATGATCGCCGTTCTTGATGCCACCGTGGAAGCGGTCAACAAGTCCGGCGTTTTTTCCGAGGTAGGCAAGTCCGGCCACGGCTCTGTGCACGTAAGTGATGCAGAGGGCAAGATCGAAGGTATCGCCAAGAGCTATATGCAGAAAGAACCTTCCATGAGCTATACGGATGCGCTGGCTAAGGCTTGGGAAGATAACCCGGACCTTATGGACGCATACGACGCTGAGGAAGGATTTTAAGGAAGGAGGAAAAGACCATGGCAAAGAGAAACTTCAACGGCTCACAGATTAACCAGTCTGTGACAATCGCAGAGCAGGCCGGTGCTGCTATCGACGATGTGAGAAACCTCATTCTCAAATATGACGAGAATGGAGATGTAGTCGTAGCAACCGACGGCACAGCACCTATCGTAGGCATTGCAATTATTGAGGCAGGCTATAACGACATCTCCGGAGCAGAGTCCGGAAAGGTTGCAAAGGGCGACCAGGTAGATGTTCAGATTAAGGACATCGGCTACATTCTTGCTGGCGGAGCCATCAAGAAGGGCGAAGAGGTAACTGCAACCGCAGGAAAAGCAACAAAGGCAGCTGACGGAGATTATGTGATCGGCGTGGCGCTCAGCAATGCAGCTGAGAATGACTATGTGAGAGTTCAGATTTCCAAGTATCAGAAGAATGCCGCAAAATAAAGAAGGAGGAAATGGTAAATGAAAAGAACAACAAAGAGCATCCAGGCAGACATTGCCAAGGGTGCTTTCAGACCACATACAGCGCTTTCCACTATGGCGCTGGCTTATTATCAGCAGGATTCAACGACCCTTGCAAAGAATATGTTCCCGGTTTGCCCGGTAGGGTTATCCTCTGACAACTATTATGTATTCGACAAAGAGGATCTGTTACGTGATAACTGGCAGAGAAAGCCTGCATACGGCAAGGTTGACCCTGCAGTAATCTCTGAACACACAGAGACCTATGCTTGTACGGTAGATCAGATGATTATGGGTATTGACTCCATTCGCCAGACTGACCTTAACCGCCGCCAGGGACCTCGTACTGCGGACCCTCGCCAGCAGAGAACTAAGGTTATGGCAGCACAGGCAAACATCCACCAGGATTCGGATTTCTCCAAGTCCTTTATGAAGCAGGGAGTATGGGCGAATGAAGGACAGGGCAAGGATGATACAGCTGTTTCCGGAAATGAATTTATCAAGTTCAGCAACGGCAACAGCGATCCTATTGCATTCTTCGATGCAAAGAAAACCGCCATGAGGCAGGCAACCGGTCGTACTCCTAACAGATTAGGACTCGGCATCAACGTATTTAATGCGTTGAAGGTACACCCTGCGATCCTCGAAAGAGTGAAGTTTGGCGGTACAACCGCAAATCCTGCAAATGTTACCGAGAACGTGCTTGCACAGCTCTTCGGAGTTGACAGAATTGTTATTGATCAGACCGTGCAGAACAAAGCCGGTTTAGGCCAGGCTGCAAATATGCAGTTCATCGGCGATCCTAACTCATTCCTGTTAGCGTATGCAACAGATACACCTTCCATCGAGGAGCCTTCTGCAGGTTACATCTTCACTTGGGACATGTTAGAGAACGGCATCTTACTTCCGGTACTCAACTACCAGGGTGAGGCCGGAACACATTCTGAGTTTGTCGAGGGTCTTATGGCTTACGACATGAAGAAAACTGCAGATGATCTTGCGTTCTTCGGTTACGACGCAGTGTAAGGAGGTTTCGCCATGAGATTAATTGCAAAGAAGCCTTGCAGTTATGGCGGCAAAAAATTCTTCATCGGGGATGAAATCCCAGCAGAACTCGTGGTAAACATCGAGAGAGAAGAAAAGCTCGGCGTAATCTCAGCCGCAAATGACGAAGCAGGGGTACCGGAACAGTCCGGTGCCCTTTATTCGCAGGAGCAGGTAGATAAGATGATCGCCGATGCAGTCGCCAATGCAGACAAAGGCTTTACACAGGAGCAGGTAGATGAAATGATCCAGTCCGCAGTCGCAGAGCTTAAACCGTTCGACTCTGACAATGCCGGTTTTACCGTGACAGTCAAGGGCGAGGGCGGCAATGTGACGGCGGTTTCCTGCAGTGCAGAGGATGTTCAGTCAGTTGTCGATGTACTGCAGATGAATGCAGAGGACGGTGCAAAGGCAGTAGCCAGTGTGAAGTCCGATAGCGTTCTGATTCTGCTTCACGCCTTAGACACACGTGCTACGGTCAAAAAAGCGGCTCAGAAACAGCACGACACCTTATTCTCCGCCGAAGGCAATTCAAACGAATCCGCAGGCGGTAACGCAACCACAGACAGCAATACGGAGGGAGCTGATACCTAATGTCAAAAGGTGCATACACATATGAGCCGGGAAACATCACAGAATTTGGCAAAGATCGTATGAGATTTGAGCTTGGAGACACGATGGTAGAGGGCCTGGCAGATACGACGGCATTGACCGACGAGGAGATACAAGCAGCAATCGACGCATACCCGAAAAAGTGGAAGCGAGCAAAGCTGATGCTCCTTGAAAGTCTGTGCCGCCGCTTTGCGTATGAGGTCAACACAAAGACCGGTCCTCTCAGCCTGGATATGAACGGCAGGGCGAAACTTTGGAAAGAAGATTACGACAAGCTGAAAAAAGAGGTCCAGGCAGAATCAGTGTCAGTGCCGCGGTTTGGAAATGGGGTAGATGGTCCGCCTTACTTCCATACCGGAATGCACGAAAACGAGAGGGTGTGGAACGGATGATAAATGCGAGATTTATGTATTTAAGGCCGGGAAACCTATTCAAGGATTTTGTTGTCGAGTCAAATACGCAGGTTGTAACAGCGAGCGGAAGGGTAGCAAACGCACCAAAGGGAGACGGCTCAAAGATCATCAGAGGATGTCTTGCTGAGTCCACGAAGGAACAGAAGGAATCTCATTCAACGAGAGACCGTGTTTGCACCCATACGATTGTGCAGGCAGGCAGTCCGGAGGCAAAGAAGTCCGATAAACTCATACTCGGAAATCGCACGTTTTACATTATCGACCTGGATGAGGTGGGTAGCTTGGGTATATCCACAATCTACTACGCCGAGGAAAGGAAGGATGTCAAGTGAAGCTGTGGAACGATGGAAAAGCAGGGAGTGCAGGAAGTGCCATAAGGGCAACAGTCAAAGGACAGGTAGCCAAAATCAACCGACAAGTCGTAGCCAGGGGCGTTAGGGCAGTGAATGCCATGAGGAACGCAGAGCTGGAAGTGCTAAAAGGTCAGAGAAGCGGGCGAACATATCGCAAACCGCACAGCAAAGCGACCTACACAGCTTCGGCACCAGGAGAACCACCGGCAAGACGTACAGGAAATCTCCGTATGCACTGGAATGGCCAGGTAAAGAGTGAAGGCAGTACCGCTGGTGGCGGAGTCCAAATCATTGCAGAGCTGGAAAGCCAAGAGAAGTATGCTGGCTACCTTGAAAACGGAACGAAGAAAATGGCAGCAAGACCATTCGTAGACAAGATCAAGGAGAAGGCAACCCCGGAAATTGAGAAAATTTACAAGGAGCCGTATGGCTAAGGAGGCATGATATATGGCACTGGTAGTAGAACAGCCGATAGCAACCTTCGATTTGAGCGAGATTGCTAGGGGCGATTTGGTCTATGGCAAGCATCGCACATGGCCGGAAGGTAAAGCCGGATTTGTAACATCAGCCACCGAGAAGGAGCTGATCGTCCAGTATCATCCGGGTATCGGCAATGTAACTAATCACTTTCGGATTCCCATTGATGAAGCGGTAGACGCTCAGTGGGAAATCCGATATTCACACGATATGTCGGAGGTCAAGACCTACGGCATCGAAAAGCAGGACACTGAGGAAGGAGCGACAGAGTGAAGCTGGAAGAACTGATTCAGAAAAGGTTCGTCAGTACGGCAGCACTCGCAGAGAGGCTTACAACCTACAACGGTGTGCCTGCTGTTTTTAGTCCGGAAGCACCGGGCGACGAACAGGATGGGTGGGGCGGTGAAACGCAGTACCCTATGGTAACTTACAACTACGACCTGCAGGCAAACGAAGAACGAAACAGTGCCGGTAGTCTTTCGGTATCGATATTCTGTCAGAACACAACAGATGTATTCCCGGAGGACATAGCGCCTATCGTGAAGGAATGCCTGCGTGATGTGATCCTTCTTCCGGAAGGCGGTACGCCGTACTGCTTTACCTGGGCGAGAACGGATGCGTTCACTATGGGCGAGGATGCAGGAAAAGCCGGTGTTGTAATCGGCTGTGAAGTCAGATTTGACATCCTGGAATATCCGTCTATGGAAACGTCCGATCCGGACCCAGTAATGGCGGTTGATAAGTATATCAAGGAGTTGTACCCGGAATGCCTGGTTATGGGATATGACCGGATGGAGGAGATAACCGAAGCCTCAGCGGATCAGCCGGTGGTTTACTGCAGACTGATTTCATCTGAGAAGCAGGAAGAAACGAATACAGTAGCCTGGATGGACGGCAGAATTGCCGTCCATGTTTTATGCCCGGAAAGCACAGTGAGATTGAAGATGGCCGCAGATATTGCCAACCACCTGTCACTCGACGGAGAGGTAATTATGCTGGACCATTCGCCTATGTTCATCAAGAGACTGCAGGTGAATTACAAATCTGACTACTTGAAGGAAGGCCAGGTATTCATCACAGGTCACTATGGATTGCTTAGGTACAAGGCTAAGCCTCACGTGCTTATGGCAGCTCATGGAAATTACAGTTAAGGAGGTAAAGCATGGCTAAGGAAACAGCAACTCCGGCACCTGCTGAAACAAAGGCAGAAAAGAAGCCGGAGAAAAAGGCCCCTGCAGAGTCCGTTTACACAGTAAGCGAGCTTGCGGGCAACGCAAGAAGCGTATTCGGCACAATGCAGGAATGCGTTGTAGCTGCTCTGAAAACTGACGGCAAAGCCAAGTACACAGTATCAGAGGCAAAGGAAATTGTAAGCAAGTTCTTACAGAAGGAGGTTAAGTAGAAATGGCAGGAACATTCATTTTAGGCGAAACTAAGGTGCGTCCTGGTACCTATTTCAACATTCAGAAGAAAGGTGGAAATGCCGCTGCTGGCGTTATGAATGGTGTTACCGCAGTAATCTTCCGTGCAGATTTCGGCCCTCTCAACGAGGCAATCGAGTTATCTGCAGAGGATGGCTACGAAGGAACATTCGGTACCGCACTTACTACGGACGCAATGAAAGAGGCAATCGCCGGTGGCGCAAAGACGATCATCGCCTGCAGAGTCGGTAACGGCGGCACTCAGGGCAGTATCAAGTTGCAGGACAGCGAAAGCACAGATGCAGTAAGCATCACAGCAAAATATCCCGGAGCAAAGGACTTTGTAGTAACAGTCCGTGAAAAGCTCTCAGACAGCACTCTCAAAGAGTGCATTTTTTATGCCGGTACAACAGAGTTTGAGAAGGTGGAATTTGCCGCCGGAACAGACGAAGCTAATGCCCTTGTGGATGCGCTGGCGTCTTCCAAGAATTTCAAGGCAGAGGTTATCAAGTCCGGCACCGTAACATTACAGAACGTGTCTCAGTCCCAGCTTACAAAGGGAACTGATCCGCAGGTAACGAATGGGGACTACTCCAATGCGTTTAAGCAGGTAGAGGCGTATGAGTTTAACACAATCTGCGTCGATACCGAGGACACTTCGGTACATCTGCTTCTGCAGAGCTTCATCAATCGTATTTTTGATGCGGCATCCCTTACACAGGCGGTCGTTGCTGAGAAACACACGGTAGACCTGGAAACAAGGGAAGCACACGCCGCTTCATTCAATGACGAGAAGATGCACTACGTTCTCAATGCCCATGTGAATGAGCAGGGCACGGAGATCGACGGTTATCAGACCGCAGCACGTATTGCCGGTATGATCGGCGCAGTAGCGGCAAACTCTTCACTCACTCATACAGTAGTCAGCGGCTTCTCCGAGATCAAGGAAAAGCTGACAAACACTGAAATGATCGCTGCAGAGAAGAAAGGCTGCCTGGTACTCAGCTATAACAAGGCTAAGCAGGTGTGGATTGATAATGCGATCAATACCCTCATTACGCCGAAGGACAACCAGGACGACGGCTGGAAAAAGATTCGCCGTGTTAAGACTCGTTTCGAGCTTATCAGACGTATCAATACCACCTCTGACAACCTGGTAGGCAAGGTAGACAACGACACCAACGGTCGAGCAACTGTAATTTCTCAGCTGCAGGCAGTCGGTGATGCAATGAGAGAGGAAGGAAAGCTGGTAGCTTGCACAGTAAGCGAAAGTTCTGCTTACACAGCAGACGGAGACTCCGCATGGTTCGACATCGATGTTATCGACAAGGATTCTATGGAGCATATCTACCTCAGCTTTATTTTCCGTTTCAGCACCAATGAGTAGAAGGAGGTAAAAAGCGATGATTAGAAACGAGAGAGCTGCCGGTGATTCAAGACACGCACGTACCGGTAAGGACGGAGCGTTCTATAGCGAGGACGGAGTTTTACTTGCTACGGTTGACACATTCACGTCTAACGTAAACTGGAACAATGCAAAGTATAGCGTACTTGGAGATGCACAGGAACACGAGACAGCCAATACATTTGCTGTCAGCCTCACTATGTCTCAGATCGTAGTGGAGGACGATGAGTTTATCCAGGAGCTTATGGAATCATTAGAAACACAGAATATGCCACACTGGAACTTCCAGGGCTCACTTCTCGGCCGCAATGGTTCCGAGGAACGTGTGGTTTACAAGGAGTGTATTCCTTCCGGACAGGTAGACATTCAGAATGTCACTGTCGGCGATGTTATCAAGAGAAACTGGAACTTCTTTGTCAACAGACCGCCTAAGTTACAGTCATTACTCGGCGTAGACAGATAAGAGGTACCACATAAGAAACCAGTAGGGGAGCCGGAGCGGTTCCCCTTTATTTAATCAAAAAGAATTGGAGGACATTCAAATGGCTAAAGAATTTGTAAAAGGCGTAACAGTAGGCGAGGCAACAGCTGAGGAGAATACTCAGCCTGCAGTAAGCACAGTGGAGACAAACGAAGAGGAAACAAAGCAGGTAATCAGAGCGAATGAGGAGGACTTCATCGCAGGTCTGATTGCGGCTGCAGATTTCGCTTCCGATGAAGAGGAAACACAGAGGATTGAGATTGTCAGAAACGGCAAGCTCGCTTTTGCATTCTCTATCAGACCTCTCGGCTCAGAGGAGTACGACAAGTGCCGTAAGAAATTTACAAAGTATGTTCGTAATAAGCAGCTTGGTATCAAGATGCCGGAGGACACAGACCGTATCAAGTACCAGTCAGCAATCATCCACAAGGCGACTATCGCAGAGGATAGAGAGAAGTTATGGGACAACAAGAAGGTATGGCAGGCACTTGAAAGCAAAGGATTTCAGATTATGTCCGGCCTGGATGTAATCGAGTACACACTTAAAGCTGGCGAGAAAGACCGCATTATTGATGCGATCGACACCCTCAGCGGCTACGAGAGCAACATTGAGGAAGTAGCAAAAAACTAATTGAAGCGGGGGGCAAGATGTGCTTGCTGCATCACATATTCCAAAAGACAGGAATAACCCCCGATGAATTTTACGAGAAACCGAAAGGCGTGCAGGCGTTCATGCTTGCGTCTATGCGGATAACCCTAGAATCACAGAAAGGAGGTAATGACGGTGGCGGAAACACTTAGAATCGAAATTCCTATTGAGACGGTCGATAATACCGATCCGGGAGTCTCCAATGCTACGAAGAAATTCGAGAAGATGGAACGAGCGGCCAATAGTGCGAATAGTTCAGCCAAGAAAGCGAGCGACACAGTTTCCAAGTTTGACAAGCAAGCTCAAAAAACCGAAAAGAGCCTGGCAAGCTGGGCGAAAGAAAAGTACGAAGTCCTGCTTGAAGCGAAGGAACGGATCAGCCCGGTACTCTCTACGCTGGGTAATGGGTTAAGGGGTTTTGCAGGGAAAACATGGAGCGTTACAATGCGAGCGATTGACCTCATAACCTCCCCGGTTCGAGGGATCATAAACCTGTTGAAGAATCCGATCTTCCAAGTCGGAGCGGTCCTGGGAGTCAGTATCGGTCTGAAAGACACGATAGAGACATACAAGGACTTCGAGGCCGCAATGTCACAGGTCCAGGCTATAAGCGGAGCCACCAGCACAGAGCTTGTCAAACTGACGAATAAGGCGAAGGAAATGGGTGCAACCACGAAATTCACAGCCGAAGAGTCAGCGCAGGCGTTTAACTACATGGCAATGGCTGGATGGAAAACCGACGATATGCTGAACGGTATCGAAGGCATTCTCAGCTTGGCGGCAGCTTCCGGAGAAGATTTGGCAACGACATCCGATATTGTTACGGATGCGCTTACGGCGTTCAATATGAAAGCCGGTGATGCCGGACACTTCTCAGATGTATTGGCAGCGGCTGCATCAAATGCGAACACGACAGTCTCCGGAATGGGCGAGACTTTCAAATATGCAGGTTCTATGGCAGGGTCGCTCAGTTACTCCATAGAAGATGTTGCCCTTATGACAGGCTTAATGGCAAATACCGGAATTAAGGGAACGATGGCCGGTACGGCACTCAACTCAATATTCACGAGATTATCGACGAACACCAATGGAGCGGCTGATGCTATGAAAGACTTAGGCATCAGCTTTTTTGATTCCAACGGACAGGCCAGGGATTTATCTGATGTGATGGGTGAGTTAAGGACGGCTACGGCAGGTATGACGGCAGAGCAGAAGTCAAACCTGGCAAATACAATCGCAGGAACACAGGCACAGAAAGGTTTGCTTGCTATCTTGAACGCCTCGGAAGAGGACTACAATAAGTTGGCAGATGCCATCAACAATGCAGACGGAGCAGCAGCGAATATGTCTGAAACGATGATGGATAACCTGCAGGGTTCTATCACATTGCTGCAGAGTGCAGTAGACGGAGTGAAAATCTCATTTGGTGAGAGGTTATCTCCATACGTGAGGAGCCTGGCAGATTGGCTTACCGATCAGATGCCAGCGGTTGAATCCGGTCTTGATGAAATGATGGACTGGGTAGATACAAAGGTGGACCGCATGAAGAAGAAATTCCATGACTTAACAGAGTCAGAAGAATGGAAAAACGCAGATTTCCTCGGCAAGGTGAAACTGAGCTGGGATGAATTTATTGCTGATCCGTTCAAAGAGTGGTGGGACACCAAAGGAAAAGCAAAATTTGCTGACTTCGCCGGAGACATCGGAAAAGGTATTGGCAGCGGAATTAAAATCGGCGTTATGACAATGCTCGGTATTGACATCTCGGAAACATTCGACGAGGGAACCAGCATCGGAGCGTCGTTCGCTAAAGGATTCTCAGAGGGATTTGATTTCGATGCCGTGTCTGCGAAGCTGATGGATGGACTCGGTAATTTAGTATCAAATGCGGGCAAACTGCTTCCGGGCGGTAAGTCTGCAGATTTGTCGTCTGTATTCTCAGCGGTATTGCTCGGTAAGATTGCCAGTCCGTTTATCAGTCTTGGCAAGGGAGCAATCAGCCTGGGGAAAGCAGGAAAGACGGTATTAGGTTCGGGAACCGGAGAGATGGGACTTGGGACAGCGATGCTTGGTTCGTCCGCAATGGGTACCGGACTTCTCGGAAAGTCAGCAATGCTGGCAATCAACCTCGGAGCAGGAAACCTGGCCGGGGGAGCATCACTAAGTGCGGGAGCTTTATCTGCAGTCGGAATGGGTGCAGGAGCAGGAGCGATTGCCGGTGGTGCAACACTCGTAAGTAGTGCAATGGATTTGTATAAATCTATCAAGTCCGATAATAAGGACGAGAAAGCCGCTTACGGTGGTTCAGCCGCTTGGAAAGCAGGCGGTGTAGCAGCTGGTGCGGCGGCCGGTGCAGCACTTGGTTCTGTAATTCCTGGTCTTGGTACAGCGGTCGGTGCTTTAATCGGTGCCGGTGTCGGAGGTATCGCAGGATGGATCAAGGGCAATAAGGTCAAAGAAGAGTACCAGGATAATGTCGAAGAAATGCAGAAGGAAGCCGAGAAAGCTCAAAAAATTTTCCAGGCAACCGGTTTGTCAATCGAAGATGTGCGATTTCAGAATAAGGCGCTGCAGGATGCTATGAACGATAGCGAGGTTTCTGCGGAGCAGTTTTCAGCTATGTTCCAGGAAGAGTGCGAAAACGTGGCAAAGAATGCTTTCGGAAAGGTTAAGTTATCCCTGGAAGAGGTCAAGAGTATTGCGAGTGATATTACATTCGGTGATATGACGGACGGACTGAACACCTTCACAACTGCAACCAGCGACACACAGCAGGCACTTAGCGACCTGCAATCATCAGTATCAACCTTGAAAAAGGAGAACTGGAAAGTCAGCTTAGGAATGAAACTGGACGAACTGCAGAAGGACGATTACAAGAGCGCAATCGAAAACTTCATCAGCGATAGCCAGTCCTATATTGACAACAACCATTACGAGGCTACAGTCGCTTTGAAGCTGCTTACTGGAACCGACGCAGATACCAGTGGTCTCGACAGCTACTACGGCAGCATGAAGAAACAGCTGGACGATTTGGGAAAAGAACTCAGTGGAAAAGTGGATATTGCCTTAGAAGATAGTGTTATCAGTCTTGACGAGTCTGCAGAAATTCAGAGCTTGCAGGATCAGATTTCTGCTATCACAGGAAAGATTTCGCAGGCCAGGACGGATGCGGAATTTGACACATTGAAGATTAAGTATTCCGGCGCAGAGTTGGATATGGATAGTTTCAATGCTTTGCAGGAAGAGCTGCAGACGCAGGTAAACAATGCGTCGGATCAGTACGAGCAGGCACTTACGCTCACGCTCACAAATCTGAACCTGCAGCTGGCAGACGGAGCTATCACGCAAGAAGAGTACGATGCGGCCGTGAAAGAAGCAACCGATGGCTACTACGCCCAGTTGAATGAGATTAACGCAAGGGTATCTTCATTCAACCTGGAAACGATTGCCGAGGCGTGGGACTCCTCACTTCAAGGCTATATGCCGGAGATTGAGGGAAGTACAAAGGAGAAGCTGGAAACAGCTTTGAACAATGCGTTGCTGGCACACCCGGACGTACAGACTTGGACTGCAGCTGATGTGGCAAGCTGGATGGGATTAGACAAGCTCAATCTCGATACGGCAGTTCAGACGGACATTGCGACTCAGATTTTACAGACGGCACTTGCGGTACCGGATGGCACCAAAGAGAAGATTATGCAGGATTTCAAAGATTCTGTACCGACTGCAGAGGAAATCAAGGAAGCAATCGACTGGGATTCAATGACTAATGAGGACTGGACGGAACTCATGGAGTCTATCACAGGTCCGACAGAAGGCGAGTCAATCGGCTTGAATACAGAGGATCTGAAAAAGAAGATGTCGGACTACTACGGCGAGTATTTCGAGAGTGTCAAGACGTCCTATTCGGAAGCACTTCACAATGCCCTGGAGAACAGCGGCAGTGAAGAAACACTCAGCACATTTATGCAACAGTATATGCAGGATCAGATGGCCGATTTTGATTTTTCGACGGTCATGGAGAATTACGGTCCTATCTCGAACGAGTATTTCGCTACGTTGCAGTCAGAGTGGCAGACAGCCGGCACAAACCTCGGAACATCTCTTAACACGGGAGCGTCAACGAGTCTTACCAATGGCTCAGCAGGGCTGAGGACCAGTCTGCAGACCTCTCTCAATACAGCAACGGCAAGTCCGTTCAGCATCAGTCCGACGGTAAACGTAACACCGAAGTACAACCTGCTGACGCTGCCGACAATTCCAACAACGGCATCAACACCAGCGAAACACGCTGCAGGTGGTCGAGTTGGTGGCGGTCCTCAGCTGTCATGGTTGGCAGAGGAAGGTTGGGACGAGTTTGTTATCCCGACAAACCCAAGCCGGAGGACAAGAGCGCTTGAATTATATGAGCAGGCAGGCGAAGCACTCGGCGTTTCTAAACACGCAGAGGGCGGTCGTATAGAAGGCTCAAATTTGAGCGATATGGTATCAGACTATAATTTATTCACTGAGGCGACAAGAAACGCATCCTATGGCTATAACGACACCGCAGAAGGTAATTATGAGGACAACTCAGCAGAAACATTTGCTCCGGTAAGTTCAGAGGTTCCAACCTCAACACCACAGACCGGTCCGATCAGTGTGAATGTTGCAGTTAGTCCGAATTTCCAAATCGAGGCGAAGGAAGGTCAGAGTGAGGAAGATATTGTCGCCGTAATCAGAAGGCACTTAGGCGAGATCGCAGACGAACTCGGCGGAAACATCGCCGACAAACTGAGTGAAGTATTCGCCAATATGCCAGTATCAAGTACGAAAGGAGCGTAGGCGATGGATATTAAACTGATTCCGGTGGAAAAGGGTTCAAAGTTTACGTTCCCGGCTCTACCCGAAAGGGTGCAGGGCAAATACGCGGCCAAGTACCAAAGTTTTGACATCATCTCCCTGGGTACCGTAAAGGTACCTAAGGGGACAGATGTTTCAGAGTTTTCGTGGGATGGTGTATTTTTCGGAGCGTCAAAGAAAAATGAGGCAATCGTCAAGACGAATGCCTGGAAAAGTCCAAATGAGTGTGTAAAAATTCTGAATGACTATATGTTGAATGAGACAGTGCTTACATTGATCGTAACGGAAACGTGGATAAACGTGGATGTTACGATTTCTTCATTTCAGCCGAGACCGGTTGGAGCGTATGGCAATGTTGAGTATTCCATTACGTTTGTTCAGAAGAAACCGCTGAAAATCTACAGCACAAATGAGTTGAAAATTGCGGCGTTCGTAAAAAAAACGAAGCCGAGAGCCAGTTCATCATCGAGCGGAGGCAATTATACAGTAGTCTCCGGAGATACGCTGTGGGGCATCGCTTCAAAGAAACTGGGAAGCGGTACCAAGTGGACGACAATTTACGATGCAAACAAGGATACGATAGAGTCCACAGCAAAGAAACACGGAAAGAGCAGTTCAGATCACGGTCACTGGATATGGCCAGGAGAAGTTCTGACAATCCCAGGATAGGAGGCACGCTATGATTGATTTGGCGAAAATCCAGTACCGGGTCGTGGTTATGGACGAAAGTAAGAACCAGTACAACATCAAGGAGTACATCGAAAACCTCGGATGGGAAGAGAACGATGGCGAGTTATCCGTCAGAACCTCATTTGTGGCGAAGAATGATAAGACATCCAAGGGTTACCTGTCGAAGATAATCAAGCCGGGGTGCCTGGTCGGAGTATTCGCAACAGACGGTGCTTCCCAGGACGAGGAAGTAGCACGAGGGTACGTGGAAACGTGGAATCCGGTTGAAAAGAGCGGAGGACATACGCTGAAATGTACCTGCTACGACGAGCTTTACAAGCTGCAGAAGAGCCAGGACAACAGATATTTCCCTTCCGGAACCGGCACAAAGTCGGCGATAGAAGGGATTCTTGATGATTGGGAGATACCGCAGGGATCATATCAAGGCCCGAATGCTTCACACGGCAAAACGGTGGAGAACAATAAGTATCTGTCAGACATCATCATCAATTTGCTGGACGATGCAGCAAAAAAAGGCGAAGAGCAGTGCTTTGTGCAGGCCAGGAAAGGTAAGACATCCGTTATTCCGAGAGGAAGCAATAAGACGGTGTATGTATTCCGGACAGATAACACGCAGATGTTCAGTCAGAGCATAAGCACAGCAGATATGATTACTAGGGTCAAGGTTGTAGGGAAGGCAGACGATGATGGAAGAACCAGTGTTGAAGCCACGGTAAACGGCGAGACAAAGTATGGTATCCGTCAGAGAATTTATACGAGAGGTAAAGATGAAAGCCTTGCGGACGCCAAATCTGCAGCACAGGAAATCTTAGACGACGAAGGAAAAATCAAAAAGGAGATTAAAGCACAGTCTCCGGATGTTCCGTTTGTCCGAAAAGGCGACCTGGTGTATGTAATGAGTGAGCTGGCCCAGTCGTATTACTACGTGAAAGGCATCCAGCACACGGCAGACACCTACAGCATGACAATGGATTTGGAACTTGCAGAGCCAAAGAAAGAAAAGGCAAGCTCCGAGAAAAAGAAAGATTACAATGTGGGCGACATCGTGAATTTCCACGGTGGAACCCATTATGTGAGCAGCTACCCAGGCTCAAAAGGCTATAACGCCAGGGCAGGAAAAGCAAAGATTACGATTAAGAACGGTTCCGGGAAAGCACACCCTTGGCATCTGATCCATACGGACAGTGGAAGCAACGTGTATGGGTGGGTTGACGACGGAACTTTTGATTAAAGGCAGGTGATACAGATGGATCAATTTGACGGGCACCCAGGGACAGCGAAACTGGCGCAGGTGTTAGATAAGAGAACCTCGCAGAAAACAGAGTCTCCGCTGACTTTAGATTTTGGAGAAATCCAGGCAAACGGAAGTTTGAAAACGAACACATTCCCGGTGCCGATCCCGAAGGGAGACTACACGATCTGCAGACTGGCTGCAGGATTGACACTTTCAACCTCGGAACAGAGCTGGCTTGGCAAATCGCCGTCGGGCGTTCCTCTTCATAGCCACAGTGTAACGATACCCGCAGTGAAAGCGGGAGATCGAGTGCTGCTTGCCTGGATTCAGAGCGAAGCAGTCGTAATTGATGTGATCGAGAAATCATAAAGGAGGCGAGGCAAATGTCACAGCCACTATTTCCGGTTGTTGAGGTACCGGATTTTATCTCGGAGGACAGCCAGTACGACACTCAGTACAAAAGGAGTATGAAGTGGGACCCGGAACTGGGAGACTTCGTGAGAGATGGGGCGCACCGGATTAAGGAATGCGACGGCAAAGAAGCCTTCGCCATTTGGTGTTTTAAGATTGCACAGACAGAGCGGTACCGCTGTTTGGCGTACCCCGATTCAATCGGTACCGAAATGGAGCGTGCCATGGATAACGACGATGAAAAAACTGTTGAGTCCATGGTGGAAAGAACAATCACAGATGCAATTATGGTAAATCCCCGGGCAGAAAATGTCCGGGATTTTCAATTTACCTGGGAAGGCGATCAGATGCACGTAACCTTCAAGGTAAAGGGTAGCAACTGGGATGAAGAAATAGAGATTAGCTTGTAAAGGAGGTGGAGAGTATGCAGCCGGAATTTAACAGACCGGAGTTCCTGGAAGGAAACTCAGCAGAGGAAATTCACGAGCGAATGATGAATAACCTGCCGGACGACATCGACGATATGCCGGGTGGGTTTCCGTATGATATGACGATGCCTGCAGCATTGGAAAAAGACGAAATCATCAATTTCCATATCGTAAGGGCATTGATGATTGCGTTCCCGGAATACGCCTGGGATGAATGGTTAGACCTTCACGGTCGCCAGGTACATCTCACAAGACACGAAGCGGAACCAGCTTTTGGCTATGTGAAAATCACAGCTGCAGAAGGAACCGAGATTTTATCCGGAACGGTATTCTGTACGGCGGCAACCGAAACCGGCCCGTCGATTGAGTATGCCACCACAGAGGATGCGGTTGTTGGAGGCGAAGGATCAGTGCTTATACCGGTATCAGCGGTTGAAGCAGGCACAGGTTCTAATGTAGCGGCGAATACGGTCGTGCTGATGATGGTATCCGATAAGAATGTGACCGAGATTAACAATCCGGAGCCTATTCGTGGCGGTACTGAAAGAGAGACAGACGATGATTTTTACGACAGGATCGCTGCAGAGTACGACAACAGCATGACATACCTGGGGAACGATACGGACTATAAGAGATGGGCAAAACAGGCAGGAGCAGGAGATGCGATAGTTATTCCTGTTTGGAATGGCCCTGGCACGGTGAAACTGGTGCTGGTAGACGGAAACGGAAAACCAGCCAATGCGAAGCTAGTGCAGGACGTGTATAACTACATCGTTTCTCCGAATGATAGGTCAGCAAGATTGCTTCCTACCGGAACAGCAGAACTGACTTGTGCGGCAGCCACAACGGTTGCCGTAAATTATGTTATTACAGGACTCAGCTACGATGAAACAACTGGCATTGAGCAAATCAAGGCAGACTTTACGGAAGCTGTGAGAGCGGTCTATGCACAGGCGAAAACCGAAGGGGTTCTGAGGTACAACGACGTAAGACCGTTGATTTCTGCAATCGCAGGAGTCGAGGACTTTGAAACATTCACAATGAATGGGAAAATGCAGAACATCACTCTGAAAAGCGAGGAGTACCCGGACACCGGTACCCTTAATTTTAGTTAGGGGGGGTGTGAATGTGGAAAAGTTTGATTTAGAGAATTTCCCGGTCAGCGAGAGTGCGAAGAACATGATTGCCTCAGTGTCAGACGGCTTTTACGACAATTCCTATGTTGGAAAGTGGCTGTTCGAGGTCATGGGTCAGGAGTACGACGCAGCAAGAGAAATAGCTGAGGATATTCTGAACCAGCTGTTTCCGGAAACTGCCACCTGGGGACTGATGTACCACGAGATTAAATGGGGACTGCCGGTGCGAGAAAACCTTCCATACGAGGAGAGACGGCAGTTAATTTACCGGAAGAGAGACTACAGGGCGCCAATGACACCTTATCGGATGGAAGGGTACTTAAAAACCGCCACCGGATTTGATGTACGAATTGCAGACATAAATGATCCGGGAGATTATGGTTTCGTGGCACCACACCCGAATGTGTTCAAAGCATATTTCATGGGCGAGGGAACACTTGCGTCGAAGCGGGCGAGAGCCATGCTGAATGAGCTGAAACAGTCACACACGATGTTTACAATGAATGACCGAACCGAGATCGTATCAGACAATCGGAACTTAGAGGAGATGAATCTGAAAAAGGTAATCTTCCATATCGCAGAGTCGTTTTGGTATAGCGATCTGCTGGATGGAAGAAAACTGCTGGACGGTTCCAGCCTTCTTTATCCGTATATGAGATACAATCTGATGCTTGGGTTTAAGTATATGCTCGGTGGATTTACAACGCCGACAGACGCAGACCTGCAGAAGGTAAAATTCAGAGCAGAACAGGAAACAGAAAATGATGTCAAGGCAGGAGCAATCCGGATCGCCTCGGACATCATTTTTTGGAATACGCACCTATTGGATGGTTCGTGGGATTTGGACGGCTCACACAGGCTCGATGTTACACGAGGCTATCAACTGGGCGTTGCAATCGTTGCGATGGTTGCCTTCGCCCATAACGAGGTCACAGACGTATTGAAAGTACGAAGTGCTTATGACCTGCGAACGGGTTCAGAGGTTCGGGCGGCAATACGCTCGGAGTTCGAGGCCGACTTTTGGAATACCGTCTATTTGGACGGAAAACTGTTACTCGACGGAAATACGACGTTGGAGTACAGAGGTGGTAATAAACGATTTGAAGCATCAGTTACACACCACATGGGAATCAAAAGAGAAGATTCGGATGTATCGGTGCAGGTCATTACCAAAACAAGGAATTACTGGTTTTTCGATGGCGGCAATATGCTGAACGGTAAGAAAAATCTTAATTCAATTTATAGAAAGGAGTATATCCAATGAGTACAGAAAAGAGCAAAAACGTGGTGATCACGAAGAAAGCCAGGGAGAACCTGGTTAAGGCACGTGCCGGAGCCATTACGCTTCCAAAGATTATCGGTATGGCGTTTGGCGAGGGCGGTGTAAACAGTTCCGGTACGGTCATTGCACCGGCGGAATCCCAGTCTAGGCTCAATAAGGAATTGTTCCGCAAAGCCATTGATGGTTACACATTCCCAAACGACACAACCTGCAGATACGAATGTACCCTTGCAGAGAGTGAACTTGCTGGAAAAGAGATCAGCGAAATCGGATTGTATGACACCAACGGCGACATTGTGTGCATCAAGACCTTTACCAGGAAGGGCAAGGATGATGATGTAGAGCAGACATACGTGCTTGACGACATCTTCTAGGCCAGGAAGGAGGCAAAACGTGAAGAATTACACACCGACAACGAGAAATTTTTCTCGGTCCGTGCCGAATGTTGAGGTTACGGACACAAACCATGCAGACAACATCAACGCAGCACCTAAACAGCTGATCGAGAATGACAATTATCTGAAAGACAGAATGGATGATGAAGGTTTTTCTCTCGTGGATGGTGTTCTGTGTCAGACATTTGAAGAATAAGGAGGCATACAAGAATGAGTAAAGTAACAAAACCGGTAGTGCTGGACGAAACAGCAAAGCAGGTTGTAGCTCAGATGCAGTTACAGAATGAGATTTTAACATCACTTGCCAGCGGCATCAATTATAAGCCGACATCCATTAAGGATGTACTTAATGTTGTGCGCGCAGGCCAGGCAAGTAAAGTGTTCCAGGTTGGCGATCAGATTATCGTTCCTTGGACGGACATCGCAACGAGGCAGAAATACGATGTACCGCTTGATATTGTAGCTTTTGGAACATCAGCATTGCAGGATGGTGAGGAACTTCCGAGCATGACCGTACAGTGGCACTATGCTACACCGTTCGGGGTGCAGTTCAATCAGTACCAGGCGTTTTTCTATGCGACAGAAGGACTTGCTGCAGGAACGTACTATATTGAGATTGGCACTACATGGGGTGACAAAGGATATTGCGTAGCCGGAAAAAAATACCAGTTTACGCTCACAAAGCCTGTGCCAGCAGGCGGACAGCTTGCCGGATTCAGAGGCGCACCGGATCAGGCACCTTCTACTTGGAAAGTATATTCATACAACAGTAAGACGGCGGTGGACGCTATTGAGACGGTTTCGGTAACAGAAGGAAGTTCCGGAACAAGCCTCGGAGTCTTAAAGTTCGGAGGAGATGGAAAACTCAACTGCTTGCAGAGAACAGCATACGGCTACAACAGATGGTCCCAGTCAGCAATGAGGCAGTGGCTTAACTCTGATAAGGGAGTAGGCGAGTGGTGGACTCCACAGAATGATTACGACAGATGCCCGGATCAGCTTGCAACAAAGGCCGGCTTCTTAACAGGTTTTGACGCAGATTTCCTGGAAATCCTCAGACCGACAAAGGTTGTAACAGCGCTCAATACCGTTACGGATTCCACAAGCAGCAACTCAGTTGAACCGCTCGAAACAACGTATGACAAGATTTATCTGCCTGCGTTGGAACAGATGTCGATTGAACCGGAACTTACAGGAGAGGGTTCTACTTGGGATTATTGGAAGAGAGCTTCTAATATGACAACCAAGATGAAAAAATGGCAGACATACCCTCAGATTCGTACATTTGCGATTGAGAATCACACTTCACCGCAGAACGTCCGCTTGCGCTCGGCTTATCGTGGCAATTCGTGCAATGCGTGGTGCGTGAACTCTAGCGGCAACGTCAGCGACGGCGGCAACGCCATCACCGCCCATCGCTGCGCCCCGGCTTGTGATTTCTGCTAATCAGCAATCAATAAATCCCGGCACCCACGGATGCCGGGTATAATTTCAGAGAAAGGAGGAACATAGCGTGTCAGTACCAGTTGGAGAAAGAAGAGAAAGCAGACTGGAAGTATTCGTGCAGGCGTTGGACTTAGTAACTTACACTCTCAGAATCACGAAGAACGAGAAAATTTTTCTTCCGGAGTACCAAAGACAAGTTACAGACGACATTATCGAGACTGCAAAGAGTATCTACATCGATGCTTGGGATGCCAACAATGTAAGGGTAACGACTAAAGATGATTGGAGAGTCCGCAGGGAGCTACAACTTCGTGCGGCCAGGGAATGCAACAGGCTCCTGGCTCTGATCGGAATTGCGAAATCCTCGTTTCATCTCAAAAATAAGCGAATCAAATTTTGGACCGGTAAGGTTTTGAAAGTCCGAGGTATGATCCGTAGTTGGAATGAAAGTGATAGTAAACGCTACTCCAAAATTTCGGAGTAGTTTTTATTATACGGATGTAGGCTAAACGCAGAACGTCCGCTTGCGCTCGGCTAATCGTGGCAATTCGTACAATACGTGGTACGTGAACTCTAGCGGCAACGTCAACAACAACAACGCCATCAACGCCAATCGCTGCGCCCCGGATTGTGTGGTATTAAGGACATAAAGGCTATTCCGTAAGAATGGCGCTCCAACCAATCAAACACAAGGAGCCTGCATCCGGCCGTAAGGCGAACAACACTGTAGCGATGCGGTCAGCCGGAGAACGACTGTTACCCGCTGTCAACGCTATGGACCTATCTATAAGTTTTATGGATATGGAAGAAGTAATCGGCTTTGAAGCCTTATATGATTCGATGCACAAGTGCAAGAAAGGAGTTATTTGGAAAGAGTCCGTTGCACATTATGTATTGAACAGCCTGGAGGAAACATACAAGCTCAACGAGCAGTTGGAAAATGAAACCTACAAGGCAAGGCAGATAGCGAAATTCACGATAACCAGGCCGAAGAAAAGAGAAATCATCAGTGTATGTTTCAGAGACCGTGTTTATCAGAGAAGTTTGAACGACAACGCACTGTACCCAATAATGACAAATTCGTTCATTCGTGATAATTGGGCCTGCCAGCGAGGCAAGGGTACCGATGATGCGAGAGATAGGATGAAACTATTTCTGCAGAGAATGTACCGGAAATATGGTACAGAATTTTATGGTCTGCAGATAGATGTGCATGGGTATTATCCGAATATGCGGCACGACTTAACCAACGCAATGTTGGAGAGAAAGTTGGAACCGGAAATAGCAAAACGAGCCATTGACGTACTCGACGGACAGTACGCCGGGGATGTGGGTTATAACCCTGGAAGTCAAATGGTTCAGATTGTCGGCATATCAGCATTGGACGACCACGACCACAAAATCAAGGAATATTTAGATGTGGACGAGTTCGGAAGATATATGGACGACTCACTTGCGTTTCATCCTTCCAGGGAATACCTGGAATACTGCAGAAAAGTGATCGGCGAGATACTGACCGAGAAGGGGTTAGAGTTCAATCCAAAGAAAACAAAGGTATTTAGCATTGCAGACGGTTTCACATTTTTAGGTTTCAAGTACCGGCTAACAGATACCGGGAAGGTTATTATGATAATCGATCCGAAGAATGTCAAAGAAAGACGTCGGATATTACGAAGGCTGGTGAGAAAAGCCAAACAAGGTGAACTCACGAAGGCTAAGGTAGACGAGTGTTATTACGCTTGGAGAAACCACGCCAGCAAGGGCAACAGTTTTAAGCTCCTGCAGCGCATGGATAAATATTATAAATCATTATGGAGGTAGCCAAATGGAAGTAAAAAAGAATGGCGGCGATGTCGCCAAAATGAGAGCTGACGAGAACATGAAGGCAGAGCTGGCCGATCAGAATGCCAAGATTGATTACCTGGCAATGATGGCAGACATTGAGTTTCCGGAAGCAGGAGACTCGGCAACCAGCACCGAAGAAAGTGAGGAAGAGTAATATGGCAAAGGCTAAAGAAGTAACAGAGGCAGTAGACACATCTGCAGAGGAGACGATCCAGGAAGAAGTGCAGCACAGTGATTGGTTCGACAGAATCAAAGATTACTACGACACGAAGCGTTGGAACCTGGCTATGGTTAAGAATGCCGTCAAGAAAGGCAAGATTACCGAGGAAGAGTACGAGGAAGTCACAGGTCGTAAGTACAAGGCATGATCCGCTACGCAGAATTTTACAACTATGACCGCCTGGAAAGGGCGGCATCAGAGTTAGGCTTGCTCACTACCGAAGCAGACGAGGAAAGTCTGCTGAACCTGCATAACAATTTGGTATGGCATCTGTACCGGTTCGACGAGGACCCACGCGCGGATGCCATTCTTTATGCAGTAATAGAGGCCATTTTGGGTGAAAAGGCGGCAGATATTACAGACATTCCGTATGAACTATGGTGTGTTTGGGAAGGAGGTAAGAGAGCCAATGTCTTTGAATGAAATTCTTGCAAGCGGTGGAGCTCTACTGCTGTTCTTGACACTGGTGCAGATTACGCCCATCAAGGTAAATCCGTGGTCTGCAGTTGGAAAGATTATCGTAAACGGCATGAGAGCCATCGGAAAGTCGATGAATAAGGATGTTATTGATAAGCTGGAATCAGTGCAGAAAGAGTTAAAAGACCTGGGAGAAAAGCACAACAAGCTCGAAAGGCGCATGGATAAAGATGATGCGGACGGATGCCGTACAAGAATCCTGCGATTTGCCGACGAGTTGAGAAGGGATGTCAAACATTCCGAAGAGTTTTTCAATCAGATTTTAGATGATATTTCGGACTATGAGCGTTATTGCGCAGAGCATCCGGAATACAAGAACAGCAAAGCAGTAAATGCCATTGCCGAGATAGACAAAGTTTATCAGAAGTGCATGGAAAAAAATTCATTTTTATAACAGGAGGTAAAGGAATATGAAGAAAATTGATTGGGTTAGAAAACTCACAAGCAGAAAGTTATGGACTGCGGTAGCGTCATTCGTATCTATGATGATCCTGGCTACTGGCGGCACAGACAACACGGCAACACAGGTTACAGCGCTCATTATGGCGGGAGCGTCCGTAGTGGCGTACATCATTGGTGAAGGCTTGACTGACTCAGCCAACATCGGTTCCAACAGTGAGGATGAGGAGTAATCTGAGAACATATCGTAAGCACAGGGCGGTCGAAAGACTGCCCTATTTTTGTTAGGAGGAAGAACCATGAGTTTAGTAGTTGGAAGCGCAAGAATTGACGAGAACGGTCACATTTCCGGAGGAAAACCGGGAGATCAGACTGGAAACGAGGTATCAACCCAGGCGTATTACGTCCATTCAAAAGGCTGGTACTGTCTGAGACCGAAGAGCATCACGGTAGCAAACGCCATTGCAGAAGCTATGCTGCAGGGATGCAGAAACAACAATATCGGATATTGCCAGGGGCATAGAAGCAATGTGATCGAACAGCTGAGAAAAGTCGGAAAGCTCTCTAAAATTTCTGTAAAGACAGAGGCAGACTGCAGTTCACTTGTGAGAGCGTGCTGCATCCAGGCTGGCTTTGATCCAGGAAATTTCAATACGGCATCTGAGGTATCGGCATTGAAGGCAACCGGACAGTTTATGGAAGCGATTGCGGTAACTTCCAAGACGGAATTGTTCAACGGTGATGTACTCGTCACAAAGACCAAAGGACATACGGTAGTTGTTGTTTCCGGAAACCCGAGACACGGAAATACTTATTATCCTAAGTATGAAGGAGCATCGGGGTCTATTATTACGGCGCTTGCTGCAGTGGGCGAGAAAGACACATCGAAGGCGCACCGGGCCAAGATTGCGACCGCAAATGGCATTACAAACTACGCATATACCGCAGCGCAGAACACCAAGATGGTTAATCTTCTCAAAAAAGGAAAGTTAATCAAAGCGTAAGTTCTGAAAAGGTATCACATCGGGGTGGCTGAAAAGCTGCCCCTTATTTTGATTTAAGGAGGAGTTTTCTATGGAAAAACTATTTGGTATTGATATTTCACACTGGCAGGGAGATATGAGCATCGAGCAGGCCAGGAACGAAAGAGGAGTGAGATTTGCTATCATTAAAGCTGCAGGAGCAGATGATGGCAAGTACAAGGATAGCAAGTTTGAAAATTACTATGCACAGTGTAAGGCTATCGGACTTCCGGTAGGTGCATACTATTACGGTAATGCAAAGTCTGTTACGGAGGCAGAACAGGAGGCAGACCATTTCCTGTCAGTTATTGCAGGGAAGCAGTTTGAATATCCTATCTACTACGACGTAGAAGGTAAGATGCTGAACAGCAGCAGAGATGTCCTTACGAATATTGTGATTGCGTTCTGTGACAGATGCGAGAAGGCTGGATATTTTGTCGGAGTATATACATCTGATTCACATTTCCAGGCGCACGTAGACGATGATCGCCTGCAGAGGTTCACTCATTGGGTAGCGAGATATTCTTCAAATGAGCCGGTAACAGGTCACGATATTTGGCAGTACGGAGGAGAGTATAACTACATTGCCGATAAGACGATCTGCGGAAGAACTGTGGATCAAGATTTTTGCTATCGTGATTTTGAGACAGAAATCAAGAAGACAGGTCTCAATGGATTCTCTGCCAGCACAGGAGATGAAGCGAAGGAGCCGGAGATTTCAGAGCCGGAAGGCAGCACACTCGACCTGCTTTACAGAACGATGAAGGACGAGTTCGGCGGGGGCGACGCAAGAAAGGCAGCTCTCGGTAGCAGGTACAATGAAGTGCAGGATGTAATCAATCACATCGACAAAGCATCTGTGCAGGAACTTGTAGATGAGGTGTGGGCCGGTAAGTACGGCGATGATGAAGTGAGAAGGACCGTTCTTGGCAGTAGATGGCAGGAGGTCCAGGATGTAATCAACGCAGGAAACAAAAAGTATTACACCATTAAGAGCGGAGATACGCTTTCCGGTATTGCGGCGAAGTACGGAACTACGGTCAATGCAATTGCTCAGCTCAACGGCATTGAGAATCCGAACCTTATTATCGCAGGAGACACCATCAGACTAAAATAACAGGAGGAAGCGGTGACATTATGAAAAACTATATCGGCGTGAAAATTGTTAAAGCTGAGCCGAAGGAGAAGAACGGAGTACCTGGGTACGCTGTGAAATATCCGGATGGTTATGTATCATGGAGTCCGAAGGAAACCTTTGAAAAGGCATACCGGGAACTGGACTGCCAGGATTTCATCAACTCAGCAGAGTAAGTAAGAGGGCCTATGATCCGCAGGGGTTGTAGGCTCTTTTTTATTGCAGAAAAGCGGAACAAGACTGCAGGTAAAATCAATATACAAAATAACCAAAATAAGACCGGGTATTTTGACGAAAAGTTCCAGAGACACGATAGGCGATTTTAGTACCTATCCTATGCCTAAAGACTAAAAGCCGGTATTGAACCGTGTACGAAGTCATAGACCTATACGTTTTCAGAGGTGTAATTATCCACATTATCCACACGCATTTGTGGATAAAATACGCTTTTGAGAGTACGCAAATGAGCATATATTATTCTATCTCTAATATCTATTATCTAATCTCTAATATCTAGTAAAGAATCCTTGTAGAAACCTTAGAAGAAATCATGTAAGAAATCTTACAATGCACCAGGCAACCATGCGGGTTTGCGGTCCTCGCAAATGAAAATGCGGAGCAATGTACCAGTCGGTGTTGATGATCCGGAAATTACAGAAGTTGTCGCAAGTGCGAAAATTATTTGGTAAAACTCGGAAAATAGAAGTATATCTATTGACAAATACGCAACTGCGAGTTATAATATAACCATAATCAAACAAAACAATTTGATTAAATCCGAAGAAAGGAGGAATTACCAGTTGGGTAAGAAAGGTAGGAAGAAAGACTTTTCTACAAAGGAAAAGGAACTACTTGAAATCGAAAACCTTAAATTACAGAAGAGAGAAAAGCAGGCCAGCATAATCTCCACCATAGTAATCATGATTGTGTCAGTGATTACGGCAATTCTGAAATGGTTAGGTTTGATTGATTAAGTAGTTCCCTTAATGGTCGGGAGGCAGCAACACCGCCTCTCAACTGTTAAGTCTATCATAAAGGAGGCTGATTTGGCAATGAAGAAATTAAGACAGTTCCTGCAGTCGGTATTGTTCATCAACTTTATGGTCGGCATATACGACGGTATGAGAGCGAAGAATTTGGTAGCAATTTTGATAAATGGAGTAGTGGTACTGGCATTGATCGCCGGAGAAAAGGAAGAGAGGTAAACGATATGAAGTGGGACGTAAAACATGATAGAGCAAAGAAGGTATTAAATCATTTCCTGGATAATGCAGGATATTGGACCGAGACAGAGAGCTTGACAGAAGGACTTACCGAGGACGAAATCCAGGAAGTAAGCACAGAGGTAGCGACGATGATTCAGAGCATTACAAAGAGATACAAGCTGGATGTTGTGCTTCCTGCAGAGCCGGTAGTCAAGGAAGAACCGGCGGCCGAAGAGAAGGTTGAGGAGCAGGTGGCCGAGGAACCTACAGAAGAGGTCAAGGAAGAAAAGCCGGTCGAAAAGCCGAAGAGACGTGGCAGAAAGCCGAAGAAAGAGGAGGTTGCGTAGGATGGCATACGAGAGAAAGACAATCGACACCTGGGAGTTGCAGCTGAATTACGGGTACGGCTGGGAGTACACATTGACAGAGTTCACAAGAGAAGAGGCAAGGGCGAGACTGAAAGAGTACAGAGAGAATCAGCCTCAGTACCCAGCAAGACTTGTTAAGAAGAGAGTAAGAAAGGAGGCGATTGCGTGAGCGCAGTAACAAAGCTGACAGCAGAGCAGATTGAGAACCTGGCAAAGGAGATTCGAGAGTTTCTGCTGGAGCATGGGTTATGGCAGGACGTTGATATTTACTTCAACGGAAAGAAGTACACGAGTTACGATCCGGAGAACGGAGAATATTATTACAACGACAGGGAGCATCTGATCGAAGTGGTAGACCAGCCGGAGAGACATTTTGAATATGTTAATCCGGAACACATTCTTAGCATGAGTTTTGAAGGACCGGTATGCGAGATGCTGTACTACGGCATCCTTCCTTCGGTCAGAAGAGAATTTGACAAGATATTCGAGAGATACGGTTTGTACTATGAGTTCGGGCATCACTGGAATTTCAGTTGCTATTACATTTGAGAAAGGAGCAGGCACAATGAATATCGGAGTGGAAGTATTAAAGGAAAGCGTAATCAGAGTGCAGTCACAGTTAAACGACTGGATGGATTGCGTGTTTATTGTAAGCAAAGATGATGAAGAGAAGGCGAGAGAGGTATTAGAGAAAGCCTGGGACAGTTTTTGGGAAGATGGAGACGGTTGGTGCTACGGTAATTACCTGGAAGATAAGCTGGTAAATGCCGGTATTGCATTCGATGCGTACTACGCAGATGCGGAGGAATAAGGGCATGGAAGAATACAAGGACATATCGAGAGGCTTGAAAATGCTTCTCGATAAGGCAGAAGAAATGGGGTGGAACTGGGAAGCCTACATTGAGCCGGACAACAGAAGAACCTATGTTGAAATCGGGCAGTCGTCACCTGCGGGCGAAGATTTCTCAATGGTGATTGATTTTGATGAAGAGAACCAGGCAGATAGTTTCAAGGACAGCCTGGAATCCTACTACGAAGATTTCGACATCGACGAGCATATTGAAATGTGGATAGAAGCCAAGAGAAGCGGAACGAGTGGAGTTCCTTCCACAAGGGAGCTTGTAAAGGATGCAGAAGCCATTGACGGTATGATATTGGAACTGTCGCAGGCCTTGCAGAAAGTAAACATCCCGGTACTGGTTGGTAGTTACACGCCGCCGGATGAAAATGGAGAAGGCGAGAAGATCGTCCGTGAGTTCTACGGACAGGGACATATCTTCAAAGACGAAGATGCGTTTTACCACAGACCGGATGATCCGTGCTACATCCCGGAATTATCCGATACGGTGTACACAAGAAACAGCATCCTGCAGGAGTGCAACCAGCAGGACGATTTGGCAGAGGAAGTTTTCGAGGCACTGGACTGGCAGCACGTAAGCAGCCTGCTGGAAGATTGGCAGAGAAATGGGGAGCTAGATACCTGCAAAGAATGCGGGAAGATGTTTAACTGCTACGGAGCAACAAAGTGTCCGTACTGCGGGGCAGATTATGAAGGAGGCGATGAATAATGGGTTACACCTGGTTAGGAATGCGAAAGCTGACCTGGGAAGAAATTCTGCAGAGACACGAGAAGGGCGAACTGGCCGGATGTTTCAGACTGTACGACGACAACAGCGAGGCTATGATCGACAGAGGCTATGACTTTGCAGGCGACATCCTGGCACACCACAAGAAAGGCGGTGAGTTCGGAGAAGATATTGACACAGTAGACCTGGAACTGGCAGACGGAAAGAAAATAACAGCACCGGCGGTCGTGGATGTATCGGCACTCGGATGTATGGATGAGCTGGAATATGAGTTGTGGCACATGATCGAGGACTACATGGTTCAGTTCGGTATCAGAACGCAGGACGACGAACCGGACTGGGCGACAGTTAAGGCGGTGCAGGAAAGCATTTTAACAGCGTTTACAGACGCAGGCGTGAATTTTAAGTTTGGATATGAAGAAAGAGTTGCGCAAGCAATAAAACAAGCGAGAAAGGACGGAGAGAAGGTATGAGAAGTGCAAAAGAAATTACGGAGTCATTGGAAATCGCAAAGGGATTATGCGAAGGAAAAACAAACGAGAGCTGGAATGCTAGAAAAGCCGGCAGAGTTATGGCAGAACTGATCGCACATTTCAAGAAAAAAGAGATAGAGGAGCAGTACGACAGGGTTCAGATTATTGCGACGGTTGTTATATCTAAAGAGGACATAGACGACATCATGGTGTCAGCACTGGAAGGTGGAATTACTTACTGGGTTGATAAAGTAGAACCAAGGTGTGGGATAGAGTTTGATTTTGCAAGCGATGTTATCTCAAAAGGCGGTTCAATCCTCATTCACGATAACGAGGAAGATGCGACGTATGAATTGACAAAGGCGAAACTCCTGCAGGGAATTAGAATGTATGCAGAACAGCCTAAGAACAGTAATATTTTCGAGGTGATCGATCATGAATTACATATTGACTGCGGTATGGTAGATGCGGAGGTTGCGGACGCAATCATTCAGTACGCTTTGTTTGGAGAAATAATTTACGGTTAGGAGGCGAGACTATGGCAGCATTAGTGGTATTTGCGTTCTTGGTAATCGTTGGAGTTAGAAACAGAAAGTAGGTGCAAGCGGTGGGTAAAGGAATAGTGACAGACTATCCGGAAATCTGTTTCATCTGCGGCAGACCGTCGGAAGCTGAGCATCATTTGGTGTTCGGTACCGCCGGTAGAGAGCTGAGCGAGAAGGACGGATTGAAAGTGCCGGTATGTAACAACTGTCACAATATGGGAGAAATCCTAATGAGAATACACGGAAACCCGATGGCAGAGAGAATGTCAAAGATTATCGGACAGCTGGCCTGGGAAAAAGAATACGCCCTGCAGAAGGCAGACGAATTTGCAAGGATTATCGATGAAGGCAGGGAGGAAGGCGAAGTAAAACAGATTATCCATAAGGGAGGCAGAGAAACTTTCCGGAAGAGATATGGATGTTCGTATTTGTAGAAAGGAGCGGATCAGATGTTAGGCGGAGGACCATACGAGGCGACCACCTGCCCGGAATGCGGCAGCACGATGTGGAACGACAGATGCGAAAATCCGGATTGCAAGTATCATTGGCACCCGGAAGAAGAGGAGGGAGAGGACGAATGACGCTCAGAGAAAATGCGGCGGTACTGGAAACGTACCTGCATAATATCCGGAACATCGAAGAGATGCCGCCTGGACCGGTAGAACTGGACGCATTGGACGCGGCAGTGGAGACTATGAAAGCCGCAGTTGAAAACGTGGAGTACGGAGCATTTGCCTGGGACAAGCAAAGAGGTATGTTTGTTCAGATGGGTAGATCAGTACCAGTGAAGCAGCTGTGTTTGAACCGATACCAGGAGAGAGTAAGAAACGGAGAGATACCGAGTTGGATTGACCCGGAGAAGTTTAAGATTTTAGAGAGAACGGTCGCAGAAATTGCGAGCGACTGGAATTAAATTTAGGAGGATAAGATTATGCCAAATCATGTAAGAAACAAAGTTAAAATGACAGGGATTGCGAACCTTCCACTGTTCACAACCAAAACAGACGAGTACACGAAGGAACAGTTTACGTTCTTCGATTTCAATAAGCTCATTCCTATGCCGGAGAGCTTAAATATCGAAAGTGGTTCATCAGAAGATGTTGCCATCGAAGCTGTACTGAGAAAAATGAGCAAGAGAAGATTTGGATTTTTGAGCAATAAATATGGGAAAATGGCGGACGACGAGTACGAAAGAAGAAAGAAAGCGCACGGCAAAACAGATGAAGAGCTGGCGAAAATAGGCTTGCAGTACATCAGTAATAAGGTATTGTATGGTCACACGACATGGTACGACTGGTCGTGTGAAAACTGGGGTACAAAGTGGAACTCATACGATAATGAACAGGTTGATGCGGACACGATTTTGTTCAGCACAGCTTGGAGCAACCCGGAACCGATCATGCTTAAACTGTCGGAAATGTACCCGGAAGCCACAATAGAACATTGGTGGGCGGATGAAGATATGGGAAGCAACGACGGCCGCAGAGTTTATAGAGGCGGGAAAATAGTTGAAGGAGACTATTGCGATACGTGCAGCAACGAAGCCTATGAAACATACATGGAGTGCTGGGGTGAGAGCGAATGCTTATATAAGGATGATGAAGGACTGTGGCAGAAAAGAAGTTGCGAAGAATGTCACGGATGCGATTAGGAGGTAAGAAATGAAGAATACATTAGGAGACTTGAATAACCACCTGTTCGCTCAGCTGGAAAAGCTGGGAGACGATGATCTGACAGGAGAAGAGCTGGAAAGCGAGTTAAAGAGAACCGACGCTATATGCGACATCAGCGAGCAGATCATCAAAAATGGAGAGTTGCAGTACAAAGCAATGAAGCACATGGACGAGTATGGGTACGAAAGACAGAAAGCAGTTCCGGAAATGCTCGAAGTTCATGCGGGGGGGGGGCGAACCATAAATGAGAGGCTGGCCCGAAGAAGTGATCGCCTGGCTGCGTGAGAATGTTCCGGGCAGAACCACGAAACAGGTTACAGAGCTGATAAATCAACAGGGGTTCGATAAGAAGTACGAAATGGTATTTTCCGATGCGGCGATAAAAGGCGCGAAGAACCGGTATGGCATAAAGAGCGGCACTACCGGCGGGGTTCCAAAAGGGTACTCACTAAAATATCCGGAAGGAATGGAAAGTTACATTCGGAGCATTGCGACAGGGAGAAAGACGAAGGAGATTGCAGAACTGGTGTCAGCACATTTTGGAATAGAGTTCAGCGAGAAGCAGTGCAAGGCATACAAGAAGAACCACGACATCATCAGTGGCGTTGACTGCAGGTTTGAAAAAGGACACGTTCCAGCCAACAAGGGAAAACCAATGAGCCAAGAGCAATATGAGAAGTGCAAGGCGACGATGTTTAAGAAAGGCGATGTCCCGGCAAACCACATGGAAGTAGGCGAGTATACACATACGACAGACGGCTATCTTATCCGGAAGGTTAAAGAAACCGGTCCACAATGGGAGAGGTTTGAGTTTGTTCATAGGACAGTATGGGAAGAACACAACGGACCAGTTCCCGAAGGCAAGATGGTATCGTTCCTGGACGGCAGCAAGGACAACTGTAACATAGAGAACCTGGTACTGATAGACAATGAAGAAAACCTGGAAATGAACAGAAGTCGGTTAAGGTTCGCTGATCCGGAAAGAACAAAGACCGGCGTGCTGGTTGCAAAGGCAAGAGTAACAGTCAGACAGAAGAAAAGGAGAAAATAGATGGAGATTAAAGCGGCGAATGCAGAGGAGACGATCCGCTGCATCCTGGACGAAGAGAAAATGACCCAGCAGGATTTAGCGGACAGAATGGGGATTACGAGACAGAACATCAGCCAGTCTCTCAACCGAAACGCTAAGAGCATGAGATACGATAGCTTCTCAAAGATGGTAACAGCTCTAGGTTACGAGATTGTTGTAAAAAAACTTTAATAAAATACGCAAATTAGAAGTAAACCTATTGACAAATACGCAGTTGCGAAGTATAATATATACATAATCAAACAACAAATAAAACACACGGAGGTAGTGGTTATGTATAACAGAGAAGATTATAGAGAAGCACTGGAAGAAAGAGAGAAATGCGACCTGTATTCAGATGAATGGAGATTTTGCCAGGCAAAAGTTCAGAGCATTGCAACAGCTATGGTAGCTGCAGGAAATAACTGGATGGTGGGTGAAATCATTGACGAGCTTTACAGTCTGAGTGACTGCGGTTGCGAACTCACCGACGAGGCAGTTCGATTTGACCTTTGGATTCTTGAAAGCAACGGCCTCGAAGAGAAGGCTGAGGAAATGAAAAAAATGTTCTAGGTAAATTTTTTTTACCTGCACAACTCGCAAATGAGTGTTTCACGTGAAACACAGTTCGCAAATTTGAAAGGAGCGTATTTGTATGAAGGAAGTATTGAAGAAGTTAAGAGCTTTAGAGGCTGAAATGGAAGAAGCCGAGAACCAGTCAGAGTATTGGATGGAAGAAGAACACCTGGATATGGAAAAGTCAAACAGCTACGAGGCTGAGGCAGACAGATTGTACCAGGAAGTGTATAAGATGCACAACCAGGTGGCAGATTTCATCGTAAGCCTCACTTCCGGTCAGATTGACAAGGTAATGGCAATGACAATGATGCGTCAGAGAAGAGAAGATGTCGAGAGAATCTTGGAAGCAGCATAGGAGGTGAGCAGATATGATGAAGGCAGAATTTGAGGCAATGGCCGGTAAATCAGTTACAGATGAAGAATACAAGGTTATCGAGGCAGTTTACACCTGGCATCCGGCAATCAATGACACGACCGGTAAGGATCAGATGAAAACTCTTTATACGCAGTTTGGATTTGGCGTAATTAGAGGGATGCTCCCGGTAGCAGAGAAAATGGAAAAGCTGGACGGAGAGAGAAGAGAGCTGCTGGCTCAGTTGGACACAATAAAAATAAGAGAAGGACTTCTTGCTGTTGGTGATATGGAACTTGAGGAGACGATAGAAAAAGTCAACGAGCTATATATGAAAGCCAGCACGGAGGAGAAGTTCGAGCAGATGATGAAAAGCCTTGACGTAAGAAATGAGATAAAAAGCATAGCAAGAAAAGTGATCGGGTGTTAGGAGGTGAGCAGGTGTACGACTACGACGGCGATATGGGTTATTTTCAGAGACAGCTCGAAAGAGCAGGGATCGGCCAGGAAGAGGTTGATATGAATAACTACGCAGGACTGACAGCAAGAGAGTTGCAGAGCATTGTTGACGGTGCAATTAAGACAAAGCGGATCAGAGAAGCAAAGAAGGAGGCGTAAGGCTATGGCATTATTAGAGGTTAAGACAGAATGGGCGGTGTATAAGGATTGCTTCCTGCAAGTGGCAAGATACCAGGCAGACAACAGCAGGGCAATCGAGATTTGGAACAACGAGGACGGACCTATTGCAAGAATCACGGTATGTATCACAGGAAGCGGACTTGCAGAGGATGAGACAGTGATCGACACGAATAATTGCCCTTGGGCGATGGAGTTTATCAAGCAGCACGGTTTCGGGCAGGCCACCGGCAGAATGGTAAAAAGCGGTTACTGCACATATCCGGTAGTGAAGCTGGATATTGAGAAAATCGGTGAGTATTTGGAGGTGGCGTAATGGAAAGAGTGTATTTCAGTATCAATGAGGCCGGAGCAAAGACGGCAAACGATATGATGTCATTCAGCGAGTATAAGACCGGGAGCAAGACTGCTGGTTACAAGGCACAGGTCGATAAGGCATACGAGCTGGCAGAGAAGGTAATCGAGGCAAGACCAACCGAAGAGGAAAGAGTGTCGAAGCTCTGCGAGAGATATTCGAGACGACTGGCTCAGAACATCAACAAGGATATTCAGATCGGCATGATGTGCCCGTCGGTAATGATTTCCGGAGCAGGAAACTTCCCGGTCAAAAAGAAGGAAAAGCAGGTAGCTGCATGGGATAAGAACCATGAGGACTATAAAGAGGTTGAGGCAATCCTTGGAAAGATTGAGGCAATTTTTTATGGCAAGGACGTTATCAAGTCTGATGATGAGAACGCAATCGAGAAGCTGCAGGATAAGGTTGACGGATTGAGAGAGGGCCAGGAGAGAATGAAGCAGGCCAACAAAGCAATCCGTATGAAGGACAAAGAAAAAGGCGATGCAACGCTGCATGACATGGGATATACAGACGAACAGATCGCCCAGCTGAGAGAACCGGACTTCTGCGGAAGAATCGGTTTTCCGGACTATATGCTGGCGAACAACAACGCCAATATCCGAAGATTGGAAGGAAGAATCAAGAGCCTGCAGAAAACGAAGTCCCAGGGAACACAGGATAGCGAGAATAAGTTTTTCAAGGTCAAGGAGAATGTGGAGGCTATGAGAATCCAGCTGTTCTTTGAAGGAAAGCCGGAACCGGAGGTAAGAGATATTCTGAAAAGCAATGGGTTCAGATGGGCACCGTCGGTAGGTGCATGGCAGAGACAGCTCAACAATAATGGAAAATATGCGGTAGAGAGAGTTATCAGAGAGCTGGAAGAAATGGAGGCGGCAGAGTGAACATGAAGTTAGAACCGAGAAAGGCTACAGATCGAGGTGGCTGGTTGTGTATGCCACTGGTAATAAACGGACCGGAGGGAAAACCTGGTTGGAAAAAGGTACGTTGCCCGGAATGCGGGACACTCTGCTGGCAGAGACCGGAGGACGCAGGAGTTGTTAAGGCATCACACCTTGACGGTGCGGTATGTACTAAGTGCGCATTAAGAAAGGCGGGTGATGTAGTGTGACATTACGAGAGGCAAGCAAAGGAGTAGTTAAATCCGGAGGAGGAACCTATAACATTGGCTTCAACGGTGGAGACGAGACGCAGTTTGACGCTCAGAACCTCAAAGAATTGCAGGAGTGCTGGTCGGAGTTCTGTAAGGATGAAAAAATCAGTCCTGGATGCGTTGATTACATGGAAAGGGTGAGTTAGTGGAAATTCTGACAAGAGCCATAGCAAATGAATACAGAGACAGAGCGTTGCTCCTGCCGTCTAACGGACTGCAGGACATTGGAGAAAGAAGAAAGTTGCGGGAAGAACTGCAGGCCAGGTGCAATCTAACAGAGCTGCAGGCGGTGAATATCATAAATGGCTTTCATATCCCGGACTATGTGAGAATCGCAGAAGTGAGAGCAGCAAAGGAGGCAGAAGAACATGAGAATTGAGAAAGAAGGATTTGTGTTACACCTGGAAGGAACATGGTGCGAAATCTCAAATAAGTACGCTGTTTTGGAAAGCGGAGATGTAGCAGTAAATGAAGAGGACATTCCTGCAGGGTTTGCAGAAAAGAAACTGGATCGCTATATCGAAACGCACAAGATCAGAGGATATGGAAAGGTTGACGGATGCGTAAAGAGAGTTGCGTGCGACGAAAGAACGAAGGAGTACATTCAGTTGCAGGCAGTAAAGCTGGACGATGATACATACATGGTGCAGGAGTTTGATAATGAGCTGGTATTTATGGGCGAGTTATGGAGCGGATGCAAATATCCGGATGAAGTGCTTGACTGGATGAAGAGCAACTATGAGATTGAGAGCTGTCTGACCGCAGAGGTGTATCGTAGCAGTTTAGGAGATTGCACGAATAACGGCATATCTTCTTACGCAAGAGAATTGTATATCCTGGACGCACAGAAAGGTCCTTTTGAGCCGGACGACATCAGACAGTGCGTGTATATCGAAAAGCGCGAGATTATGGGACAGGAGTATGTTGACTGCAAGCCTGCATACTGCAGGAAGCGCTGGTATATGGCGGGCGGCAATATTCTTTACACATCGGACAGCAGATTCAAACAGATTACCGGGATCAGCTACCCGATAGCGATTCACGACAGATACGAAGGGAGGTAGGAGATATGGTAATTGTCGGGTATTATGCACATGGCAATAAGCATTATGTGGCTTTCAAGGATGAAGCAGATACGAAAGGCAGATTTATGATTACGGACGGATTCCACGACAGACCGGTTACGGAAAGAAACCAGGGAAAGTATGAAGGGTACGTGAAAATCGACAAAGCAGAGTGCAATATCAAGAAGATTATCGGCCGTATTCGTGGTACAAGACCGTGGCATCCGCTTCTGAGATTACTGCAGAAGGAAGCGGGGTAATTTTTTACCCTGGAAACTCGCAAATGTGAGTGTTAGGAAAAAAGAAATTCGCAATAGTAGAACGCATGAGAATTAAATGGAGGTAGAGAAGATGAATGAAATCAGATTAAAGGCTTACGGATTTAGCATGGAGGCAGTAGGCAGTAAAAAGTTTATCGCACAGGAACGAGAGGCATTCTTGGATTTTACAGAAGAAAAGGTATCAAAAGCAGCAATGAAGTTATCCGGGAATGACGCTCGGGCAGAGGTTCATTCACAGGAAGTAAGAAACAGGGAAAACGCCGAACATGGCGAAGATTTGGTAACAATGACACATAAGACAACGCAGCCTATTTCGTTAGAATGGATACAGGAGGTTGTAAGACTTGGGCGTGCCAGGGATTATTTTTCAGAGGGCGACACGATCGATATTGAATTTGACGGAGAAGTTATCCAGCATGACATCATCGGAATTGACGCAGAGAAACTTGTAGACAAGAGCCTTGAACACAGTATCACAATTCAGATGCACGACCTTGTGATGGAGGAAAGACCGTTCGATACAACAGGCGATTATGGCAGTAATGTGTGGGAGACATCAGAATTGAGAAAGTACCTGCAGAGTGAAGAATTTCGTGAGAGATACAAAAAGCTCATTCCTTACCTAACAAAGGTAGTGAAAGAGAATAACAGCGGAGATGATACAGAAGATCTGTTTTTTTTACTGTCGGCGGACGAAGTAGACCCAAAGAAAACGCCGTATAAGTATTACGAAGATGTTACTAACCGGCAGAAGAAAAATGCAGACGGAGAAACAGATTATCACCGCTTGCGCTCGGCTATTCGTGGCCATTCGTACAATACGTGGTACGTGTACTCTAGCGGCCTCGTCTACTACAACACCGCCATCAACGCCTATCGCTGCGCCCCGGCTTGTACCATTGCATAATCATATAATCCCGGCACCCGCGGATGCCGGGAAGAAAAAGGAGAGAAAAGAACATGGCAGAAATACAGAATATCAGCATTGAACTTGTAAAGGTCCACCCAAACAATGTGAGAAAAACGTATAACGATATTGAGGAACTTGCGGAGAGCATCAAAGCGAAGGGAATACTTCAAAATTTAACTGTTGTGCCCGACCCACAGGAACCTGGAAAGTATTTGACCGTAATCGGAAACAGAAGATTGACAGCAGCACGCATGGCGGGACTTGAAACTGTTCCCTGCATTGTTTCGGATATGGACGAAAAAGAGCAGACATCTGTAATGCTTTTGGAGAATATACAGAGAAGCGATCTGACCGTATATGAACAGGCACAGGGATTTCAGATGATGCTTGACCTGGGAGAAACAGAGGACACAATCGCTGAAAAGACCGGCTTTAGCAAGAAAACAGTCAGACATCGTTTGAATATCGCAAAGCTGGATTCCAAGACGCTGATGGAGAAAGAGAGACAGGATGGATACCAGCTGTCGCTTACGGATTTGTACGAACTGGAAAAGATCAAGGACGTAAAGACAAGGGACAAGATTTTGAAGGATTCCACAGATTCGAGAGATTTGGCAAGAAGAGCAATCAATGCTCAGAAGGAGCAGAAACGCCAGGAAAACATGAAGTTGTACGTGGCAATGATGAAGAAACTGGGATTAAAGAAAGCTCCGAAGGAAGCGGACAGTGAGTTTTACACAGATAAGTGGGAACGCATGAAGGACTACAGCCTCGACAAGGAGCCGCCTAAGACGATGAAGTTCGAGGATAATGGTGAGCCGATGTTTTACCTGGAAATATATGGGACATTGTACGTGATCCGCAAGAAAAAGAAGGAAAAGAAGGCACTTACACCGGCACAGGAAGCGGAAAGACAGAATAAGCGCAACAAGAAGCAGATTAAGGCAATTCTTAAAGAAGCAGCCAACACGAGAAAGGCGTTCATCGAAGGTATTTTATCCGGCAGAATTAAGAAGGTTACGAACGAAGAAAAGGTTGTTGCAGAACTTTTCGAGCAGATGATGAGTTGGGAGACATTCACAGGTCATAACACATTGAAGGAGTTTTTCTTGGGAGACAAGTGCTACAACGCTCAGAAAGAAGATGTAGAAGCCGCAGAGAAGAAAATGGAAGGACTCAGCGTACTTCACAAACTGCTTTGTATGGTATCGGCAATGGTTGCGGATGCAGACCTGGTAGATTGGAATTACACATACAGCACCGGGAAAGGTGAGAAGACAAAAGCATTTTATAAGGTCCTGGAATTATACGGTTTCCAGTACCCAAACGATGAAGAGAAGGGCGTGGTTGAAGGAACCAGTGATTTATATGTAAAGAAAGAAGGTGCAAAGTAGTATGAAGAGAGGACAGATTTACTATGTCAGAAGCAATTACAGAGAAGAAGGAAGTGAGCAGCGGGGGGGGGCGCCCAGCAGTTATAGTATCAAACGATAAGAATAATGCAAAAAGCAACACGGTCGAAGTGGTATATATGACGACTAAACCAAAGACTGACCTTCCGACCCATGTATATATTGAGTCAGCACTTAGACCGTCAACGCTCCTGTGTGAGCAGATTTCCACAGTTTCGGAGGAAAGAATAGGAGAATGGATTGGAGAACTGACAGACGATGAAGTGAAGGAGTTGGATGTCGCATTGGCAATTTCACTTGGAATGAAGTGCAGGCCGGGGCAGGCGGACGCAGATACATTGGAGCGTTTGAACAATCTGCAGATGGAACTGGAAAGAACCAAGGCAGAACTGAAAGAAGCGAAGAGCGGACCGGACTATAAGATGATGTACGATCAGCTGATAGAGAAGATGTTGAGCAGGAGGTAGAGAATGCAGAACAGACCCGAAGTAACGGCAATGCTGTCGCTGTCAATCCAGCGACACATCTGCCCAAACAGTGATCCGAGAATTTACTGGGCCAGGGAAGTGACATTTGATTATGCCACCACAAATGCGGTGCGTGTGGATTTTATGAAGTTTAAGCCGGTAAACAATACGGTGTCCGGTATCGAGAAGGGAGATTTCTACTGCTACGAGGTTAAGTCCTCGGTAGATGATTTCCATTCAAAGAACGGTCACAACTTCCTGGGCGACTACAACTACTACGTGATGCCGGAAGAGGTGTACGAGCAGGTAAAGAAAGAAATTCCGTACCAGGTTGGTGTATATGTTCCGGATGGAATGAATTACCGGGGCGAGTGGTATGGTCTCAAAGCAATTAAGAAAGCAAAGAGGAAAGACAGGAGCAGACCGGTATCAGAAATGCTGTTGATGATGTTCCGGTCTGCAGCAAGAGACAGGAGGTAATTAGAAAATGAGGACAGGAATCGTAGAGGTTGAAATACCATATTCGTGCAGGACTTGCGGATATTGCGTGGCGGTACATGATACTGACGAGAAAATCTGCATGTTGTTAAAACCGACTGGAAAGTATTGCGGAGTGACGACGGCGTATAAAAATAAGGTGACTGCTGAAATATGCCCGATAGTCAAATGATAGGTGGTGACAGGATTGAAGCTAAGAAGATGCAATAAATACATGTTTCGGACCGTGAAGTGTAGCAAATACATGAGAAAAGTGAATGATGGAAAGTGCATAACACTTCTGACGGGGGATAAAACGGAAAGCGGAATGCCTGCATATTTCTACACAGATTATTCGGAAGAAAAAGAGAAAGACAGATTTAGGGAAGTTCCGTCAGAGGACTGGGGTGGCGGAGGTTTTATGAAAACATATTACGAACCGTCGATAAAGGAGTTTGTTGGAATTGTTATAGGCATGAAAATGATTACAGTAAAAGCAGAATTGTTTTGCGACACAAACTATGGGTATGATGGCTCTGAAAGGGACTACATAGGAAGAGATGTGAAAGAGCAAATGAAAGTTGCTGTAGTAGCCTATGGATGCAACAAAACAAGGCTTGTACCGATGGATAGCTTTGAGATAATCAAAGGTGAAAAGGAGGGCGATGAATGCTGATATTACCGATCAAAAAGAAGTGGTTTGATATGATCGTCTCCGGAGAAAAGAAAGAGGAGTACAGAGAAATCAAGCCATATTACGACAGCAGATTTATGAATGCGTTCGGGTTCCTGCTGGCAGGCGGACAGATGGTATATGGAGAGGCAGCGCCGGAAGAAATCCGGAAGCCGTGGCCGGTACCAGTAGTATTCAGAAATGGATACTCGAAGGACTCTCCGGAAATTGTTTGCAAATGCACTTTGCAATTTGGCGAAGGTAAGCCGGAATGGGGAGCTGAGCCAGGAAAAATGTATTATGTGCTGAAAATCCAGGAGACAGGAGGTAAGCAGGATGGAAGCAGAAACGACATATAGAATAACGGTAAGCGAGAAAGACACAGAGGTTCTTGGCGAGTTGATAGCTATTTTGGATGGTTGCCCGGTTGAATTATCAAATGATGATTACGTGGAAATTATCAGAGCAATCGGTACTGGCAGCAAGAATGTGGAAGCGGAAGCAATCGAACTCTCGTTTACAGAAGGGAGCGAAGAATGAGTGCGTTTAATATGGGTGAAAAGCTCTGCAAAGAATACGGCTGTTTATGCGCTACGTGCGAGCATAGACATACATCGTTTAAGAAGTGTGAAACCAGTTGCCTTTGCTGCGACCCGGATATGCCGCTCGATTCATTCGAGTACGATACGGAGGCATACGGAGGAATATCAAAATGCGCGAGTTATTCCAGGAAGAAGGAGACAAAGTAGATGAACAAGGTAATTTTAATGGGTCGCCTTACACGTGATCCGGAGGTTAGATATTCCCAGGGAGAGCAGGCTATGGCAGTAGCGAGATACACCCTGGCAGTTGACAGAAGAGGAAAAAACCAGGAAAACTCAGCAGACTTCATCCAGTGCGTTGCATTCGGCAAGGCGGGAGAGTTCGCTGAGAGATACCTGCATAAAGGGACAAAGATTGTGCTGACCGGCAGAATACAGACTGGAAGCTACACGAATAAAGAAGGCCAGCGTGTATATACGACAGACGTTATAGCAGAGGACAAGGAATTTGCCGAGAGCAAAAACACCGAGGGCGGTGGTACATATAGCAATCAGCCAGCACCGGCACCACAGCAGAATGACGGTGGATTTATGAGCGTGGACGAGGACAGTGAATTGCCGTTCACATAATAGGAGGTATAGACGCAATGCAGGACAATATGAGCCAGGAAGATGTTGGGAAGGTAGAGGCATTCATACAAAACGAAGAACTATGTGATTTTTGCACGCTTAGCGAAGAATGTCCGAAAGGAATGAGGTGCTATGGCGGAGAACCGATAGAACCAGCCTGCACGGATTTAAGCGATCATTTTGTAGAGATGTGCATAGATAAAGAAGCAATATTAGAGTACCTGGAAGGATTGGAGGAATGATTGTGAAACAGTACACATTGAATCGTAAGACGTACAAGGACGTAAAGAAAATGGATCATCAGCAGATGGACCAGTTCTGTCAGAATTTATACAAGGCAGGCCATGCAGACGGAATGAAGGATGCGGAAGGATTGACAGAGAGTGAGGTTCGAGATGTGATCTTGGGCGTAAAAGGAATTGGGCCAAAGAAAGCAGAGGACATCGTGAAAGCTCTGACGGAAGCGCAGAAAGAAAGGAGTTAATTGACAAATGGATAAGAGTAAGGTATATTTGGAAGTACCGGAGTTCACTGGCGAAAATGTTCCGGTAGCGGTTGCAGCAAGAGTGATGAAGAAAGACCAGCAGTTTATACGCCAGGGTATTATCCTTGGATTTTTGAAATTCGGAGTTGCATTCAAGAAAGAAGGAAGCAGCCAGTACGACTACTACATTTCCCCGATGAAATTTTGGGAAGAGACAGGGTTTGTATATGCCGGAGAAGAGTGTTAA